TTTAATTTAATCACAATACATATTTTACAAGTATATTTATAGAGAAAAAAAACTAGTAATTCCAACATCTATATAACAGTGAATTTGAGTAATTCACGTCATAAAAACAGCGTCATACAGACACGCCTATTTCATACTGATTCCAGGAAAAGTCATCTTAAACTGTCCGGGATTTACTGGATGGGGATCTGAATGCATCAACAAGAGCTCCAAGTGTTGCAAGAATTGTAGAGCCCACCCTGTTCCACTAGCGCGTATAGCGAAATGTATGGTACCACTGCCATTTTGTAACTTTCGTTGATTGATGTTTTGAGTATGGGATATTGTCACATTTGTTAGGCCAAATTTGGCAGCGGCTGATTGCACACACAGATATCCATGCTTTATCCAATACGTAAAACTGCCGCGCAATATGAACATACATGGCTCAAAACGAATACTATTTGCAGATATAAATCCCTCTTGTACGCAATCAATCCTTGGCAATTCCGTATGATAGTACGCATCTGGTGCCGCATTGTTACAGTTATTTCCAAAGCATGTATCTAATTCTGCAACATGAATAGGCATTCCCATAACAGTTATATTACGTGATCCAGGATTCACGTAAACTCTGCACCTAGCATCTAGAGCAGACAGAAATGGACTATTAAATCTTGGTGATTTATATGTCTGTAAAAGATCAGATCTTGATGATCTATATCTATTTTGTTTTATATTGTTATGTTTACGTACATCGTCTGATGATGATACATTGTCTGTCTCTAGCATCTCTTTATGTACTCTAGAGAGTTCATATCCATCGTCCTTAGAGGTGCTCGATGATACATCTGGTTGTAATTCTCTGCTTGCTTCGTCGGTGATATGTTCTCGTTCTTCAACGCTGTCTGGTTCTTTTTCCGAACATGATTCTTTACTGTTGCTGCCTGAATCATATCCAGAGTTATCAGCGTTCTCGACATCCTTAGCCCAGTCGCCGGCTATATCCATCACAGCAACAAGGTTACTTGCAAATATCTAAACAATCTACAAAAAGATTAAGAATAATATTTCAGATTTTTTTCATAATATCTGCTCTTTAAAAAAAACTATTATTTTTTACCGGTGTCTTTTCTGCCGTACTTTTTCACACCAACAATATCACCATCATGAGAATGAATGGTTACTGTCCAAACTGATTTGTCACATTCCTTATCCATTGTTATGGATAATAATGTAAACAACCACTACTTATAGTTAGGGTAAAAAATCAATTTTTATCTACTAGAGACATAGATACGCTGATATATTGAGACTTAAAATATCACTTAAGTTAGTATACCACGCATAACAATATACATCGTAAAGATGCCGTGTGACTAAATAAGATATTTAGTCACACGTGTATACCATCTTAAACTGTCCTGGTGCTCTATCATCTACAGCATCATCTGATAACGTTACTTCAAGTGTCTGTAAGAATGGCAAAACCCAACTAGTACCCGTAGCTCTGACTTCGACATGCACACGTCCCTGTCCAAATAGGGAATTGCTATTGCCTCCACATTCCTCGTACTCTACACTTACATCAGATAATCCGCATTGTGCAGCAACCCGTCTAACAGACTTAACGCTGTTATATTCATTGGCATCGAAGCTACATCTGAGCAAGAACTTGCACGGGACAAATGATATATTATTTGCGTGAATTCTTCCCTCCTTTTCACATAGCAGCTTTGGAACACCTCGTTCATATGCATCATGAGCACCTTGTACATCTATATTGTTACACGTTGGTGATGTTTCCAGGTAATGAACAGGAGTACCCATAACGACTATGTCATTTCTATCTCTTATTCTCCTAACACGAGTTATAGGTTCCCACGGAGATAGTAACGTTTGTTGGGTACGTTTGGACGCATGTTGACGGCGAGGAGCTGGTATTGGTATTGGTGTATTTGCAGATATTGAATCTTGGGTTATCACTGCTTGTATCGAAGGCATAACGGAGATATTGTTAGATGCACACGCTGTTTGCTCTATTTTTGACTGTATATCCAGTGTAGACAAGTGCGTTGACTGATTATTATCTGTTCTACGGGTCGTCTTTTTAATATCGTACATGCGATGTAATAATTCGTTTCTGCTTGTATTGTTCGCAATCGAGTCTGTTATTTCTTTTACGTCGTCCAAAAGAGTATTGATATCATCGGGTGACATATGCTTTGTGGGAAAATCATATTCCATTGTGTGTTATTTATTGGCGTTATCGCAATAAACGGTTATTTATGAATAGTGTTTCAGTTTAGGCAATCTACGGATATGTATAGATTATGATGAATTTTCTGCTAACCTGATAGGTTGTTATGATTTATCACGGGTATTCGCCGCTAAATTCGCAATTATTGCAAATTTTATTGTCCCACAGATTCTCCAGAATAACTTGTTGTGATATAACAGGATCCGGACTTACATGTGAGCATTTTAGAATTTTATATTTGATAGTGTTGTGGTCTTTTATCCATAAGCGTGTTCTTAATAGATAGCTGTTATCAACGATTTCGGTAGGATAATTGATTTCAGTTATCTCTATATTTGAATGTTGTGGAAAAACACAATCATATACATTGTCAGATGAACATATTACCCAATATAAGTATTGTGGTGCTAGTGTTTGTCGTGTTCTAACTTCACAATCCACATGTATCTTACGAAGAGTAGGTCGTTCATGTGGTGCATATATGGACAGTGACCTTGGTGTCGTTACATATCCATTTATGACAATTATACATGACATGTAAAATATTAATGACGCATACATACTATCTTTTTTTATAAAAATTAGTTAACTTTTCAGTTAGATGTGGACTATAATCATCTAATTTAAATCACTTTTGTTATAAAAATTAGTTAACTCTTCAGTTAGATGTGGACTATAATACATCTAATTTAAATCACCTTTGTTATCGATAATAAATGTTACTATCTTCATACTATGATCAATGGTTTAGTAAGATAACAAACAAAAACTACTCAACAATATTTTTATAGTGAGTAAGAATTTTTATATTGCATGTAGGTACTAGCTTGTTATTATAAACTATCTTTCTTTACTTATCTACCTCATAGTAATCACCAGTTAGAATACCACATCGCTTAATACGAATCCTCATAGCTTCTTTTCCATTACTGTACGTAGCCGTTAGTTGTGTTGATTTTTTGCAAAACCATACATTAAGCGAAGTTATTGCTGTATTAGACAACGAATTTTTTTTATCAGCATATTGTTTGATTATATAATCTTTGTCCTGTTTTATACCATAAACACAATTTCCATCCTCAACGATACAATGATGTACATCGATTCCTGATGTATCAACATCTAAAGCATCATATCCAATACCACTTATAGTATGCATATTACCAACAGAATCCGTAACACATGAAATCTCATCACCATCTGTGTTATAAATTATGGTCCCTACTTTTGGTTTTATATCGGTATCTGATATTGTAAAATATGGTAGAAATCCACCATAATACCTGTGACCAACGTAACTATATGACCATATACAATCATCACTTACAGAGTATTTTTTATTGTTTACAACAACATCTTTAAATTTTGTAACATCAATAGCTTTATTAGCGTATATACATGGAAAGCTATATAGGTTCTCATGATGTGAATTTCTTAAAAAATGAGGATAAAATTTTTTCTCTGTGTTAGTCATTATTATAATATCATGCTTGTTTTTATATTTTGATATCATTATAGCATAGTTGATGCACGAGCATCGCATGTAGAAAATAAATTCATGTTTATTTTTTATTTGGCATGAACCTACTAATCACAATATTTGAGAAATTAGTACGACATATAGGACATGTTTTTTTGCTTTCATTATGCCACAATATAATGCATCTTGAACAAAAGACATGATTACAATGTGATAAATGTCCGAAATATTGTTGATCTTTATTCTTCAAGTAAATATGTTCTAAACATATACCACATGTTGCGTTCGTTCCACGAATGTACAATGTTTCATATTCATCGAGAATAGGTTTTATATGTTGCTTAAGTTCATGGTACTTTTCATTCTTATCATTAATAGCTGTAAATATTATTTCTTCATCAGAAGCATGGTCATTTTGTGTAACTTTACCTATAAGTAATCTTTCAGCATGACATTGACTATCGATAAAGCCAACAATATCTACAATTGCGTTTCCAAGTTGTTGTGATATCCATCTTGCTACATAAACACAGAGAACAGGATGTATGTAAATACCATGAACGAATCTATTTATATTGCTTTTATATATACGTATCGATAAACATGATTGTGTTACGTTTAATAACGTAGCTAACTTGTGAAATTCATTCTTCGTACTAACTTGTTTCTTCCAATTAGAATATATTTTACCATGTTCTCTACATAAATGTGAAGCGTTTATGAACTTATTCTGTCTCATAACAATAACCTCTATATTATGTTGACGTATAACTATATACTTTTGTAATAAGTCATTTTCAATGTTGTTATTTATTGTTTCGTCCGAATCCATTTGTAGAACCATAGACTGATTTTTATGTTTTAGAAGATATGGTGTAATATACTAAAAATCACACAACTGTTTATACAAGTAATATAAAAAAATTAGTATATGTAATTATTTTCCATGAGTGGTATGAAGATCACATTTCTAATCTTATTGTCATCATTAGTTATAATATGCAGGATATATTTAGTGTGTATATACATTATTTTGATAATACATCATGCATGTAATACTCAGATGTTACACTTTACTCAAACAAAATATTTGATATACTGGTAGAAATTTAATAATTCTTTCTCTTATCATATAAGGAAGATTTTGCCAAAGCGGTATATTTAACGTATCTAAAAACGCTATTATCTTTGAAATTGATTTTTGCAAATTCTTAGCCCTAACAATTACAGAGCAAATATCATTGCCATATATATCCATTGTCTTATATTTAATAAGCTTATCACATCTATAAAATCTAGCTGGTAACACTGTATCTTTATACACGAATACCAATTCGAATACAGATAGATTCCTTAGTAACATTACAGATTTTAGCTTATCAACCTCTTGTAAGCAATCTATTATGTATGTTTTGCACTCACGTGCTCTATCTGAACTTGATATGATACATGTTAATAACCTTTCCTTTGTACATAAGGGAACAAGATGCTTGATACATTTCTTAACCATACATACATAAAACGAGGGTACGTAATCCATGAACAATATATAATTTATGCTGTTTATCACGGTATCTATATGTGGATTTAGACTTAAAAATAATTCTATCAGATATTCATTATGTCTAATAATTGCAACAGTTAAGCAAGTGTTACCATCTTCCGTATACTCATCTATGTCGATTGCGTTTTTTCCTATCAAATAATTAACAATGGATATATTACCACATGATGCTGCCAGGTATAATGGATTTTCATTTTTATTATTCCTTGAAAGAATATCAACTCCATGTTTATACAACACATCAACTATTTCTCTGGTAGGACGTATATTGTGTTTAAGATAATAATGTAACAGGTTGTTGCCTGCGTTGTTTCGTATTCCTGGATCTATTCCTGTTGATAATATGTATCTTAGGCAACCTACTGATATATTGGTATCCATATAATAGTGCATTGGTGTATTATCGAATATATCAAAGTCAATTAATGACCCACCTGCTACAACCAATAAACGTATTATACTTTGTTTTATAAGACCCGATCTCAAATATACATGTAGCGGGGTCTGTCCGTTGCTAGATTTTATATTTATGTCTGCACCACTACGCAGTAATAATTTTACTATATTTATATCAACAGGTCGCCGTACAAGGCACATATGTAACGGTGTAACATTGTAGGTAGTTTGCGCATTTACAGGACATCCTGCTCGCAACAACATAGACACCATATTATATGCAGGTTTTTTACAAAATGCATGATGTAGTGGCGTTAATCCATTTCGTGTTTCTTGAAATACATTTGCTATATTTGCTTCTAACATCTCCTTTGCAACAGTATAATTTCCAATGCATACTTGAAATGAAAAGTCTGTAAAGTATCTTGCTGTATCTGATAAACAGGACATTGTATGCATTTTCGGACCATTTGTTTGTGTATCATTTTTATGTTTTTATATAGTTAACTTTATATTTTGATAATGCACTAATAAAAAGCTTTTGTTAGAATACTAATTTTTTCGAATATTGATCTCTTGAAGACCATAAGTGCACAACCCACGATACATGCACCACATATGAGTCCATATTTCATGAGTCTTTCATTGCGGATTCTGTTGGCATGAATCATCATTAAATGTTGAGTAAATGTTTCATGTTCCAACAACTGTATCACGGCTACATAATCGATTTTAGATGGACGACTCACCAATCCGTGTTTAGACCAGTTAAAGAATGTACGCGAACATAATGTTAAAGCTGCAATATCTGTTCCAAATGACTGAATATTACCCAGTTCATTGATGGCCCCCGTAAAGATATTAAGAAATCCAGTGCTATCATACTCAATGTATTGTTCTGCGTCCTTCAACATAATATCATAGCGTTTTGATGTATCTTTGCAGATAGTATCTATTGCATGATATAACAGCTGTGCTGTGGGTGATAATGACTGTTCAATGCCTGTCAACTCTTGCCTTCTAAGGAAAGCCATGCATGCAAGGTACATATCTTGATAATCAGAGCATAATATTCTATCCTCTTCATCGATATCATCTGGTTTTTGTTTTTCACTGACAGTACTGCATTCTTCATTTGATGACTCATCATCACTCATGGATTGTGGTGGAGTACGCTCATCTGTCTCCATGACTAATTGTTATCCAACAATCGTAGATTAATTTTCCTTTTTTTATTTTTCTGATACATGTGTGTATAATTATACTGAAATAGTATACGATTATTTGAACTGTATAGCAATGGAGACAGTTGTTACTATACAGAGGTGTAACCTAAATATAATACATGAATTACTATCCAATACATTGTCATCTATGCATTTGTTTTGTAAACGTGGCATTCCATATGGTTATAATTACTGCTTAAATATTGATGTAACGGGATCACATTCGGTACACTGTTATGTACCTGTAGATACACCAGAGTTGGATAGTTACGTTACAAGGGTATTACCGGGTGCAGTTAGAATGTCAAGATATATAACATACGGAGAGGTAAGAGACGGAACTATCACATTATCATCCGTAAGTGGTTGTATGATGGCGATCATGTGCATGTATAATTCACACACCCCACATAAAACAAGGATTTCATTTGGTACATGTATGCAACATATAAAAACCCATTCACTATATATAACACATGAACATAATGTAAACTGTATTGTTGATTGTTATTGTGTCATAATTACTATTCCATATATAATTAGCTGTGACCCATGTATAGATATCAATACATACGACAATACGTATGTATATTTATCTAGAATACCATGGATGAATTATAGTAAAGATAAGTGGTTCCAGTTTTATGCTAGTAAGGAACTTGTAACATCGCAAAATAATTTGACAGTGATATTGGTTGTTGGTAATTTAACATTAAAATTAACAACTAAGCTTGAAAGGTTATCCAATGAAAAAAGACCAAGCGATACGACTATCAATATCCCACAACGATTTAAAGTAAAAAAATTGCTGGCTAGTGTTGACGGTGGAATTACATCAAGGGGAGAATACACAGTTAAATTATATAAAAGATATAGCGACATAACTGTAACTGTATTATCAGGAACTTTTGAGAATATCAATAGTTACATTACACGCGTCGCGATTGCTAGTACTAGGGTACTTATTAATAGAATATCAAAGCAGTGTTGTGGATTTGGAAATAGATGTAGATATATATACGGTATAATACCAGTATATGAATTTTAGAAGGTGTAGATTATATTATATCAGTATATGAATAGTTTTTGTATGTTGTAATTTGACAGACATTGCTACTGACTCATGCATTAATCCATATGATTATAAAAAGAATTTTATCATGTAATATTATATCACTAAAGTTATTTCAACACGGAATCGAGAGACCGTGATCGCCTTATTGGATTCGTTATATTTGACCGTGTCCTTAGTCTCTTGTCCTTTAGCCTGCCTGTTGCTTTATTGATTAAATCAATATCTTCTCTCATAAAAGCATCCAATGCTAGTAGTATATTGATTCGTTGGTGTGTTAGTTTGTTTATTAGTTCCATTATTATGGCAGCAGCGTCGGCATTTACGTCATTCATTGGTAGATTTATTGGAACATTTGATGATGCATGAACATACTTGAGATTATCATACACACTCAACTTACGTTGTTCCTCAAAGCATTTGTCTGTTGATATCTTTGTGCTATTATCTATATATGAGATCGAAACCTCTGCAATATTTGGTTCATCGCTAAAATCTGGACTGTATGTTGTACGCTTGCTCCTTAGTGATTTCGATCTGCCCAATACCAACCGTGGATTATCTTGTTTTTTTGCCTTACTAAGCTTGAATGATGCTGTTCTCTTTGCTCGTGTGAAGAAATCCATGATGTTATATTAGTACATCAAGTAAATAAGTATTGTTACTTTTTATGTATTTTTGGTATATTTTGTAGCATTGTGATATTTTGGATGTAACATAAATAAGAACCGGGTTGATTGATTTTTAACATCATATGACTGTAAGTGTATTATCATTATTCTTCATATCGTTACTCTGTATCAAATGCGAATACTTATTACGTCTATATATACGTGATGATACTATACGGCAACAACAGACAATGTTATATATCATTTGATGTATAGCTCCACATGCTGAACATGCTACAATAGATACAAATATACATACAGCTATGAACATGATTAATAATCCATTTTTCAATTTTTCAATGTGTGAATAAACTGTTGGCTTAACAACAGATGATTTGTTATTCAAACAGATAACTACTATACAGTTGAATAATACCATAGTCATAATTATAGTCTTATGTATCATTTTGTGTGTTTATGTTTTATGTGTATTTTAGTTTTTATAGTAACTATATAACATATTTAACTAATAGTTTCAAAAAAATTGATACTTATAGATATCGCATAATTATTTTTATTTTTCATTGAGTCATTTAACGTGCACTTCAATTTTAACAGCGTAAGATATGTCGTAATAATGTGAATTACGTGCTGGGAAATCACTGTTATGATATTAGATTATCAAAATCTACGTCCTCTTCACATTGTAAACTACATATATCATCAGAACTACACGAATCAAAGGTTTGTGAGTTTATATTATCAATATCTTCAACATTACGTATATCAAGGTTTTGTGTCATCGATGTAAAGAGAGGTATATTTATATCTGTATCACGTAGTATAGGAAATAAAGCATCTGTATCCTTTAAAACCTGATCTACAAACGTATCATTCCAATCAGTAGTATCAAATTGTGTTACTGATACTGTATTTTTTGGTGAAATGCATTCAAAGAGTTGCATGTCTGGCAATGTTTGTACCTCAACAGTTCTAGTATTTTGTTGAGGTATAGAAATAGACTGCAAGTTATTCTTTCGTCTTTGTGAATTAATGACATAGTATTCATCTCCGTGATCCATTGTAACCATACCGTGTTGTACGGGTAACTGCGCAGCAACATTTATGCCTCTTACTAACATATTCATATCTTCCATTAACTGCATTTCGATTATCCCATTCGAATAAAAGAATGTCGATGTTATGCGATTTAATATGTGTGTCATAATATCTTTTTTATAATAATTTTTAATGATTTGATTATGATTAAAGTACACAAACTTATGTTTCACTTCTGCAAAAACTTATTACAATCAATAATAGATGGCTTTAAACTCATACTAATTGGATTAATTAAGTCTGTTTTTTTATGCAAAATAACAAATATGTACTTACTTGCTGTAGTACCCATTTGTATGCTTGTTTGTTCAAATAATATATCATAGCTTGTAGATAACACAAATATATCACCCTTCTTTAATATTGTAGTATATCCTGACTTAATTACTGACGACGCATTTGATAAAACAACAATGCGTTGTTCGCTCATGTTCTCTAAACATAAAATAGCTATTCTCGAGTTTGTTAGAAAATCAATAGTACATCCTGTAAAACATAGCTTCATAGTGTTTGTTTTTCCAACAGTTGTTGCTACGCTACAGATATTACTAGATTCATATGATTTATCACATATACGTAAATACAATAATAATGCACATAAACGTTCAGTTATAGAAAATATTGTTTGGTTACCCTTTTCCAATAGTAATATTATTTCATCAATGAACTGTATAGCAGATGCAGATTTTGGTTCCATATCACAAACTGTGCTACTCAGCTATCATATTTTTTCAATATATAACTGTAAATATAATAATCATAACTTAATTACCTTAAAAAAAAGCTGTGTTTGTCCTTCTATGAACCGTTGGAAATGAAAGACCGTTAGCTAAATAAGGGTGTAAATAATTTCCTTAGTAATACTTTTTTGGCTCGTGGTTTAATATATAGACTATCATCATCTTTAATAGCCTATTAGTGAGATATTCATTGTCATTGTATCTTGTTTTTTGAATATATAATATCTGGATACGGCGAACTCATGATAGTGATAGCCTTCTTAATTCCACTATCTGTAGTGACCATGAACCCATATTTATCTATCTCTTCAATGAGGGTCAGGTGGTGTGTGCTCTATCACAGTGAGATGCTTCAAATTTTTTAGTGACATCTTTGTAGTTTTTGACTGTTTCACATTCCCATTCATCTTTGTAGTTTAAGGGAAGGGGACAAGTGCAGCTAGCAGTATAGTCTATGTATCGATTGTTTTAAATTTCGATTTTAAATGACTATATGTTAGTTAGCGTTAAGAATAGTAATTTTATGTTTTTGTTTATACTTTCAATATAGTATTGTATTTATATGCTAGTTTTATTCGTCTTTTTAATGAACATATAGATATTATCATCAGACAGATAAGTAAAAATGATAGAATAATTATCCACGGCGTACCAAGTGAAAGCTTATTATTGATTGGTATATGTATATACTTATTAGTAAGTGATTGTAATATTGTATTTAATCCACAGTTAGCAACAGCTGAACCAGTATTGATGAATTGTATTAATACTCGATGTCCATCTGGTGCAATACATGAACCTACATTTAAGTTTTGTACATCTATTATTTCTGATACTTCTACAGTTGTTGAACATCTTTGTTCTAATTCTGATACTCTACTTGTAGTATGCAAATCTATTCCAATTTCATTAGCGATTCTTTCTTGCTCATGTATTGGCAACTTTCGTATTGTTTCTAATAATGCTTGAATCATTAATGAAAAGCTAAGTTCTGTATTATTATTGCACCTATTTATCAAACGTAATGAGCAACCCTTTAACGTGCCGATTACTTGACCTATATGAATAGCACACGTTATATTCGCAGGTTCTGTGTTATGTGATAATAATTCCATATATCTATTTACGAACAAATCATACAATGTATCTATGTATTTAGTTGTAGCCATTTATCCAGTCAGAGAAAATGTCTCTACTTATGAACTTTTTTAGAAAAGATATAGAATGTGTAATAGGTATTTTTAATCTATATTTTTCACACGTTGTTTTTGTGCAACACATGATGAATTCTTCTAATGCAGATGAAAATACTTTGTCTGTATATATATCTGGATATGCACGCAATAATGTATGAACAAAAAAATGAAAATCATAAAACCAATTTTGTGGTTCCTTTATACTTCCCTTTATCTTTTTATTTTTTATCTGACAAACCTGTGAAAAATCAAAATCATTTATAGCACATGTAATTGGTTCATTAAAAAAGTACGTTTTTTTACCTACAAAGATTCTAATGTCCTTCTTTGCATCAAATATTAATATATTATCTGGTTTTAGATCAGCATGTATGAAATTATCACATCCTGGAAGTTCATAAACTTTTATATAAAATAGAGATACTTGCAAAAATAAGAATTTCACATACAAAATGATTGATTTGAAACCAAAATCTGAAACGTTGTCTTTAGTTATTTGATCAGCAGAACATCTAGCTAACGGGAAGACTATTATATTTCCCTTATCATATTCAAAACAAGCCCGCTTTTCATGTTCAAAAAAGTGTACAAGATGACCAAAATGATTTATAAGATTTATGTTACTTTGTACTATAGTAGTATAAAAATGAGATATTAACTTAACAAATTTAATATCATTTTTCTTTTCGTTAAACTGCTGTAAAAACTTTTTAGGTGAAAAATCTAACGTCGGTTCTTTTCCGTCCATTACTTTGAATAACAGTAACAACATGTTTAATACACGCCTATATAATGAATGTAAAAATCGTATTTGGTAATTAAGCCCCATTGATAAAGCACAAACAACAAATGCTTTTTCGTCTCCCTTAAGATTATTATATAAAAATCTTGGTATTGTATATTCAGATGCGTACTCAGTAGGTATGATATCATTTTTTGTTACAAATACAAACTTAACTATGTATTCATCTAACCTAAATACAATACCATACCCCCCTGTAGCCACATGATATAAACCATCATTTAGTGCTAAGAATCTAGTATCTTTTATTTGAAAGTATGATGGATTTACATAATCTCCTTCTGCTATGCGATATAGAGAATCCTTTGAAAAATTTCTAAAGTATCTTACAAGTCTTATCGGAGGAGCCCAACTTTGATTAACATCTACCTGTGATATTATATAATTCAGGTATATATCATCTCCCAATACTGTTGTATCTCTACTATAACTGTCTCTAATCCATGTAGTACTATCAAGATCTGTATCAGAGTTCATATTTATGTATAGTCTAATAGATAGTTTTCACAAATAAAACAAGCAACAAAAATACAAGTAACAAAATAATATACACATCTACACTAACATAGCTATTTCTGGAATCCCCATATTATCTAACGCTGTATATTTAGAGATTAGTTCATTTCTCTTTGCTACCAAGCTCGTTTGTTGAATACAATTTATAACATACTTGTTTAAACACGATATGTCTACGTTTAGTATCTTTCCTATTGTTATTGTTAACTCTCTAATATTACCCCATAGCTTTTCTACCTCTTCATGTGATTTAGTCATATATGATTGAATAGCATATAATATTGTATATTCGTTATATTTATTGGTAGAAAATAAACTATTTATACAATCCATACTTGTTTTTACCTTATTATAATTATCCAATTGAGTTAAGTCATCACTATGTTGTATGTACATTCTAAAATAATAATTTAGTTCAGTAAGATTTTTTTCTATTAGATTTTTACCTAAAATACAACCTTTTGACTTAAATGTCTTCATCATATCTTCTGCCTTACACATATTGAAGAATGCGGTTTCCATTGCCATACGTGTTTCTATTATATTATTTAATATTGTTACCGCACGTTGTCTATCCTCGATAATCATTCTCGATAGATATGTAATATCTCTACAAGTAGTTGGTTTATAAACTGTAAAACCATGATCTAACAACTTCTTAACAGGAGACAATATAACTAACAGAAACGTAGACTTACCACCAACCTGTGGAAAGAACTGTACACCCCTTGATAATCTACTTATTGTATAATCTCCAGGTTGTGCTTGTCGTGTTATATGATATGTATTTGGAATAGCATAGCCTGCTATTCCTGAATTCTCTAAGCATATAGTAGCGACAAACCCAGAACCAGAACCAAAATGTAGTATCCCTCTTGTTTGCGCACCGTGTTCTAAATTAACCATAAAACATTCAGCAATCTGAAATAAACCATCCCTATCTAATAAGAAGTCCAAATTTTCTGTCTTAGTAACCATTTTATTGACTTGTTCATTAGATTGATAAATATCTCTCAACGAAATCGTATCGATGTTCAGTTGCGATGTTCCTCTTATTACATCATCTCGTAATGTGATGCTATCATCAATACCCTGCTCTATGTATACATGTTTTTTAATAGTAGAATCTGTTGATATTACAGAATGTAACGATAACAATGACTGTACTTGTTGAGTTGATCTTCTAGTTCTTCTGAATCTTTTGAAGGGGTTTAAGAGTGGCATTGCTAACTTTTTGGTATTATTACCAACGCTGGCAGATTTTTCTTTTTCTATCAATTTTAGCATAACGTATCTCGTATAAGTTCTGCAGCCATTTCAGCAGGTTCACGTAACCAGATACTCATATAATTATGTTGTGTTACATAATTTGCTCTAAAATGGCTATCTATCTTTGAAATGGCATTGTGAACTCTGGCTCTACAATAACTAACTGCAAATGCATTTATAACGATGTTTTCATGTCTATCATCATCACAGTTATCATCTAATAGCGATGTAGAACTAGATGTGATTTTTGTCATTATATCTGTACTCTGCTTTGAATTTAGGTGTTCTATAGTATGTGATATATTCGATATTCCAGATAGCAGTATTTTATCGCATGAATCCCACTGTAATGCACCAAGTATACGAATCTTATATCCACCTATTCGCTTTATTGTTTCTATATCAACCGATGTAAGCGGTGTGCAAAATACATCCTCATCATGATGTAAGACAGGTATCCGTAAATTTTTATCGACTCGCACGTCACATACAGCAATATACAACTTATCAGGATCAGGGATATATACAAATGATGGTTTTCCTAATGGATACTGATTTTGTGATATCACCTTAAGTAATTTCTGTATTTGCACTTTACGAGAATTAACGTTCTTTACAATCAATGATTTTATTGTTTCTGAATGCATTGCATGCGTTATAAATTCAATAGCAGATGGATGAACAGGATAATAAATTCTCATATTAGATCCACATCCCAATATAGCTGCATTTGTTAGAAACATGTGTTCAATACTTCTAAACCTACTTATCTCACTTATTGACATTATACACGCTAGCATAGCCTGTTGATTAGTCACAGCTGCAAATAACGATTGAGCAGCATCTTTGCAACATTCAGCTATCATATCATTATATCTCAGCATATCTGCAATTGGATACATATCTCTTGTTACATGTGGATTATGTACCCCCCAGTATTCGCAATAATCACCAAATGACATGTTTAATGCATATCTATATATATCTACAAATTCAATAATGCTTCCATGAGGTGACATTATGGTATATTCATTAATACGCATCCAATGCAAATTACCCTTTGTAATTGTCTCATGTATCAAGATTATGTCCAAAAATGTGCTCAGGAAACCTATCACTGTTATGGCTTTGTAAAATTGACCCTTGTAATCTAACCAATCCAACATATCCTCTACTATATTATGCGACATAGCAGTTCTTGTAAATGTTGGACCTGGATACATGGATATATTCATAGGAACTACATCATTGTTATTTAATCCAACAGCAATGTACATAGTAATCGTAATACGCTTACTTAATCTCGTAAGTGATTGTGTCCATGAATGTTCTTTGGCTATATTAATTAGATCGTATTGTAGTACATCTAGCTCTGGACGCACATACTTATCTATATTTTTTATCCAAATGGAATGATATCCCAACATTCCGATAGTCATGTCATCAATGATCGTTAAGTCCGGTGGTGGGTTTCTAAGTTTTCGTATATTTCTATAATGCTCTAGTCTATAGTTATATAGACCTACCTTATATAACCAATTATTGATATCAGCAAATGACTGCAACCCATCATTTGGCCAATGCACATAAACTGCACGTAGCAAATCCATGCATGTATTTGCCTTCTTAAGTATGATATCCGATAGTGGTGAATCTGATGGCTTTGGTGAATAATATGTTTCTGTTTCCGATTCATACATTGTAAATGCAGATATTGGGGGTTCTATGGTATCTATACAATGTATGATATATCGTGTACATAGCACCTCTAAGGAATGCATATGTAACATTGATCGTGCTAAGTGCAATGAATTATGTGTTATCAGTACACCTTTACCAAAGGTTGTACATGCAACTACCATTGAGTGCGAATATGTTGTTAATGTTTGTTCTATTGAATCATCCATTTCCTCTGACGATCGTTCGCCCACAATACACATTTTTCCCAATACTGTAAACATTGTAGCAATGTAGCTGTGTGTTTAATGCACGATTTAATTTATGTTTTTTGTTATGGGTATACTATATATTGATTCCCAGTCACGGTTGAAAACATCACTAAATCCCTTAATCAATATAGCAGACTCCACATTAGCACTAACGAACGAATGATATTGATAATGCGTTCCATCTAGATTAGCTGGAGTTATATGAACAAACTTGTTATCAACTATTAACAACTTTGTATTATTTGTAGCTGTTTCATTCTTTTCAGAACTAGAGAATAATCTCACACTAATATCTGCATGATCAATACCAAATTCATTTAGTGCCTTAATGGCAGCAACAGAGAAGGGATCGTTTTTCTGAAATGAACTTATTAATACACGTATTTTAACAGCTCGTGTAATACCAGCCTCTAGTAGTGCATTTAATAAGTTAGGCCAATATATGGTTGCATCATCTGTACGTATAAGTGGCGAGAAGGAGAGTAATGCAATATCTATTGTATCTTGTGCTTTACTAATACGATGTGTTATAACATCGTAATCTAGTGTTCTAAAGCAGCCTAGTAAATATTCAGGAGAATCAGAAAAAAAAACACCACCCGCGTTATTGTTTATATGAAATTTTGTAGATACTGGAACATTACACTTTAGTGGCTTACATTTTATGCAGCGTGGTATTCCTAACCACGAGGATCGTTTATTTACAACAAATGCTTTGAATGTATCAAATCTATTTTCTAAATCATTCGCTAGTTGACTACATGTAGAAAATAAACCAACATTTTTAATAAACGATATAGATCCACCAGTTAATGCTGCACCACCTATATATAATCGCGCATTATCAGATACCCAAAAATTACCTAGCATACAACTGATTCCAGTTTCTCCAATCTGTACCTTTCTATACTCTACTCCTGCGGATTCCAATGCTTGTTTATCATTATCCTTACTCTGATTATCTACCAATATAACCACTCTTATACCCCTTTGTGATAATTCACAAATTCGTGTTAATATATTCTCTCCATCTCGTGACGATGTTAGGTTGCAACAAAAAGTAGATATATGAAGATATTTCGTTGTTTTGCTGATTATTTCTTCGAAGCATTGCAATGTAGATATATTTGGGGTTTGTAATTTTAATGTACTTGGAATTGTTTCTACTACCATACACCGAGCACCATCTGGTATGCTCGAAAAAGGCCACATCCTTTTTTAGGAGTTATATTTTTATGGTATATCATAACATGATCAGAATATTATTTTACGAATAAAAAAAAGCAGACTCTTTCAGTATTATGAATATAGTATAATCATGGGTTAGCGACGCCATTTGTATTGGAGCTTGTATCATTACCTGTTTCAATCATTTCTTCAACAAGCGCCTGTAATTCTTTTAACATTTCATTTAGGTCTTCGGTGCTTACTATGCTAGCCTTTGATGGATCTGCAATAAGCGAATCAAGAACATCTTCCAAATTCTCTGATAACATAAGTCCCTGACTTTCTAGTGTACTATACTTACCATAATACTTATCCATATTTAATAGCCAAGACAAATAAATGACAAGCTTCACACTCAATTACCCAACGGTAAGTTAAGGTTTTGATTTCATTTTTATATATTTTAGACATTGACTAGTAACTCAAGTTCCTCTGCAAATCGTACGCGTCTGTTTTTGATAGTGTTATAATATTTAATGAACTCTATACATGATATGACTATTCCAATAACACATACAAATGCACTAACTCCAACTATTAATATGATATCAATATTATCCATATTTTGTACTTGTTTTATATTATAAAAATATTTTAAACTACAATCATATTACTATAAATTTAGTAGTCCAAAAGTGGTGCACACGGATACCTATTATTAGATATTTAGTATCGTCAGTTGTTGGTATAAATATATCTAAAGTTAAGTTATCGTCGTTTTTTAGTTTTTCTGTAATACAGTAAAAACATTTCTTTGGTGCAGCGGCGCATATACATCGCATTACAAATCCCGGAACTAAATATTGTATTTGTGATCTTTTAAAGTGAAAAAATGAATATAATAAATCTTGTAATGAAAATCTTTGTTTTCGTAAAAATATAGGACTCGATACATCTATAGCTCTATCTGGTATATGTCTAACAGCTCCAATTTTTACAAAACACTTATTTCCCATTATACAACACTTATCATCACTGCGCTTTATTTTAGACATGCTAGAGAATGGTTTCATATGCATTATCTCATCTAGTTTTGTAATATTCATTTTTTTTCTTATATATTATTACTTAAGTATAATTATTGGTTGTCTACACACGTGACATATTGTAATATTTTTCATACAATGTTCATGATAACCATGACCGCATATCGTTGGTAAAAATTTGCATGACATGCAATGAGATAATTGCCTGCAAATGTAGCAAGGTGGTTTACAATGATTATAGTATCTAACAAGAACTGGTCTCCAAAAATTTAATGTAACAGGCATACTTAAGCATTTAAAAAAATAGTATAATTTCAGTTCTGTAACCTTAATTTATCGAAACCACATGTAAATGCGTCATTGAAATATACAATATCATTATCTATTATTACTATATCATGTGTATTTAATGTTTTGAGTGATTTTTTAACGAGTAATGCATTACATAGAATATTGTTTAGTTCTTGTATTGATACACCATTAGAACAATCAGCCTTAGTAACTATTATGTATTGCGCTGTCGTACCAATAACTAAAACATTTGCACCTGATGTCGTTATTGTAAATTCTGTATATCCACAGTGTGGACTGACTATAAAACTCATTGTTGGATTCAATGATCTTATTTCCTGTATCTCAGCATGTAGTTCCAGTAGCGAGTCAGTTTGCAATTGTTCCTGTAAACAATTCACCGGTGTATTATATGCATCTACAATGATACAGTCAATTTTTTTAGTTCTGATTCGTGGCATACATATATTATATATATATTTGATAACATCATCAATTTCTTCACCTAATACGTATTTTATTAATATCATTGTATCATCATCTATGTTAGAAGACTCTAATATGCGTTGCATTATTTTTGCAGATGTATATTTTCGTATATTTGTTACAATGGTCACTGGTAACTTATTCAGTAATTCGTTGATTATTAACATAAAGCTATACTTATTCTTTACGTCATTATTCTTTAAATAATTAATTATTGTTTTATAAAATAGTGATGTTTCATTAAGAAATTTTAATTTTTTGAAACTTTTATCCTTGATTACATGATAATGATCTGTATATATACGAATAGCCGTATTATCCTTTGGCCATAATAATAATGATTTATTCAATGCCTTTATAACAGCAATATTGAAATAATCATACGGTAATATCGTATGCATAATAGAGACATACTGCTTTAGATCAGTTGATATCAACATACATTCAGATATACATTTATTGTAGTCAAGTTTTGCAATGTATTTACCTATATATTCCATTAAGTCAGCCCATTGCAATGACATTTTTGTAAATGTTGAGAAAATTTCTATAACATGTTTATACATATTAGTATGTTCATTATTAGGATTGTGATTATCAGCTATATTTTTTGCAATTATCGATGAATTTCTTAATAGTTCAGCATTTAAATCTAGCAATGTATTGTAATCAAATAAATGTTCTGCTACATTGTACCATTGTTTCATGTTTTTGTAAAAATCACATGATGAAAGCGCATATCTTAATTTTGCATCAATTAAAATCCTGAAATTATTTTCCATAAACAACCTAAATAAGCCATCTATGTGGAATTCGTATCCAAATCTTTCCCATGTATATACATGTAATACAAGTGAGTCATTTAATCCATTGCGTATTTCATTTACTCGTATCATAAAATCTATGTCCTGTTGTTCATTGATACCTAATATTTCTTGTGGTAATACCCATGTTCTACGTACTATTGCTTGGTAACAACATAATTTAAATGTAGACTGTCTTATATTATTATCAACTAAGTATGCACATAATTTCTTTACTTCATCTCCATTATCATCCGCTGGAATACTAAGTATGCTGGATACACAGTTAACTATATATGCATCTACCATTTTTGTAATGAATACAAAAATTATTAGTATGTTATAGTTTTTCTATTTTATATTGTTATTCTCCGTAAACTATCACAACAAATGTCTATCATTGTATCGTCTATTTTACCCATAGTAGCAATGCGCCTAACTAATTTGCGGTATCTTGTCATGCTAGATATTTTGCGTTTATATTGTGAACGATGTGATTGCTTATTTATTTTATCTAGCATAATACTTACCCATAGTACATGAGTTTGTAATATAGATAACAGATCAGCTATTGATTTAAAATGTGTATTTATAAACGATACTATTATCGAACGTGGACATGTTTGTAGATTCATTAATTTTATTAGATCTATAATTGCTTGTTTGGCATTATTGGTCAATGGTTGTTCTGACGTTATAAACTTTTCTCCTATGAATATTGTTCTATTGTATACAAAGTGTAGATACATTTTTCGTTTATAGTTATATTCTAGTGATGTATGAAACTGTTCAATTGAATTAACTACATCATCAGCTTTATATAAAACAATATCTTTAATACAATATTCTGTAATACAAGGTTCCAACAATTGTATTATACGTTCAGGATCATTACTACCTGTGACTAATACTTCCATTACAATAAATAAATCATGATCTTTACAATATTTCATACATTTCTTCAACTTATAATTTGTATCAAATGAACATTTCAACGATGGTGCTTGTAATAATAAGATAACTGGTTTTGCCATTTTTAGTTATTACACGTGTTTTTTCATTTATGTTATGTTTTTAAAAACTATAAATGACCGAGATTAGTAGATCACCATTTTATATCGATACAGAGCGAGGTAAAATACTAGTATTGAAATGGTTGACAGTATGCCAGATTCCAGAAATTTCATGTAGTAACCAAAAAACTTGTTCTGTGAAAACAGATGTAAGCGCACAAAAACATGAACAAGTTACCACACAGTGCCAACAAAAGGCACAATCTCCTCAACAAGAATCAACGCATTGCCCATTTACCACTACAAATTCTAATACTGTCCCATTTATGCGTACTAATATGTTAGAAACACTATTTACAAATAACAAAAATAATGCCGCAAGGATTTTAGGATAATTATCAATGACTAATTATATCATTATATATGTCTATTATTCCATGAGAACCACTTTTTTTATCTCTATTTATTATTTTGAAAATGGGTGACCTATCAGAGATTAGCGATTTAACTAGTCTAACTACTGAAGATCTGGCATTAGGATGATCTGTTAATAGTAAAAACATAATGATGTGTGCAGTTAATGCACGTTTACTAATATCATGAACTGTATTTTCATTGCTTAGTAGTATTGTATTTGAAAAATATGTATACAATATATTGTCAGATATCAGAAACACAGAATTTGATATACTTTCAAAATCTACCTCATCATTATCCGACTGTATATGCAACAAGTCATTTGCTAGTACATTTTCATCCAAGTATACTCTAGCAATATTAAATCCAGCATCCAATGTATCACAGCAAACGGTAACTATTCTGTTATCTTCATCTATTGTTGAATGCAATGGCATATGTGTATCTATACCATCAAAAACAATACATAATTCTGTCTGTACATACGCTAGCAATGTTGCCAATCTATCTATGGGTTTCGTAGGATTTCTTGCTATATCCTCCAATCTATCTATTTGAGAGAACATTTTCAACATAGCCATTAATTGTAATATAGGATCCAATATGTAAATGTTGTCAACTAGGATTTTTGGTACCTTATTCATTGTTGATTGTCGTATATTGAAACTATCCAATATATGACCGCCGTCTTCATCATGTAATACAGTGTATTGTTTTAAAAATGGCACTTTCAATAATGTAACATGTCTACCAGTGATGAAATACAAAAGAAATGCCATATTTATTAAAAATATCCTGGAATTTGTTTGTACAATGTCAATATCGCAGTATTGTATATTAGAATTTAGTAAATGTAGAGAATATGAACCATAACAAATACAACTTTTATTATGTCGTCGCAAATATTCTTCTACAAGATGATTAACACTGTCGACCAAATCAGATGTATGATGTCTACCCATCGGTTTATCACTAGGTGTTGCTACATTATATGATGTAAGTGCTTGTTGCGCAAGCACATTCATGCATGACACTTGTAATGGAGGATTAGACATATAAATACTAGGTGCATTCATAGTAAGTACTCCAAGAATATGAGTATACGTTGTTACAAGTACATATTGTAATTCAATTATTGATACAATTCTGCCAACTTGCGATATTGTTTTTTGTTTATTGAAATAATCATTAACACGTTTAGCTAATATTGATGCACTTGCATCTGTTTGATGTGGAAAGAATCTACGCTTATTTTTCCGTAACAAAGATGTAAACAACATCTTATCAAATCTCATTATTTTATATATATTTTTTGAATGCGCACTAAGGATATAGTATGTACTTATATCGGGTTCTTTACCTATATATGCTGAAATTATCGCTTTCTTTGGTTGCATTATATAAATTTATTGCTAGTATTATTATATAATATTAATACTAGCTTAGTAGCTAAAGCAACGGTATTTTTTAATCCAAATCTTGGGATAACTATAACATCAGATTTTACTAAATGGTCATTTTGTTTTAAATATATAAGTTCTGAAACAACATCGTGGATTGATTCAAGTAAGTCTTCATCACTTTTCAGTACTTCACAATATTGTAATACGATATTATGTACGAACCTTTTGATATGGTTTGTGTTTACATACCTAATGCATCCAATTGTCAGATAAGCAACTATTGTAGTTAACAATGAATTTATGGCTGCATGATGGCTATCTAATGGATACTTAAGATTATATTGTGACGTTGTAAGTGTTCCCAGGTTCTGTATTTTATGTAACATACGAAGATTTAATTGTGTTATGTCACCCTTAAGTACTGTTACATCGGGTATTTCCGTACATGATAATGCATTAACCACAGGTACCCAATTGGGTGTATACGTGGGAATTGTGAATAATCCATATGTTGCCAATGTTATTATGTCAAATATCTGTAATTGCAATCTTTCCTCTTCTGTATTCCAATCCATATTATTAACATATTGTATACACAATCCATCCATTGACTCGTCGCTTACTCTACATATATTAGATATCTTTACTGATTTTAGATTAGGTATATTGCTAGCTTGTAAGAACATCTTAAGTTCGGTGGAATAATTGGATTTAAAATACTCATGAGAATATCGCTTATCAAACATCCCAAGTGGTACAGATATAACTCCTTCTATGCAGTATCTTATATTAGGCAATGATAGATTCTTTGCACATACGGCATACTCTAATGATTTTGTAATCTTTGGTCCAAACACGATTGTATCCTTTACCATCATGTCCAATAAATAATTAATTGCATCATAGTTTAGCGGATAATCGAACATTAGCCGTTTCATACGTATAGGACAAAATCCAAATTGTGTAATATATTCTAGTAACAAATCATGATTATCATTGAACCAGTTTGTTGTAAATGTGTATTCGGTGAATAGGTTTGCACCAACCGATATAAGAGATGATACATCTAATGTATCTAGTAAATCTACCATATCAGTATACTGTTTATTAACACATATTTCAGCTATTTTGATGTTATGAACAGGAATATATTGTAATTTTACAGGACGTTGAGCGCACTTTACTATCTGAATACATACTGTTTCAGTCAATAATGAAATAGGTACCTTATCAACTATAGTAGCTAATAAATCATAGTGATGGTGTGATATTAACAAGGTTGCTATACTATTAATAAACGCACTATAGCTATCAATGAATCTACATATATTAACTAGTTGTGTTCTCGTGAGATTATATTGATCAATATCTACACTTTGTTCAGGAAACATTATGTTTACATAAACACCCACATCATTTCCATGATCCTTTAGATAATCCTTTGCATAGGTTACATAATTCTCTAATTTTTCACCATCTATTATACATGATAATATATACGTCTTTACTGGTATAGATGATAACATCGATTTTGGCAGGTTACTTAATAATCTAATTGCGTCCTTTGTTGATAATACACCTGCTAATATGTGTTTTAAATCTTCCAATGATATTGAATCTATACCTTTATTAGCAGGCACTATACCATAACTGAAATGCATGTCCCATAGAAATTCTTCCGAGAATAATTGATGGTCATATAATGCTTCTGCAACATCTGGATTGTTGAGTATCATCTCGTGTGCCATTTCATCAGTAAACAAATAACTAATTCTTTGTATACTTCTTACAGATATAGTCGTTATCATATCATCACAATTATCAGGAAATCTATCCATCAGAAACCTAATATCATCATCTGTAATAAGCATATATGGTATACAACGAGTGATAATATCTATGGTTCCTGATCTCAATATATGTACTTGATAGTACTCTATATGTTTTTCATAAAGCGATACATTTGTTTGATGATATAATACCATGAACAAGTCTGTTATCTTTACATGTTGAGGTTTGAATAGGTATAGTTTATGAGGTAATGACTCTATAATACGTGTATAGAACTTTCTAGACAGATGTCGTGGATGAAGCCCTTTCATAATGAGTTCTTGTATGTCATCAAATCTTATGTCTCGAAATACATATGATAATTTCATTGGTGCATGTGATTTGGATACAGCATCTCTAATGGCTCGTACATTCAACATCGTTTTTGAATCCAAAGCAAGCATAGAAAATATCTACGCGCTAAAGGGATTATTTTTACACTTTAAGAAAAATCCACATTAATGTGTATGATATCAGATGAAGATCTCTGTACCGTCCTCACATGGAAGTGTCAACAATATCTTAATTGCATCCCTAGATGCATGTTCTTTGGCTATTCTCTTGTTATTTCCCTCAGCTTTGGCCAATAAGATATCATCAACGTACAGTGTACAGATAAATTTTGGCATAGATTTCGTACCGCCAGAACATATAACATTATCTGCCTTGCGATGCGTTAGTTGACAATATTCATTAATCGCACAACCTGGTGGGATAGTTAGCAAGTGCCTAATTTTTTCATCTGGGATAACATCACCAAACGGGTTGAATATTGGAAAATTCATATTACCTATTTCGATTTTAGAATTTGTAAGTGAATCAATTGGTGTATCGTAATGATCTTGACATATCGTTTTTAGGTAGCGTCTTATTTTGTCATAACACGTTGTTGTGATTGACCATACAGGAGCAGGAACTCCATGAATTCTAGTCTTTTCAACCTTCAGATTACGTTCCAAACAATACAATGATATGTTTGCATTCTTCACACTTATTCCTAGTAAGTTGGCAATCGCCTTTGCTGGCATTGGATGTTGTTCAGATAATAATACTCCAAATACTTTACACATTATGTCTTCAATACTTTTTCTATATGAGTCTGCATCACAAGACTCATCACGGACGGATGTATGACTGGTTGCCATGTTTATGTTCAACGATAATGATGTTTTATAACACCTACGTTATTATTTTGTTCGAACTTCACTTTTCTTAATTAAGAGGTATGTTACTCTATATCATAGGGACATATTGATTTGTCTCCATTGGGAGTTACAATCAGCTTTTCAATCTCTTGCATTTCTTGTTCTATATCGTCGTCGGATGATTCACCATTGACAGAGTCATGATCCTTGGCGTCTTCATGTTTTATGGTCTTGAGTTTAAATTTTGGAGGATTGAATCGCTTTTTGCAATCTTTGCACGTATGTATTACTAGAGGTGGTTCATCTGCTGCGCGTGTTTGTATCATATGGGGTGTTGTATTTTTGCCGTGACATTCTGGACATTTAACGTTCTTACTATGATCAAGTACATCGAAATATATATTGTAATTATAATCATTAAGTTTATGTATATCATATTCAATTTTTTTATGTAAACACTTTATTCCAAATAATAGGTATCTAAGCATTTCCTTCTCTAATCCGCTTGTTGTTTTTATTAAGTCGTTTAAATATGCATACTTTTTATCTTTTGTAATTGTTTGTTTTGTTTTATATAACAGCTTATTTTTTGAATCTTTTGAGTATTCTATGCCTATATTATGAATGTGGTTAAATTTTGTCTCCTCAATATTAACCTTAGAATTGCTTATATTGCGCATACTATATTTTACTGAATTGTGTGATGCCCATAATATTAGACTGTTTATATCTTCGTCATTATCAATATACTTGGAAACTATCGATCGTAAATCATGTATTTTTGTATCCATCATAGTCTACGTACATTAAACTATACTAATATGTAGGTTTTTTATTATTCTATATTTTCTGGTATTATCAAGTAACTGTTTATTTAAAATGGATTTTTTGTATTCGAAATAAAAATATTTTAATTATTGCATAATTTGTATATTATCAAACTTATACAATTAACTAGAGTGTATTAAATATATGTATTGTTACTTTAAACAATCTTTAAATGGACTTCATACGAAGAAAGTATTTAGTACATGTAATAGATAATAACATAGATTTTTTAAGGGACGATGCTATGAACAAGGTTAATAACTTCACACTTAATCATGTATTGGCACTAAGGTACTTGACAATAAAATTTCCAAAAGCGATACTAACAAAGGATATATTTTCTAATCCCAATTTCTTTGTTTTTTTACATATGGCACAAAGCAAAGAGGTTTTCGATACAGTGTTTAATGTGTCATTTGATACACCTACATTGTACGTAAAATCACTAGTACGTAACTATTCTTTATTTTCTGATGCGATCAAAAGATACAAGGAAATTTGTCAAAGTCTATTATTAAATAAAATATTTATAGAGATAGTTGGATATGCGTCTACATTAGGTGATATAATAGGCGTTAACTATGACTTATCACTCAATCCATTATTCCATAAAGATGAACCCATAAGGGACATGGAGATAATTTTTACTAAGCTCTTTAAGAAGACTGATTTTCGATCAGTAAAGAAACTTCCAGTATTACGATTGGTGTTGTGGGCTTATCTATCAAAGCATGACACTGGGTTATCATTTGATGATAATGATAAGCAAGACATATATACAATATTTCAAAAAACAGGACCTGTAATTCATAGTACATTAACTGAACAGTTTAGAGAATATATGTTTTCCAATGATAGGACAAGTTATTGGATTTGGTTAAAAGAACCAATATCTAATGATTCTGATATCTATAAGGATAAACCCGCAATAACGATGTATGACAAATTACTGAGTTATATATATTCTGAGGTTGTACAGGGTCGTGTAAATAAGAATATGCTAAAGCTTATATACATGTTTGAAATTAACGTAAATATAAAAACAATTTTACTAGAAATTATCTATGGTATACCGAGCGATATTTTAGGAATTATAGATGCAGAAAATGATGAATGGAAAAAGTATTTTATAGATATGTACAAAGAATCATTCATAAATGGTAGTACATTTATTAGCGACAAAACATTTTATGATGACTTATTTAATGTTGTAGCATTAATAAATCCTGCATTCTTTAAGCAAGATAGGATAATTGACTTATTTAAAGGAGATACATCTATAAAGCAACGATTTGACGATATGGATATGAACACCACATATTTTTCTCAGATGATTTATGGAACTACCGATATTGATTTATTAGCTATAGAATCACAATATACGTGTCAAATATACAATGAGGAAACAAAATATTATATACGCGAGTATAATACATACATGTTTTTACACGAATCAAATCCATTGATTATTGATAATGGTATATTGACACCATTATCATCGATATCAGATACAAGAGCTCGATTAAATCTGTTTAGTAAACACGTGTTAAAGTATTTTTTGGATGGTAAGTTAGCATCACTTGGCCTAGTTATAGATGACTACAATGTGGATATAGTATCAAAAATGTTACAACATATGAAATGTATTGAAAATGTTACGTGTTTCGTAGATTATGTTTCACAGAGAAATAGGTCAATAATACCATCCATCATACGGACTATTATTACACATTTTAATGTGCCTGTAATAATTCTATTTAGATCATTTTTAAAGGCAAATATGACATACGTAGAATCATTTCTAGATAATACAATTCATTTAACAAATAATGATAAAAAATATATACGATCAATTATAGAACATGGTAGGTAAAAAACATTTTAAGATATAAATATGAGTGGTCGTACATGGGATGTTCATGAATCAGCACAACGAAGAAATAATGATCAACAAACATTCTTTACAAGGCGTCTGTCACCATTAATGAAACATACATACCTATTTCATAACTACGCATATGGATGGATACCAGAAACAGCTCTCTGGAGTAGTAGATTTGCTGATTTTAGTTTGTTAGATTATTATCCTATTTCATTGGAATTTATAAAGAAATTAGAATTCATGTTATCATTATATAAGGGTCCAGTACTTGAATATGAGTCAAAATTAAATACAGAATTTATAGATAGAGGATCATTTTCCGGTAGGTATACTGATTTTTTAAGACGATTTGCTATTTTGCCAACTAACGAATTTATAAGTTTTTTATTATTAACATCGATACCTATTTTTAATTTATTGTTTTGGTTTAAAAATACACAATTTGACATTAAGAAACATACGTTATTTAGTGAGGTGTATACTACAAATGATAGACACATTGAATTAGCGAGATATTTTAGACGGTCAGGTGATTATAAACCCATATTTAGTCGATTGGATCAACAGACGATATATGTCAATCCAGTAAGTAATATTTCTACAATTTCAACTCCTGGACAATTAGGAAATCTTCCACCTTCTGATTATGAAACACTTTCAAATCTAAGCGCTATATTGTATTTTACAAACTACGATCCAGTATTGATGTTCTTGGTTTTTTATATTCCTGGATTAAGTATAACAACACAAATAACACCAGCGGTAAAATATTTAATGACAAAACTATCATTAACTACAGATAATATTATATTAGTATGAAAAAAAAAGTATGAACTTTTAACACATATGCTATATCTATAAATTATGGCCTGTGAAAGAAACCATCGACTTAAGGTATCATTACTATCTCAAACTGCAAAGATACCAACTAGAGGAACTCCCCAATCTGCAGGATATGACCTTTATAGTGCACATAGCTATATTATACCATCTGGAGGCAAGTGTGTGGTATATACTGATTTACAAATAGGTGTTCCAGATGGCTGTTATGGAAGAATAGCTCCACGATCAGGCTTGGCTACTAAGTACTTCATAGATGTTGGTGCAGGTGTAATTGATAGTGATTATAGAGGTAATGTTGGTATTGTGTTGTTTAATTTTGGGAAGAATCCATTTAAGATACATGTAGGTGATCGTGTCGCTCAACTCATATGTGAGTGTATAAAAATACCGCAGGTAGAAGTTGTTCAAGCTATGCAACAATCATTACGCGATACGAATGGTTTTGGGTCTACAGGAATAAGATAATTTTGTTTTGAAAAATAAAGTAGGAAGTTATAATGTACTCGTGTAGTACCTCCCTATACCACGATGGCTAACATAATACATAGACGGTTAGTATATATGGTAACAGGTGGAAATGGATTTTTAGGATCTGCTATAGTTAAGATGTTGCTATCCACTGAAGAAAGATTGGCAGAATTACGTATAGTGGATAAATATATAGACAAATGGCTTATTGACTTAGATATTGAATATACGGATGTACTCATTAACTGCATTCAAGCTGATATAACAGATGAAGAATCCATTAGAAGAGCATCGATTGGTGTTGATATAGTTATTCATACAGCTAGTTTAGTGGATGTCTTTGGAAACTATTCAGATGAAGAAATAATGACGACAAATGTAGATGGAACACAAAAATTATTGGATGCATGCGTCATGATGGGGGTACAGAACTTCATATATACTAGTTCGATGGAATCAGTTGGGCCAAATTCTCGTGGCGATCCACTTTATAGGGGGGATGAGGCTACAAGGTACCAAACAATGCATAGTCATGTTTATTCTAAAAGTAAAGCTGTAGCTGAGAAATTGGTACTTTCATATAATGGGAGACCCATACTAGGTGGAAAATTCATGTCAACAGTGGTATTACGACCGACAGGAATTTATGGCGAAGGACACAAAATAATGCTAGATATGTACCATAAAGGAAGACGAATGAGAAACAGGCTTTTTAGGACAATACCAACATCAGTAGAACATAGTAGGGTTTATGTAGGTAATGTTGCATGGATGCATGTATTGGTAGCAAATCAAATATTGCTACGAAGATCAGTTATTTCAGGACAAGTTTATTACTGCTATGATGATTCTCCATACATGAGTTATGAAGATTTCAATATGGAGTTTTTAAGGGATTGTGGAATTAGATTGATTGGTAATAGACCTATATTTTCAAATAGAACATTGAGATGTATGGTTAGAGTGAATTCATTTCTTCGAGTGTTGTTGAAGCCAGTATACAACTACACACCAATGTTAAACAAGCATACATTGACAGTTGCTACAACACCATTTACAATTGAAACAACGAAGGCATTCAAACATTTTGGTTATGTTCCATTATATAGGTGGCAAGATGCAAGAAAGAATACGATTAACTGGTTGAAGTGTGAAATCGCCGCGTCAAAAAAAAACTAAATAATACCAATGTATTATAAATGTCATTAACTAGCGTTACTTGGAACGAATATAATAATTGTGTTTCGAGTTCCATCGATGAATTACTTGGAGTTGCTTACTTGTTAAAAAATAACGAGAAGAAAAAATTTATAAGGTTTTTTGCATACTCTATCGCGTGCATGTATGACTATGAACCGTATGCTACATTGATATATATAAGCAATTGTATCTTTTTTACCAGAAAAATTAGACATTATGCATTTGATATTGTACGCAAAGCTATGCATGTATATAAATTAAGGAAGAATAATGTAAGAATATGTAACTATCTACTGTCGTTGTTTAATGCATGGAAACGCGAATATAATATCATAAATCATGTTTGTGACAAAGAGCTAAACAAATATATGAATATGACACACATACAAAGAATTAACTATATCAACAAACATCTGCAGTTACTTACTAACGGGTTTTTATTATCTTACTTTATATTAATAAGTATAAGAAGGTTATATAACATAAAAAGTTAAAAAATATGTAACTATCATAAAATTGTTTTTGCATGAGATAATCATGAATGCCGATTCTGAAGACGCTATTCAGCTATTCAATATACTTAATGATACTGATAAAGAAACTCTCATAAAGATAAAGGCATTGCATTTAACATTATTCTTAGATGAAGAATGTGAAAGATTCTTTAGAATAATATCAAATACTTGCAAAGATAAAGATATGAGAAATCTAGCATTATCGTGTATGGATATAGCCAATATTACACACTTTAAAAGAAATCTTTCTGATTGTAATGACCATCAACAACAAATGTTACGAACATGGTTTAACTTGTTTTTACAAACGTATACTGATGCGATGAATCTAACAAATAAATTTTCTACATCTGATCACAGATATAAATATAAACTAATGCTAAGATCAAAAAACCATATTAGAATCACAGGATGCCTAAAGTATTATTTTGTTTTAGAAATATTAGCTATGGAATATGGTTATTGTCCCGCAAGTATGGCAATAAATGATTTGCTAAGTAACCATCGTAGGTCAAAATATATACATAGATCATTATGTTGTTCTATATTATCGTATTCTGATATGTATTATTTTGGATTTGAAAGGTTTATAAACAATACGCTTGAGTTTAATAAAAATTACAAAAATCTAGATGAAAAAAACAGCCGAGACTACGTAATCAGTGTGGGTAATGACATGGAACGTCTAAAGATGATATAATCCTTTTTATTAACATTGCATATTACAAAGTTCCCAAAAAATGTAAAATGCATGCAAATAATTACAATACGATACTGTATAGAAGGATACAGTATCCATTACTTAACAGAGTGCAAAGATGATATTCAATGTAACATCAACAGTAGTATTTACACTTACATATCTATGTATTGTATGTGTAATAGGACATAGGGTACAGGTCGCCACCCCCAAACCAGAACCAACATGTGAAAATGGCAAATACTATGATAGGTATGCTAATCGGTGTTGCACAAAATGTCCAGCAGGAACTCATGTCAAGGAGTACTGTGGTAAAAACATAGATGATACGATATGCACCGAGTGTCCAGATGGGTCATATACAGCGTACCCTAATTGGTTGAGACATTGCTTATCGTGTAGAGGACCATGTGATAGTACAATGAAAGAATCAAAAAAATGCAGCAGTGACACAGATAGAGTTTGTGTTTGTGGTAACGGAAGGTATTGTGCTCTAAAGGGTAGTAATGGTGGATGTAGATATTGTGCGCCACACACTAAATGTCCACCTGGAAAGGGAGTAAAGGTTGCCGGAACACAGAATGATGACGTTGTATGTAGTCCATGCCCAGATGGTACATTCTCTAACATTACATCATCCACGGATACATGCAAGAATCACACACAGTGTCCTCCTGGAGAGGGTGTATATTCTCCTGGAACACAGAAAGATGACGTTGTATGTAGTCCATGCCCAGATGGTACATTCTCTAACATAACATCATCTACAGCAAAATGTGTTGGGCATTCTCCGTGTCCTCCAGGAGAGGGAATCATTGTCGCTGGAACAAAAAAGGATGATGTGTTATGTAAACAATGCCCAGATGGTACATTCGCTAATGTTACTTCAGGTTCTTGCAATAACCATACAAAGTGTCCACCAGGTCAGGGAGTATCGAGACGAGGAAATAATATAGACGATGTTGTATGTCAAAACTGTCCACATAATACATACTCCAATACCACGTCTAGTACAGACACATGTACTGGTTTTACATCTTGTCCTATTGGTTCTGGTGTTGATGTACAAGGAACTCCATACAGTGATGTTATCTGTACGTTGTGTGGACACGGTACATATTCTAGTAAAGATTCAGATGTAGATCCCTGTCATCCACACTCACGATGTGATGGAATAGTTGTATCTGCAGGAACAAGTACATCTGACGTAGAATGTGATGATGTATCATACGTTGAAAAGGACTTTTATAAGGTCAAGTATTAGGGGAGTGAAGATGGTTACCTCTTGGCCGCCTTGGCATCTTGTATGCCGTTTGCCTAGGTAAGGATATTTTTATCATTAAGATATGTAGTATCGTGTAATCAAAATTTAAAAGATATCTACATTTTTTTTGTTTATGCCGTTGCCATGCATTCAACGATGATATCTAGATTATATAATTCTACTACTATTATAATAGTTATATTGAATATGCATATAATATTAACATTTGTAGCATATCTTTATACATCAAGTGAGATATACAAGCTTGACGGGCAATTACAAAGACTTGATATAGTTAATTGTTTGAATGATTTCAATGACTTAATAGATGACAGTAATTGTAACAGTTATAAGTTATATGTAAAGAAGGTTATTCGAAATGTAGGTATGCAATATTTTGGCTGGTTTAATAACAAAAAGGTACATAAACATAGTAAGGTTATAGCACATGTTACTGGAAATGTTGTCATTTCGAGTTCTAATAGGAATATAACAACGCTAGGTAAGAAAATATTATGGAAACCGTTTGGATCGTCGTTTATGGCGTATAATATTTATTTGGATGATGGAGAACTAATAATAACACAACCTGGATTTTATTACATATATTCACAAGTATATTTTTGGTTTCAAGAACCTGTATCTGGAAATCACAAGAACAAACAACTAATACAATATATATATAAGGTTACTAATTATCCAGATCCTATATTGCTAATGAAGAGCGCAAGGAATAGTTGTTGGTCGACAGATTCACAGTATGGGATATACACTATATATCAAGGTGGAGTATTTTATCTTCAAGCTTATGATAGAATATATGTATCTGTTACGAATCATCACCTATTAAGTATGGATCAAAGGAGCAGTTATGTTGGTGCGTTTATAGTTGGATAAGGGATTCAATGATAATTCTAGGAACCATTCTTAAAAAAAACTAAATAGGTTTTAGTTATAAAAGGTAGGTTTTGTTCCAAATAGCTTGTTAAATAGCTGAGTTGATAATACCTTGTTATCCAATAGATTTACAACTTCTGTCGCCAATCGTCTAAAATATATCTCATATAATATACGCTCATCATGTAGTGTAAATGTTTTATCTATTATACGTTCATAGGTTTTTATATTGGTTAGTTTTTTTTGCCATGGTAATGACGATGAACAGATATATGCTATTTGGTATCTTTCACCTATTTCAATATGTTCAGTATTTTCAGAATTATACCTGGCAACTAGGACAATATTAGGATTGTCCTTAGATTTGTAATTACAATGATGCCTTCTGCTTAATGTAAACATACTTAGTGGAAGATATCTGTTTTCAAATTCTATCATAAGGTCAGCTTCCAATGACTTTAGCGTATCTATACATACTTGAGCGGACGTAACATCATCGCTAGCTAACATGTCGGATATTTGTGTTTTATATTTCTTTATCATGACCTTGTGATACAATGATACATCTCTTCTAGTTTCACTTGTTCCTTTATTAATTCTTACAGGTTCATCGCCTATTTTATAATTAGCACTATACTTTATAGTTGTATATTTTTTTTTTGATTGCATGATCAAATTTTTATATATACCCTCAAATTCTATTTTGAAATTGTCAAATAGAACAACAGAATTGATAGCTTTTTCTAATTCCTTTGCTACTAATAATGTAATACAAATATCCTTGTTATTTACCTCTAGGAAAACAGAGTCAGTGTCGCCATAAATACTAGAAAACTGCATTTCTAGACTCGTATCAAGCGACGTGCGTATATCTCTTTGTTTGTTTCCTCCAAAAAATGGGTTTGTTGGTGTACCTGCTAATATAAATTTACCATTTAATAATCTAGCTCCATTAAGAACAGAATCTAAGTACATTATCATCTTTCTTCCTATTGTTGTACATGTTTTTGCGGATGCATAGGAGTATAATGTACTATTTCTAAATCCCATCAATCCATATACTGAATTGGATATGATCTTATACATGTACTGCATAGAATCAAATATATCTCTATCCGACGATGTAGTTGCATTGTTGCATAGATTCTTATATATAGATCGTTGTTCTAAAAATGTTAATAATAGCTTAGGTATTATCCCTCGTTTGGATCTATCGAAGACAGTTATTTCTGATATATAGTCTGTAGATCTAGGTTCGCATTCAATAATAATGTAATTAGGTGATGGGAACTTATCAAATATTTTCTGCTTGTTTATTTCATGCTCTAACCTATTCGTGCTAACTATGACACCCACCAAGGTTTCTGGTGACAAATTTCCATATATACATACATTTGGATACAGGCTATTATAATCAAATATAATAACGTTATTACTGAATATCTTTTTTTTTGGTTCAAATACCTTGCCTCCTTCATACAGAAATTTACATTTCTTGTTAGATCGTACCAATATTGTTTTTGTTTCAAGTAGTAGGCGTTGTAATGGTCCCTTGATAAGCGTACTTGCCCTATATTCCAATGCAAGACATTGTGGTAATATGTACGTATTAGCCGCGGCATCAATCTTTGTTTCTATACCATAATGTATCCATAGATAGTAACATAAGCACGCATCATGGAGGCAATAATCTGCCATCTCTATTGCTGTTTTTATTGTAAAGTTTTGATACATTGTTGCTAAATCAATATCATCCTTACCAAAGGATAATTCATATATTTCTTCTTCTAATAGTGTTTGCCTTACATCTATTACTACATGAAATGAATTATATTCACATTTTTTTTCTATGATTTTATATACTGTATCGTTCATTGTTATGTAATTACCAGTAGACAATACCTTAGAGAATATAATTGCCTTACCTTTTACATCTGTTGTCTCATTACCTATGAATTTCCAATATCTATCTTTGTGTTTGTAAGCTATAGTTTTACAAGCAAATGCATGTTTAGCTATTGAATCTAACTTGTACGATGTCAATCTTTCTGATTTTTGAATATACGAATATAGATCAAAGAATATTGTTCCATTATTATTATTTATGTGATATGTTGTATTAGACATACCACAAACACCACGATGACTAGCCAAATTGCGTTCGTATATACCCAAATTTACTGATTCGCTTCTATCTGGTAATCTAAATATAATATGTTCATTGGTTAGTAGTGTTAGTCGGGTACTTATATATCTAATATCGAAATTATGTCCATTGAATGAAACAATAAAATCAAACGGAGCTTCTAATAACTTCTTTGTTATTCTAAGTAGCGTAATCTCTGAACAAAATGTTATTTTGTTGTTATAGTTCATATCATCTACAGTATCGATAGTAATATAATCATTATATGCTATCTGTTTATCTTCAATAGTTAATAGATCAACGTTAATTAATGTAAACTTGAAGTCATTTCCTGCTTTATCAATGTAGTAACAACTAATATGTGATATTGGATTTGTAAACACAGAGGGAAATTTTTTATCGAATTGACATTCTATATCAAAAAATAAGCATGATCTTACTATGTTGAATCTCTGTATTCGTGTCTTGAAGCATAACTCTGGATTTATGCAATGATAGCAATCTTTGCGTATAGACACCAAATATTGTGTATCTAATGTGTAGCATCCATCTGGTATTATATTATTCAATAATAAGAACCAAGTTACATTAAGATAATCTGACATTAATGTATCTTGTATAGGTAGTTTACACGTATCTGCCAATAACCAAATGTCATCTACATCTGGACATCTTTGAGTTATATTTGTATTGGTGTATACATGTTCATCTATATTTAATATGTTCATAGAACCGAGATACTTAGAATATTTGGTAACAATCCGTAGCTCATTTTTTACAGATTCTCTAACAACATAATAAAAGTAGTGATCAAATCTAATGAATATAGATTCCCCAGTCTTTGATCGTGCCTTTAGAAATAATGATCTCTTATCTCCCTTATTCTCAAATAAGTTCAAACACCTAACATCCATTTTAATTAACAGAATAAAATTTCATTTAAATGGAACCAAGATTTTGGGGTAGGACAATGTGGAAAATTATATTTATCATTTTATCACAAGCAAGAAATCATGGTAATATAGAACAGTGCAAAAATCAACTATATATTATCTGTAGTACATTACCATGTATAGCATGTAGACGTCACGCAACAACAGCTATTGAAAAAAATAATGTAATGTCAAGCAATGATTTAAACTTTATTTATTTTTTCTTTATACAATTATTTAATAACTTAGCAACCGATAAAGAATACATGATAGACATTAATAAAGTAAGTCCATTAATCTAGATCATACCATCGTAATATCTACCATTGCACGAATATACAGATATCGATACATTTTCTCGTGGCAATATGCTTATAGGTAATGTATCAGTTATAATAAAGCCTATAGCTAATATATCCCTTTCATTATAATCATCATCTGTTATTATTAAACCATGGTCAAACACATAAAACTCGTTATTAATTAGTGTGGTTGTACCGCAATCACATTTAAAGAAAAACATATCTTTATCACGTAACGCGATATAAAAAATAGACCGATTAATATCTATATATTTATCTAACACATCTAGGAAGTTATTTATTGCAGTCCTTATAACATTATTTGTACATACGCATTCTCCTATGCATGATGAGCATTTATGTGTTGATGTATTTAATGCTATTCTTATCCTTCCAGAATTCGTTTCTAGAAAGATATTAACAATTTCCATTTATGTTTTCTAGAATTATCAAAATAATTCTCAAAATCAAATGGAACAAATGCATATATGTAACTGTAAAATTTGTATCCAATAGTTCTGTAATTACCGCATTGTTAATATTCATTGCACAATAATAAATTCCAAAAGGTTCGAGTATGGTTCCTATTATCTTATTTAAGAATTCTCGTATTCTTGACTTTTTGCCAAGTACATGAATTCTATATATACATAGTGTTATAATATATTCTATTATAGAGTTGAAAAATATGATCACGGATACAAGTGATGGGTTCATAGTAATACAACAATGCAAAAGTTTATGTATCTTGATATCCCTTATATCAACTAATGTATCTGTAGATTGCAAACCCCCAGCACATATGTTTGCTTGACTTATATTCTCTATTGCTTGTTTAATTATTGAGATATCCAAAACACGCACACCTGCAATCATTGTGAGCAATGGACCCCAATTGCTATATCCAGAGAATTTTAAATCTACATATCCATGAATTGCAAACATTATAATATCTGACAGTGCATTAAGAAGCGATTTATCTGTAATGTCAGAACATGGAAACAAATACGATTTTGTTCCTTTGAATATATTACTTTTTAATGATCTTTTTAATACAGGATCATAGGAGAGTATACAATCAGTACAGTTACATTTTGGAGGTATAGTTTTTATGTCATTAAAGAATAGATTACTGTACATTGTTTTATACTCTTGCAATATCCTTGTACATGCATATTCGAATATATCTAGGAACATAACTCCATTGACTATTCTTGTGTATGAACTCTTAGCTACTAAGCTATTTACTCTCCATTTACGTATGATCTTTATGGCCATTTTTTTGGTACGTAGCGTTAACGATGACAACAAAATGTTTTGACACGCTAATGGATAAACACAAAACTCTGACATAAGTAAATATAGATCTTTGTACTTTATATTATTATGTGTATTATCAACATATAATAATAAATCCAACAACATAGCCTTTTGGCTATGTATATTCTTGACCAATGGATGGGTATCATCATGTTGATTTGTTGCATCTCCTGATTTCATTGTGATTGTTCTATTATTACATACTTGTATATGTTCCCTAAATCTACTAGAAAATTTTCTGTTAATACTATCATATAATTCAATATGTTCCTCTATGAATGATTTTTCTACATTTGTAAGTGTGTGTATGTCTGTATTAATGTGAATATTAATACCAAACATTGCAATAGATTTGATACCATATTTTTTGATTAACTCATTTGAATCAAAATTATTATATATAAATTCATTTAATTTCCTGTTTATCTTTGGTAACATCATATCTATTATATTAACACAACCATACATAAATTCTCTTAGTTTTTTAATATCCTCATTAACATATTGTATTAATGGATATTCGTAATACTTTTTTATTAATTTCAAACAATGTGAATAGGATACAATATCATTCAATGACTTATTTACGGGTGGATAATTGAGCACATCACTAAGATATATTAGTTGAGCAGGTAATATTGATACAGAGGAAATAACGTGCAACCACTTTGTTTTGTCAATCTTTGCTAACAAATCTCCAAGTTCAAGTGCAGTAAATGACATTATATCACATGCTAATGTATAGTTATGATATAATATACATGTAGGAGTTACAACATGATTATTTAGTAGTGTTTTTATGTCATCCTTATATATTAAATCATTTGCAATCAAACACTTTAAAATATCAATATCACAATTTTCGAGTAGATAACGCTTATGAAATAATATTGTACTATATAACTCCTCGGGTATTACCGTGAATTCTCTTATTGCTAATATTAAGTCATCTATTCTTATAACATCTAAGTCAAAAAATCTAACATTTGTAACACTGAGTTTTATTGCATCTCCATATATTTTGTCTGGAAGCATTCCATGAAGGCTATAGTCTAGCAAATTCATTATATGTTTTCTTGATAGTTTTCCAATACATAGATTCACAGACAAAAGTTTTTTCAACGCAGTACGCACTGGCTTTGGATATACTAACATTGTGAATGTATACAAAAATGATATATTTTAAGTTTTATGCTATTTACTTACATTTTGATAATCTATGTTGTATTGCATATGACAACACATCAGATAGTAACATATCCAGATTGGGAATTTTTGCATTTTTATGATTATTATTGCATTTATTATGTGAGCATACTGTACCCATAGAGTATAACATATACATTTCAGATGCAGCCTTATCAAATATGTCATCTCTTAGTGGAGTAAGATCAGTACCTGCTAACAAGTTACATAATGATCGCAATATTTGTGAAAACTGTATCTTATTATTATCATAATAAAACCATAGAATTGATACATATAATAAGTATTGTATCATAAAATGAGCATATATTCTAACTCTAGCCAAGTACATATTTGTTTTTACAATATATGGAGAGAAGTTGATTAGTGCATCATCCAATGTAATGAAATCGTCAAAGGATAATTTTATAGGTCTATAAATCATAAAATCTATAGCTGTAATTGACATAACATGTTCATAATAAGGAATTTCAGGAACATCAAATAGTTTGTATAGTAGTCCATTATTCATTAGCTCCAATAAATCAGATAATGTTTTATGTATTGCATTTACAGCTGATAAGCATACATTTATTCTATGAAAATTAACACCTACTATGATATCATTGGTTACCAAGACATTAACATATACATGAGCAAACTCTCTCCAAATGTCATGAATCATCATATCATACTGTGGTGATTCGTCAATATTATTAATTATTATACCATAAACTTTATCTGAGACAAATTTACTTGATCGTTGATCATGAATATTAGATAATACATTGCTGATAACCATTCTCTTCCTTACAGAATTACCAATCAACAATATGGAACCATCGGCAAGTATCGTTTCGGTATTTCTATCACTGTTGATATCCATCGAAATGGTTTTTAGTATGTTAAGTGGTGTAAATAAATTTAAATTTTTTGGAACCCATGAATATGCCTCTGTATACATGTAATGATGTAATCTCGTTAATGGAAACCGTCCGCGGATTACGTGCTTTAATAGTATGTTACTTATCTCTTGTTTATCTATTAATGGTGTACATATCATACCAAAATACAGTGGGTGTTCACTAAATTTCTCTGCATATATTTCGAAGAAGTCTAGCTTTGATTTTCTTATAAACCACAAAATACTATGAGAGTTAAACGATAGGATATCTTCTATTTTTATTAACTCACACAATGTATCCACATGTTCATTATCTCTGATAGCTGATATTTCTTCCAATGTCATGTTTGATATACTAAATGTACCTGTTTCTATCAGTGCATCTTGTATACATGGAGTTGTAATATTGAACGGTAGATGAACATGTATGCGTCGTCGACACGCAGTAATCACTGCAGCACATTGATGTGTTGTTATTGTCTCCTCCATGAGTTTTATATATGCTTCTGGTGCATCAGCTATATATTCGTATAGTTGTGATGGTATTACATCTTGTGTATTTAATATGATATTGCGTATTTTGTCTTCTAATCCCATCTTATAATAAAACAACTGATAATCTGATAGGATTGTCTTAATATCTTCCATTGTTATATCTGTTAAAGCTTCTGAGGGAGACATATTATCAGCTTCTTCTTCCGTGGCAACACATGTATAAAACTTTAGACCAAGTATCCTCCTAAGTTCTGTATGAGAATAGTTGTTTAATAGACATTCTCTAATTATTGGCTTCGATACGTGTTTACACATGTTCTGTATTAGTACATCCGCTACAATATGATTATTGAACGTTTCTTTATCTACAAATCTAGAGAAGTCAATACTTGGATGTTTCATGAAATGCATAACAACATTTCCAATAATCTTAGGATCCGTTATATCTAATAATCCTTCGTTGTATGGAATTATTGATCTTGTTTCTAATAGATTTATCAAAATACCTGATGGGATTTTCCTATAGTTTAATGCCTCCGTAATGACCCTAATCTTATCGTTCAAAAATTCAGACAGATTGTTATCAGGAATGAACTGTACTGCTGTAGGTATACCCTTTACAAGCCAATATGGAAACATCGTCTTATGATATTTACCATATCCGCGTTTTAACGCGGGTATTAGAAATTCATGTAGAGGATGGTTCAAATATATATAATCACTTGTTAGTTCTCTATAATCTTGATTGCTATACACTGACTCAAACTTTGGTGAATGAATCCTTGTTAATCTTATCAACATATCATGATCTAATATATCCAAGCATGCATGTACATGTCTCAATACATATGCTATTAGATCATCATGAATTCTTGTACATGATAATATGACTTTCACAACATATTCTGGTGATATCGATCTGGGTTTGAAGTATAGAATACATAATTGTGTGTACTTTATCAATTCAGATAGCAGATGTATTACATCATCTGCATTGTTACTCTTGGGAAGAGAACCCAGCAGCATTAATTTACACAGGGCATGATTATTCATAGATAGAAAATTAAAGTTTTTTAGCGACAATTGTTCAAGCATGCTATATACATCCTTGTTTAAAACAAATTCCATGATGACACTAGTCGACACTAATTTTTCAGTTAATTTTTTTTCTATCTTTAAAGGAGCATGTTGTGGATAATGAAATATATGGTAGTAAATACATGTATGATAACCACATACATATACAAAATACAAATAAAAATATAATGATGATGATCATTTATTACTAATTATTTTGGCTACGATATTGTCACACTTTGAATAGTCAAACTTTCTATTACTCTAGATACATTGATTTTTTCATTTTCTTTTACAAATTCAGCAATTTTCTCATAAAACTCATCCTCAAATTTCTTCATGCACCTGTCAACATTTGATGATATAATATTTGCTAGTATGCTATACTTTGTATAATGAAAGTTTCCTATCTTTATTGTTTCTATACACAGACGGTCTGCTATACATTGATCTTTTAATATCACATAAATCTTTTGGTCATCTAACTTTGTTGCGCGATTGAAATAGTCGTACAACCGTGTTTTTGTTATACATCCTTCCTTTACTTGAGGCGCTCTAAATAACCTAAACCTCAATACATCTAATAATTCATCACTGATAATAAGTACGCTATCTTTTACAGAGCATACATCATCGATCTTTATTGTATCATCCTCTACCATCTGATTTATAAGTTCCTCTATATGTTCATTATCTATATTATAAACATGTCCATTGAATTCTATAATATTAGCTGGTGTTTTTAGTCTATTTGATAGTACCCTTACATCACTCGTATCTATGTATAGTGACGATGACACGCATATGGAATCTAGAATTTTTCTCTCTATGTCAGTAAGTACAAGTTCAGCAGAATTATTTATATCTAGTTTACCAGATGATGTGAAGTAATTGTTTTCGACTAAACTCGTAATCAAGCTGGTTAATATACCAGATTTATAATTACACAACTTAAACTTCCTTACAAATTGTGGATTTATTAGATCAATGGGAATCCTTGGTTCGTTACGCTTTAGTTGAGACTTTTTTTTGGCTAGAGGTCTCCGTATAACTAACTCATCAATAATCTCACTAATGCGATTTGATAGATATGTTTTTAATATGCGTGCACTGATACTATTGAGAACAAGTTTATCATCACAATCTGCCATCATTTACTTTTGTACGATTAGTTTTGAATACAAAAATAGAAATATACTAATGAACAACAAACAAATTACAAATATAACTACGCATAGTGAATATATGTTCCGTGATTCCATTGATTCCTTATCTATCATCACGGTTTTTATAGCATTAATGAAGTTTTCAAAGTCGTCATCTGATGATGAAATAAAAACTCCAAACACAGTAGTAAACAGATTATTCATTTACTATATATTAAATGAATCATCGTCATCATCTATATCAACATTTGGCTCCTTAACTATACATAGTTGACGGCACGTATCTATATTATCATCGTCATCGTCAGTTGACATTCTTATTTTTGTTTCAACACCCTCTAAATCCAAAACATTTATAGCACATTCCTTCGTTACTGTTAGTTTCTTTAGAGCAAATGTTACCTTGCATTCAGACCCTGATTTATAAAATACTAGTGGTGTTAGTAGTACTGTCATAACCTGAGGATCTCTTAATGATAACAATTCTATATCATCCATTAGATTACGTTGTCTATTCTTTTCACCTACGCTTACATATTCTAATATTGCTCCAACTATTTTATTAACATATAGATAATCGTCCTTTATAGTCTTTTCAACAAGTGTAGATACTTGCAATCCAGACAATGATGGAGGAACACGAACATTCTTATCAAGATTAGAGTATATATGCTCCAATAATTGGTACAATAGGGGATTGGAACTTTTCGGTTTAATCCTTAGAAAGTATCCACAACTATTTGGTTGTCTAAAATTATCAGATGATTTGTTCTTATATAACTTTCCCTCCCCTTCTATCATTATCAATGATGATGTTAACTTTGTAGCGAGTTCATCTACAAGTGCAATGTTTATATTGAAACAATTAGGATATTGTGTCGGTGTTAATGCTACAGAACTTATACACTTTGTGGTTGTCTTTGATAATGACCGTGTGATTGATATGATATCTGGTGGTGATATGTTCCTAGTCCTTTCTCCATCTGTATGATTTTTATTGGTTACCTTATTAGGTAATGACCTGGATTGTGATGAAGATACAGACTTGCGCATTTTATATTAACTATAGTCAGTAGAATACATTTTCACTTATATTTATTTCATCTTTATCTTTATTTACAGCTAAACAATGCCTTTATATAACTGCTATATAGCGCTATAGTTCCAGGAATAAATATAAATACTGCTATAATTTCCATTACATATAATAACCTAGCCTTTGTGGGAGCCATAAACGATATCATACGTGTAGGTGCCAATGTCCTAAAAATCATCACACCTCCTGAAATTACCATTATTAACATTATGATTGTCATGATTATCATGTTGATTGTATTATATGTGTCCATTTATAATACTTGATCAGAAAGCTATACTATATCCGAATATGCCCTTGTAATGAAGGTTGTTGGTGAAATAGATAGTTGTCTATGTATACTACATGATGTTGACTTATTTAAATTAAGTTTTGGAGAGTTAAAGCTTGACTTCAATATTCTATAGGTATATATTCCTCTCCAAATAATATTCTCCTTCTCAAATACACCATCAAATACTGTATCCTTAAGAAACTTGTCTTTTACTATCACCAATAATACATCTAGCTTTTTTCCACCAATATGTGTTATCAAATCCATTCCGTTTTTGTTTATACACTGTATTTCTGTTTTGGATGGTAAATCTAAGATGTGTATCAATTTCTTTGTTACGAATGTAGTTACATCTATTGATAGTCTAGAGGGTATTAACTTTGAAACATCAAGTTCGTGTTCTATCTCACATATTGCAGTAACCTGTATATTTGTATCTATCATTGGTTCCTTATTCCCGGTTAATGTAACATAGTTAAACCTACCAATATCATCATGTAAAATATACATGTCAGATGATATACGTCTGAGGTAAGATATTGCATCATGCAAATATTCTCTATCAAATGTATACACAATTCCACAATGTACCTCTCCACTGCGCCCAAAAAATAATATAGCCAGAGAATTTTTTGGATCAGGTGGATAGAATGTAACCAGGACAGTTGGTGATATGTTTGGTACTTCAAATGCGGGAATAGAAAATGTATCATTAGTATGCAAAAAATCAATATTATTTATTGGATATTTTTGCATAGATTCTCTAATACGCTTTTCTACTGTGTTTGACCGTCCCTGATATACAAATTTAATTGCTGCATGGGTAGTTGGCGATACCCCATCACCCATCAACCAACCTATTGGTAAAAAAAATAAGTCAGAAACATAGATACTAGGAAATAATCGTATATTCTTTACTAATTTTTTTAATACTTGATATTCATATTTATATGATTCCATTACTATCAATGACTTTGTTACGTCGTCTATTGTATTGGATGATTTTTGGAATAAATTATCATTGTTATAGTAAAACGCTAAAAAATTAAAATGTACAGTACATTGTCTCAATGATATAGTTGATATAGTATCGTTAATATTAAAACTTGGCTTTCTTATCTTGCATGCTGCATTTTTAATGAACTGGTTCATAGTTATCCAATAGACTATTTATGCGAGTAGTTATTCTTTCTGACAATACCTGTGTTGATTTTCTAGTCCATTTTTCCATACGATAGTATTCTTTTAATCCTGTACTATTTGGTATTACAGTATTTATAGTTAAATTCTCTGTAGTAAATAAAATACTCTTAAGCATGGTCATCTTTTTATCTGCCAAGAACCTAAAAAAGGTGTATATTTTTCGTAATGACCTAAAATTATCAGGAGGATTTAATGAACATAATATCATGAAAATGCATGTAAACATACCACACTCTGACTCTAATAACTGATTAACTTCATAGTTTATACATCCCTTTGTTGCACCAAAGCAATCAACCAAAAATCTTAATATTATATCAACATCACAATTAACATTATCTAACGTAGAGTTTTGCTTATTTATATTAAATCCTTCCGAAAAAGAATAAAAGTAAAAATACGGGTAATGATAAAAATCTGCGGGATTGTTGCCACCTGAGTCATAAAACGCGACAAGCTTATTCCTTTTATCAAATATGACACTTTTCCAATGAAACAAGTAACAAAAACCAAACATAACGTATCGACATTTTGACTTTAAAATCTTATACTTAATGTTATAATAAACAAGACTATTGTAGAACTTGTTGGGTTTGTCATAAATGCCTGTACCATTAAGAAAGTTAAGATTATATTGTCCCAGATAATCTATCTCTGTTTTGTATGCAAATGGTGCAATCAGTCTTTCTATACTATGATTACTCATCCACGCATCGGTTTCGGGCTTGATTTGCATTTTAACAACCTTATGGTTTATTCCTGTATGGATTCCTGCTCTAGATAAGTCATCTACGTGTAAATTCATCTGCGAAAAGTCTATCGCCTTAGAAATCTTCTCTCTAAGATATGGTTTAAAAAACATGTATAATGGTATAGATGTTGATAGTGAAAATATATCTTTTACTGTTGTATATTGGGCTAACAATGCATTAACGAGCTTTTGTTTTTGCTGTATCTCTGAATCCTCTGTATCATTTTCATTGAGACTATGAAGAGCAGATGGTACATTTAACAATCCAGACTTCGCCATGGACATGAGCTCTGATATGGGTATGCATGATACTTTACCTGCGCTTCTAGATTTATCAAATCTATCAACTACATATCCATTGCAGTTAGTGATGAATTTTGATATATCCAATGTTGTACATAGTCCAACAACAGAATATATGTGATATAATAGATTTGTAAATCCTAATTCTGGAATTTTACTGATAACTAAATCTGCATATCTTTCCATTTAACCATGCTAAATCTTCCAAATATATATCTATTTCCAAACCGTGTCAATACTTTCACACATGCATTTACACACTCTGAATTTAATGATATGTCACAAAAGGAAAAATTCAACTTCAGCATGGCAGTGTTTCCATTGATGAAACATCGATGGAATGATGCATATGTAGTAAAACATGATAACAAACTAAAATTAAACATAGAAATCAATGAAGAACCTTATGATAATTACAAATGGAAGAAAGCATCCAGTCATAGCATAAATTCATTCGTGCCTACAAAAACATCATTATTATCAGAAGAATATATACATGGAAACACTAGTATGTCATTTGAGTGTTATGCATTTATAAAGTGTATTCATGGAATATCATTATCTAGCCTTGATACCACCGTGTTACGTGGACTGATGGTTGGAGGTAATAGGTTGAAGATATTCTCATCTAATAGAGATAATGAATCATCTACGATAGGTGTATTAGGTAATGCTAGAGAATTTTCGATGATTACATTGGCATCTTTAAATCCAAAGATACAAAAGGAGATATTTTTAGCGTGGATAAACAAACGTCCTGTAATTTTAACTGGAGGCACAGGTGTTGGAAAAACATCCCAAGTGCCCAAACTTTTGCTATGGTTTAATTACTTATTTGGAGGTTTTGAATCTTTATTGAAAATATCACAATTCAAAGAAAAACCAGTTGTATTATCATTACCTAGGATCGCATTGGTTCGCATGCATGGCAAGGCATATATTGATGCCCTAGGATTTAATGGTTTTGATGGTTCTCCAATATCGCTTAAATTTGGATCGATGACAACAGATGATATTAACAAACATCCTAGATCGTACGGTATTGTTATTTCTACTCACAAATTAACATTAACGAGGTTGTTCACGTTTGGAACGATTATATTAGATGAAGTACACGAACATGATCAAATAGGAGATATTGTAATCGCTGTCGTAAGGAAGAAAATACATGATATTGACTCACTTTTCTTAATGACAGCAACTTTAGATGACGATAAAGAAAGATTCTCAGAATTCTTACCAAATCCTATTTTTTTACACATTCCTGGAAAAACATTATTTCCAATAACAGATATATACATACGCAATCCTATAAGAATAACAGATTCAAGAAATTATATAACTAAAGAATTATATAATATAAAACAATCTATAAAGAAATATTCTCCTCAAAATGGACACTGCGGAATAATTTTTGTAGCTACAATTTCGCAGTGTAAATTTTATGCAAAAATACTATCTAAGACTATTAAGTATGCTACATTTTATATAATGCACGGCAAGATAGATGATATAGACAACTTATTGACACGTGTATATAATAGTAACGGAGTGACATTTTTAGTATCGACTCCATATTTAGAATCTAGTGTCACAATAAAGAATGCTACCCATGTATATGATACAGGAAAGGTATTCATACCTTCCCCGTTCAGTGGTGGTAAACAACAAATAATTTCTAAATCTATGAGGGATCAACGTCGTGGCAGAGTTGGTCGCGTAAGATCCGGCACATATATATATTACTATGATCCATCTTTGATGAAGCCAATAATACGAATCGACAACGAATTTCTACACCCATATATATTATATTCTAAATACTTCGGACTAACGTTACCAGATGATCTATTGGTAAAACCCAGTGATTTAACGATACTTAATAAGACAATATGTTATATTGAATCATTTAATTTAGGCGATGATCAATGGTTTCATATATTATCAAACTATTATTTAACAATGTTAGAATATGCAAAGCTATACACAAAAAGCAAAAGTGTCGCTGCAGGTATTGATACATTTGAACGACATGATATATTGACAGATAACACATTAAAAAATATATTATCATTACAGTTACGTGCAAAGATAATAACCAGTAAACAACTAAATTCAAAATACATTCATGATTGTGTTATTATGTTTGGGCCATATACAGGTACAAAGATCAAGGTTTATTATCATAGACAAATAACTACTGATTATATATATATGCTTACAGACACGTCATTTGTGGTGGATCATGTTAACGATATAGTCTAGTTCAATATAACTAGCAATTTTTTTTGTAGTTCTGAAAAATCTTCATATTGACCCTTTGTGGATACAATTAAGCAATGTGATGTTATTATTGATTGTTTAACTATAAAATCGAATGCCTTTTCAGGATAGATACTAAAAGCAAATATATAATAAGTGTTTTGTGTTTTGAGTTTTGTATGATCAAGTGAATATATTAATCCTCTCCTTTTCATATTCCACATAAGACCGGTTATAATTGTAGATGATAATTTTGATCCCTTTAATATACCGCATACAAAGCTTGATTTAGCAGTAATTGAATATCTTGTATGCTTTGGAAAGATTAGCTTGCCATTATTATCTCCCTTTATAATTGTAATTGCAACATCTCTATTTTCTATAATGTCATCTATTGATCGTCCACTAGCAAAGAATGCCAAAAATACATATTGATACGTAGCTGATGGTCTTGATCTACTGAATTTTATGAATGTATCTGATTCAAGTATTGTATTCATATCTTCAATTGAAAATCTATGTTGTAAACATATACCACTATGTGTTTTTTGTAACTGTATGTTATTTTCCCCATAATTTGCAACAGCAAATGAAACAAAATCTAATAGCGAAGCATCATGATAATTTATAAATATTTTGTTTGTTACCTGTTTTTTCATTAACTCTAATTTTTCTTTGTATGAGTTCTGTATTGACAGTGGAGCAACATCAAGTATAATTATCTTGTGATTTTGTTTATCAGTTGTATTATATATTGATGGGCTAAAACTAGGATATATAGCTATAATGTCTCTAGACATTAATGATGATTGTATGTTGCGTGTCAATGAATGAAGTATATCACTTGTTCTATCATTTGTAGATAACCAATAATCCAATATATCATGTGATATCCACGGAAAATTCAGATATATATTCATGGTATACTCATCACTATGTTCAAAATTTATACAGTCAGGTATATCGAATGACAGCATACCAATACCCTTAAGAAACTTATCATAATCCTGTTCATTCACAAAGGAAATAGTTACATATAATTTTCTACCTACAATCTCATAGTCTATTAAGTGATAATGTTCCGTTAAACATAATATCGCAATTACATTATCCAATGAATTATCTACAGGAACCATGACCGTATAAAATGGCGATGGTATCATCGCAACCTTTCCTCCGTTTATATCATATATAGGATCATTGTATACTATTTCTGGATATGATGGCAGTGTTCCAAATGTGGATTCCAATAATGTTAATACTCTATCATTTACATATCTAACGAAAATTACAACAGCTGGACCAGATAACTGCTTCATGCGTGATGATAATAGCGACCTTACTTCGTTTTCACGCTCAAGCATCGTTAATCTACCACCATTATATAGGTCACCACCGTTTATGAATGTTAAGATATCCATACAATGAAATAATTCATTTCTAAAATAATATTCATTCTCTATTTCGTTAATATAGTTTTTTATGTTTATATTATCAAAGTTATCCTTTAGTATACCATCTACAAAAAACCATGATATTAATTCTTTTATGGCAGATATATACGAAACATTGTTTAAGCTTTTACACCAAAAACTCATAAAACCTCTAGCTGTTGATGCATTGGCCAAAAACTTTTTATGGTTGAAAGATATCAATATATGTTCTAATAAGTGAGCAATCCCTAAAATCTTGCCTATATCTTGTTCAAAACCAAAGTTAGAGATGCCTACATAAATATCTTTTTTCATGTTACTTCTAAGAAAAACTCTTACTCCATTTGAAAATATTATCATTTACTAAGAAGTAAAATGGGTAATAGAGTTTGCATGTCTATGTATGAGTCTATATTAAATATTTTTTTAGTTTTAGAATACTTAATAGTTACCTGATTTTTTTTTGAATCAACGTATACGTTTGCTATAGTGTATAATGCTTTATCAAAATCTTGAAAAATTACAGTGTTTAATGTATTAGGTAACGATTTATCTATGTTATTTTGATCGCTATGTATTTTATTTATTTCATTGATAGCAAGTTGTAATTTATTTGTTGGATATACAAACATAATATAAGTAATTAACACAAATAATATAAACAATATAGCGTATATAAGTAAGTATGCCATTTAGAGAACTTATTTTGTTTAACTTGATAAAATACATAGTTACGTCAGATGAAGATGCTATACAAAATTTAGCTTCTTTAATGTTATGCTTTGGTAATGATGTAGTAGAACAAATACTAAGTAAATTTGATAAAAAATACTATAAACAAACATCTCACATACGATCATGTAGAACATATATAAATAAAATAAACGTATACTTTACAGACAGCGCAATAGAAGACATAGTCACATTCAAGCTGATGCATTTCTCTCATATAATAAAACCATGTATAAAGTTATCTAAAAGATTGAAAGGCATAGTCACAATATTACATAATCATGTATATGTATACGATGCAAATGATCAATTGTTGGAACTATTATTACAGAAATATAGTCCACAAATGTATACTTATTCAGCTACAAGATTACCTATCGTTAAATTTGGTGCAAAGACAATAATATGTGGTGTTCCATCAATAACATACTTAACATATATATTAACAAATGTTTCAGTAAATTGTAATACACGAGTTGTTGTCACGAAGAAATGCGTAAAGATATTATTATATCATGAAAATAGATTTATATTACAGTCGTTATTTAATAAGGGAAGTGGCATAATAAACGAATCATTGAAGCATATGTTTTATTTTTTGAGTGGCGGCCATTCACCGTATTTTGAATCCTCTATTACACGACTCAATTCTTTATAATCTATAGCATCTTTATCTATTTGTGCAACAACAATAAACTGCTTGAACGGAACATATGCACATTCCTTTCTTTCCGGTGAATATTTTAACAATAACACATAATCATTACCGAAGTACTCTGTTAGTGCGGTAATCAAACCATATATTCCCATTCCAAGCACACTAACAGCACCATCTTTAGAAAAAAGTGACATTATATTGACACGTAGAACGTTATAATTACCCTCAATTTTCTTTAGTAATTCACTTGCCATTTCACAAACAGAACATAGAGGTTTTCCTATCAAGATAAGAGTTTCAGTCATTTATGGGTATCAAAAATTTAAAAGCTCTACTATATAATCTTCGTTCACTTACACCATGTTTACAATATCCCAAGGAAGGATATTCTGCTGTGTATGTAGATACAATGAGTATATTTACAACAATGGCATATGCGGCAACAAACAAATACGAATTATTATATTCGTTTGTTGAAAAAGTTCTGAATTGGAAGGAATTAAGTAAAATGAATGTTGTATTATTCTTAGATTATGGAAATATAGAAATAAAGACAAGACTCAGAGATTCTAGAAAACGGTCACGATTATTATCAGTAGATAAAAAACTTCATGGTATTGCTAATTTGATGCTTGAATTAGATTCGTTAGGTAACATGCGTTTACCAACTGATGAATTCATAAACGAATACATAACTGATATACAAATAAGAATTCATAAAACACTTTTTCATATATCATTAGCATGTGATGGTGAAATCAAAAGATTGATTGATTGTGCAATAGAAATGTTGGGTGATACTGTAGAAACAGTTACGTGTAACGGCGTAGATGCAGAGTTGAATATGGTACGCTATGCGTATGAATTAGCAAATGATACGGGCAAATGGCCTATTCTGGCAAGTGGTGACCAAGATACACTATTATTTGCTACAATAGATAAATTACCAAAATATTGCGATATGATATCATGTATATACATGTTTTTACCATGTGCATATAGTATGTATATATCAAAATTAGCTGTTTTAGCTAATGGGTGTGATTTTTTCCCGGGATTAAAAGGAGTGTGTGTGACACCAGCATCATTGAAGAAAATGAAGCTTTTTGATTCATTTACTGCAGAAAATGCAGCAACGAGTCTATCTACAAGAAATATGATGTTGCACGAGTATGTACATGTACCATGCGATGAAATAATAGAATTCATAAACAAGTACACTGCCAGTGATATTAGCATATACCAGGATAGTATAATAGATGCATACGATGTACGTTGCTTCATATTTTCAATATTGCGTAAAAAATGGAAAACATTTTCTAAATATAAATACATACATAAGTTACCGATGATATATCAACTTGTATTACTGTTGGAGGAAAAAAATACAGTAACAAAGGAGTCATTGAATACAATATACAAATTAGAAAATACAATAGATACAAATAAAATCGCTGAATGTATCGCTTCTCTGTTTGGATACAATATCGGAGACAATGTTATAATACCAATATTAGGTATACATAAAACATTTGGCATAGTTGCACATTTGTATAACAACGTTTACTTTAATCATCATAGAATAATAATTGAAAATAAAGATCTAATAAAAATTGGATGAATAAATATGGTATTTCCGTTAGTATGTTCAACATGTGGCTGTGATTTATCAGAAGAACGATACAGACTGCTAATTGAGAATGTGAGCTTACAGGATGTACTAAAGTATGTAAAGAGAATGTGTTGTCGACTTAAATTATCAACACAATTAGAACCAAAGAGAAACTTAACTGTAAAACCACTTCTTGATATCAATTAAATGAATGCACAAACATTCATAGAAAGTTACTCACCTAGGGGTGCTATAATTTTTGTTAACTCGTTTTATTCATTAACAGAACCATTTAATCCATCTGAAGATAAACATATAGCAATATATTTTGGAACAGGATTAGCAACTCATTTATTGAAATCACGAGGATATAACTATTCTGACAAAATACATGATGTTTGCGATGATGTATCATATGTCATAGAGTCAACAGCGATGAGAGGATCGCATATATTAAAATTAACAGATCTAATAAAAAATGCAAACATTAAAGTATATATATTACACAATGTATCAAAATCCATACAACTGATGGCACAAGCGGCTGATAACGCATTAGAATTAGTTGGCGTGCCATATGGATTTAGCTATAGTAAGTTATATTGTTTCAAGATGGTAGCTGATTGCTATCGTGCTGTAGGAATTAACGTAAATACATACAAACTACTATATAGAGATGTATATCTGAGTCAAAGCTTCACAAGAGATTATAAATGGTATAAAATCTATGATTCTTTAACAGGAGAAATTGATATTAACTGGATATAGCACTGCTTCGTGTATATTGTTTGATGGTACCCTGTGAACTTGTTTTTGTTACTTGTTTCGTTAATGCATCAGTTATTTTTGTGGGTACTGTAACAACTCTAAATGGAGAATTTATATTAAATGTTATACCCTTTGTATCTGATTGCAATTTTGTTTTTATTGAACTAGCTAAAACACGAAGCGTATATAAGTATTCTAATATTGCAAATTTATTTAATTCCGAGTCAGATAATTGTATAAATTTATTATCTGTTGTTCCCAATGGACTACTTACTCTTCCATCTAGTATTGTGCCATTATAATGTTGTTCAGCTTTATTGATTATGTTTTTTTGTTGTGTTAATTTGTTAGCTTGTGGATGAACAATTACCAATTGTTGTGAGTTCTGTATATTATCTACTGTGCTCATTTCCTCTATCTTTAATCCAGCCATGAATTCAGCATGATTATTTTCAATTGTTATTCCCTTCATTGTTAGATAATTATACATATTATTGATAGCATCGCATTTAACTGGAAGAGATAGTAGTCTCTCAGCTTCTTGGTGTATCAAGCTAGTATTGCAATCTATTGGATAACCACCCACAGTAGATATACGATTTCCTGTAATATCAGGGAACATCCTATATTGTATTAGGTTAATGATAGCATACTTCATATGCAATAGATCGTGCAAATCCTGGGAAAGTTGCTTTTGTGATTTAAATAAGAATTGTTCTAGAACCTCAACTATATCCATTGCATAAAACAGTTGATTAGATAATATCAATGTTATTAGTGCTGCCAATGTAGACAATACTATGAAATGACATACCTTAAAGAACGATGAATTATGTGTGAACCTTTCTAATGATCCATATAATCTCCAAAATTCTCCGTGATCACATACATATATAGAATATGGACGTAATGTTTTAAGTATTGATTGAAGTGTGTTTATGTCATCAACACGTATATCTGATTCACACTTTGAATATATAGCACTAATAGCTTGATCACGTTTATGACTATCACAGCTGTACAGAGATTTCGCTAGTTTCTCTAATGTGTTCGTATTAGCAATTAATCCCTTTGTAACAGACCGTATTATAGCACATGAAACATTATTAAACAAAAAAGATGATCGTTGTTCATCAATCATTTAACTTCAAATAATTTATAAATTTCAAATGAGTTTACGAATTAAACTAGATAGGTTACGTCAAATAATTACGTACTTTTCAGAGTTCAGCGAAGAGGTATCCATAAATGTAGATTCAGCTAATGGATTGATGTACATATTTGCAGCCTTAGGTGGGTCTGTAAATATATGGGCAATTGTTCCATTAAGTGCAAGTATATACTACGATGGCGTAGATAATTGCGTGTTTAATTTACCTGTAATTAAGGTAAAATCATGTTTATGTAGCTTTCATACAGATGCAACAATTTGCATTGTTCCAGATAAAGAAAATAATCTCGTTACGTTGACTAGTTATCATGTAGTTAGTATAGATTGTAACAGAGAACCAATACCCCACAGAACAGATACATGTATATCACTTAGTATAGACCAAAAGAAGTCTTATGTATTTAATTTCAAACTATATGAAGTAAGATGTTGTGGCAGAACAGTTGTACATCTTGACCTCCTACTTGGATTCATCAAGTGTATAAATCAGTACCAGCATTTAACAGTTGGCTTCGGTAATAAGAGTTTGATAATGAAAACTCCTGGTAAGAAGGATACATTTATTAGAGAGTATTCAATGACTGAATGGACACCAGAATTGGAAAGATTCACCTTTAGGCTTGCTATTTCATCACTCAATAAACTTCGAGGGTTCAAGAAGAAAGTATCCATATTCGAAACTCGGATAGTAATGGATAAGGATGACAATATTCTTGGAATGTTGTTTAGTGATAGGATTGCATCATATAAAATAAATATATTCGTTGCTTTTCAAGATTAAAATGTTGTTTGATAAATATGGGTAGTAGTGTTGCTGTTCCAAAACGCGATCCTCCACCTCCTAAGCAAACAGCAGAATCCGTATTATCATATAATGATTTGTACATGATTATACCAAAAATAAAATTGGGTGAAATGGTTAGAATAGGTAATGTTGATACACACATGAAACCCTATGTTAAAAAGACGTTCCCTGAGTTTGAATTTGTAGATATTGGAGTTGGGAAATTATCAGGGTTGGTTAGACAAAGATATATTGCAGATATGGAGTTTTGTTGTACAAGCTTTATCAATTTATATTATTGGTTGTTACCAAATAACAAGAAATCTCAATCGCATAGCTATGGATCGATATTACATACATGTGACCCAAATAACTTTGATAATGGAGATTGTGATATATTTCTATTTGATTGGTGTAGGAAGAAAGGAAATATGGGAATATGTACTGAATGGATAGTAGAGTCATTCAACAGACATGAGGTAGGTAAAAAAACCAGCTTCGACAAACTAAGTAATATGTTCAATGATATATGTAGTAAAGATGCATCAACAGAGGTATGTAATACATGGTTACATGTACTCAGATCCAAAAGGTCCGATAGCAATGACTTGTTAATAGATAAAATACTATTATCGCAGTCACAAGATTTCAAGAATAAGTTCATGAAATGCAGCTTTCCAAGTGCAGATACCGAATACAATGCATTGAAGATAGCAGAGCCGAGGGAATGTTGGGATCCAAACTGTGCAGTAGAAAATATTAATTTCATGTTAACAAAAAACTATGACAATCTAGGTTTATGCCAAATTAATAGATGTAATATCAACGTACACAACTTAGATATAGATAATGTATCCAAACTTCACATGACATGTAATAATAAATCAGATTCACTATCGATGAGACCCGTTAATCAAACCACAGTAGTTGAAACAAATATAAGTAAATCATTTGATATAAAATATGGACTAATGTCTGTAATGTTTATTATAATCGTTTGGATTATAATTGTAATTCTTTAAATGGGAGCATCTGTAAGTGTTCAAACCGTAGTAAATAACATTAACGATAAAATAAGAACCAGATTAGAGCAACAAGCATCTGCATCTTCAACAGCTGTATGTGATATAACAATAGGTAGTCTAATAATAAAAAAGAATCTAGGATGTAGTGTATCTGTACGGAATCTATGCTCTGCACAATCAGATGCACAAATTGATGCAATATTAAGTGCCGTAACTGATGTATATAATAATTTAAGTGATGAACAAAAATCATACGTACCTGGATTACTTACAGCATCATTAAACATACAGACAACCGTTAATACTGCAATAAAAGACTTTGAAACATATGTAAAACAGACATGCAATGCTGACGCCATAATACACAATAAAATAAAGGTACAGAGTATCGTTATGGATGAGTGTGCATCTCCACCTGGTGCAACTACACATATTGACTTTACAAATACAGGAACCGCAAAGGGAAATTGCGGTGTAAAGGCTGTATTGGATGTTATAGCTAAGGCAAGCACGAATGAAGCATCTAGGCAGTACAGCAATATCCCTACACCATATATGTACATCGCAATCGCAGTAATAGCAATTGCTATGATATTCTTATACTATGCAAAACATATGTTGTTCACATCAACACAAGATAAAATAAAATTAATATTAGCTAGTAAGCCAGACGTACACTGGACAACATATCTAGATACGTTTTATACATATTCACCATCTATATTATCAACAAATTAGGCAAATATAAAATTGAAGTTATAAAAATACATTTGAGTAATAAACAATGTTGAACGATATATTAATAGCGCGAATTAATTCTATAGGTGAGAACTTAGATAGAGACAATGCGTTTCTTGCTGCAATAGAATACTATATAGTTGGAGATTCACCAATAATGTCTAGATTCATTAGGTTAGTATATGATATATTATTAACTATATATTGCATGATGGGACTCATTATTAGATTTGTATCTAGAAACCAGTGGTTTATTTCTCCTATTATTTGTGTTACTGCGATGTATTGGATCATAAAATCATACGTAAGTTGTATGTTAAATAACTATGGTTGATAGTTGTGATCTGTTAAACAAATTATCTGTTAGATAAACATCCTTTATATTGAAATCATCAACTGAAAAACATAATCCATCATGAGAAAATATCACCCTGACATTTTCATTAACTGAAACATCTGTTAATGTAACACCAACAATGAACATATCATCTCTGGATACATAAACTAACGTACCGGGTTCAGTTAGGTGATTAATATGAAAGGAAGGCGCGTATCTCTTTTTTATTTTGAAAATATCTATTTGTTGCTTAGAAAAGTAATCGAAATGATTCCGTATCAGCCATTCAAAAAAATAGTTAGACACGGTATGTGGCCATCTACATAGCGCAGCAAATCCGCGAACATAATTTAGATAACACGACTGTGGGAGATCCGCTCTATATAACCTAGCTGTACGTGATAAAATTATCACTACATCGGTGGTTATAGAAAAAATCATCTGATTTATCAAGAACTGTATTGTTGTCTTAGGTACAGTTAGTATATCAAATGCGAGTCCATCGGCATATATGTTTCTCTTATACATTGAATACAACGCAACCACTAACTGAAATAACAATACCACAGATATATTGTAATCCTTTGGATCGAGTGTTGTTACTCTTGATGTAGGCCACATTTCAATATATATAGATCTGCCATTACTATGTTCAGATGAACCCATTATCAATGGAAAGTTGATAGCCAATCTATTCAACACAGCTGATGATAATTCTATCCAACAATTAGCTTCTTCCTCACTCACTAATTTCGTTGTAAATGTTCCATATGATGTATATAAATTGAGAGGAATCCTAGAATTGTATTCACATATGCGAAGGTCCACGAAATTACTGTTTTCTTTACAATGTTTATTTTCCTGAGTATCTTGCTTTTGAGGCCTTACTTGTTGGCATAATTTGGTCTTTGGAACATTTTTGTAATTAATATAAGATGGTAATAGCAGCGTTTTATTTGACTTTCGCTTACTTTTGCCTTTATTTGAATGATGTTCGTTTGTATTCATTTATCACAAAAAAAAACTTCTCTAAATGAGCTTAATACTCGAAAACCTATTTGATGATGAAAGTATCTTTTTTGGTGGTTGTTTTATGTACCAACCTCTTGAAGATATACCATTAACAATAGTTTCTGGTGCTCGTGCTAGATTTCCAAAGTCTCTACTGTCATTATTCCACATAATACCTAGAACTATGACTCGATACAACATTGAACTTATTAATTCAGAACCAATAGTTGGAAGTGTATTTACTACTGTATATAATATAAAGCGAAATATTGGTATGGGATCTGAAGTATTAACGATCAAACACATAGAAAAATATTTTTTAGATCCAGCGAATGAAGTATTGACACTGATGATAAGAAATACATCATTCAATGACTTAAAACAATTCAAAAGAAAGGGAAGAAAGGTATCCAGCCCTGTAGTGTTCCGACAGGGATCTGCTCCTCTGTTACTCATATTAGAATCAAAAGATAAACAACTTGGTATATATAGAGAGGATACTAGCAAACAAAATGATGCTTATACATCAGTTGGTACAAATTTAGCTCTGATAGGAAAATATGCAGGACTTTACTTGTTAGATATACATAATCCAGCAAGTTCTATGAATCTTACAGCCATATATGGCATACAAAATAATAATTCTCTGAAAAAACTTACCAATGACAAGGAACTAAAAGAATACCAAGAATCTCCATTAACAGAACCCGTAAGACTTAAGGATTTCATTAATCTATTTGACAGCATCAAACAAAATATCCCAATGACCTCTGTGCCTATAGCTACCGATGAATGATTCACGCTGGTTAAATATGTCAACAACAGTAAACTTAACTCCCGTATTTATAACACCCAAATTAGAACACTCATTATTGAACACAAATAACAGATACATTGCTTTGATTATATTAGAACTCATAGTTGTGTTTTTACTTATATTTGTATTTTTTGGAGAGGAATGTAGGTGGTTATTAACCAAGTATGAACCATCAATTAACCCCCTAATTAAATATAAAGATAATTATTTAACATGTTTTAAAAATAAATTGTATGTAGTTGATAACGGTGCATACGTTCCAGCGCTGTCATTGAATGGTAAACATATAGTTACAAATAATTGCGAAAATATTTTACATAATTTAAATGAATCACAGCCAGTACGTGTTTTCGATGTTTTTAGCAGACGATAATGCATTCTTTGCATATTTAACATCACAAAGCGACTCAGACGCAATGGATGTTATACTTGATGTTACAAAACATCTAACATATATATTACAACTATTAATAAAATCCAAAGACAAATTAGAAGCCATAGGTCATTGTTTTGAACCATTAACTGAGAATTTTAGATCATTGATACACTTTAAAAATATGAGACAATTACGTAGAGTATTTGATAGAACACCATTAGATGTATCGTCTGAACAGGTGCGTATTAAGAGTGACCAAATAACCGATTTTGTGGTTGCATTAATGAGACTAGAAAAATATATGCCATTACCAGAATTGCCAAATATTGTAGAGGTGGATATGTCACAGGATATCTTTTTGAAGAATATATTAGAAATTTTATCAGACGATTCAAATGATGAAACTAAAAACTAAAACTAAAACTAAAACTAAATAAATAATACAACCATGAATGTAAAAACAATGAATAAGCCATACCTGTATTTTGATGATATAGATGGACAGGAACAATATGATAGATCTATTGAGGATACAGCGCCTGCAAAATTTCCATCTCAGGGTCAACTTAAATTATTATTGTGTGAGTTATTTTTTCTCAATAAATTACAAATACATGGACTATTAGATAATTCAACAATAGTATACTTAGGATCTGCTCCAGGAACGCATATAAAGTGGTTATATGATCATTTTATTCAACTGGGAGTTTCACTTCAATGGATATTAATAGATGGCCGTAAGCACGATAGTATATTGTCAAATTTAAATAATGTAACTATTGTTACACGATTTGCAGATGAACAGTATCTAAGAGAATTACGTAAGAAACTAAGAAATCGTCGCATTATCCTTATATCAGATGTTCGTACTAACAAGCCAGGGAAAGAGCCATCAACTGATGATCTATTAAATGACTATACGTTACAAAATACAACCATAAGCGTGTTGAGACCCGCTGCATCTATAATTAAATGGAGATGTCCATTTCCTGATCAATGGATACATGAATTCTATATACCATGTGGAAAAGAACTACTACAACCATTTGCACCGTCTTATTCTGCAGAATTAAGAATAATATCTATTCATACTAAAACGCCTCTGCAGTTACGATTAATAACTTTAGAAGATGCTCATATATATGAAAATAAAATGTTTTATATCAATAATAACATACGGAAAAAGATAATCATTAATTTTGATTATCCAAATCAAAACTACGATATTTTTCATATGTATTTTTTACTGAGTAATATTTTATGTCATCGTACATTTAATGATACTAAATCCAAGGTGTTATTCCTGCATCAATCGATATTCAAGTTTTTAAAAATTCCATTATCAGTAACGTCAAAGATCAAAAATGAACAAATACAACGTGACATACCTTTCAAAGATACTGTGTCTAAAGGCAGAGATACTCAGAGATCCATTCGCTATAATAAGTAGTGAAGTTTTATTACGATATGATATAAATATATCGTATGGGGATCTAGTAAGTGTAATAAGAGTTATACATAAAATTGATTCATCGATAACTGTATTTCAAGTATTTAATGAAACAACGATAAATTACACACCCATAGATAACGATTATGGACAACCTATAATAATTACATCATTTTTACAAACAGAGCCGAATAAGTTCCCTATCAGTTTTCTATATATAGATGTAATAGCATCAGATTTATTTCCAAGATTTAAACGACCAACACAGGAAGAAATGAATATTATTACCAATGTATTGAATACAGGAAACAAAAAAGAATCATTAAAGTTGCCACGGATGTTAGATACGGAAATAGTAGCAAAAATATTATACCATCAAGATTATCCATTGAAAATTGTTAGATTTTTTCGTAACAATATTATTACAGGAGTTGAAATAGCAGATAGATCTATTGCTAATGTCATGGATTAAGTGTATGCATTCATCACTACAGATGAAAATGCTATTAGTGCAAGCGGCATCCATGTTACAGGATCAACTATAGGATATAATATATCTTGGTTAAGATATCTAGCTGAGAATGCTTGTGTAGTGGATATCTTAGATCCACATATATTATATATGTTTATATTACCGTTGTTTATAGTTACTTGTCCCAATGATATATTACAATCTGACACGTTGCATCTAGCAATATTTTTCCTTAAAAATGATGGTAACAATGCATCTATCTTTTTACACGGTTCATACCAACAATAATACGGTAGCCGTGTCTCCTTTCCTATTTTTATTATTGTTGGAGTAGGATTAAGACATTTACATTTTATATCAGTAGGATTTTTATCACAAAATGCATATATTTCTGCATCTGTTTTGTGTGTAGTAGTCATTTTATATTTATTTCTTTTATGAAAAACATAAATACAACCTGTAATTTTTAACTTTAAAATACTTAAAAAATCGAGACTACTAAAAATGGCAGTGATATCACGTGTGTCATACAGTTTATATACTCAGAGTGAGATAAACGCAACAAATATATTAATTAGTCATATTAAAAATGATGATGAAATAGGTACCATCAAAGATCCTAGATTAGGAGCCAGCGATGGTGCATTGTGTAGAACATGTGGTCGCACAGAATTAGAGTGTTTTGGTCACTGGGGGAAAGTTAGATTATACGAGTCGTATATAGTTCGACCAGAATATATATATGAGGTTGTAAGAATATTGAATCACCTATGTATCCGATGCGGTTTAATGAGATCTAGAGATCCATATACTATAGAAGACATTCATACGCTATCATCACATTCATTAAGGAAACTCAAAGACAAGGTTCTATCAAAGAAGAAATTATGTTGGAATAATAAATGTATGCAACCATATCAGAAAATAGCATTTTCAAAAAAACGTATATGTTTCATTAATAAGGTTGATGATGTACCTGTTCCAAATGCATTGATATATCAAAAATTAACATCAATACATAGACGATTTTGGTCATTGCTAGAGATATACCAAGATCCTGCTACATTATTTTATAGGGGCGCGTTTCCTGTACCACCACTTATAATTCGGCCATCAGTAAATTTTTGGGTGGATAGTGTTCCAAAGGAAACAAATGAACTGTCCTATCTTCTCGGAATAATCGTAAAACATTGTAACAATAATGCAGAGGAACATATTATACAGAAGGCAGTTATAGAATATGATAATATCAAACTAATATCTAATAATGCTACTAGTATCAACTTATCGTATATAACATCTGGAAAGCAAAATATGATACGTAGTTACATAGTAGCTCGTAGAAAAGATGAAACCGCTAGATCAGTGATTGGACCAGATCCAAAACTATCGATAAATAGCGTAGGTGTTCCAAGTTACATAATGAATACGTTAACCGAGAAAATATTTGTAAATATGTTTACAATAGATACTGTAAAGAGATTATTTGAAAATAACGAGATTAAATTTTATTTTAATAAACGGTTAAAACAACTAACAAGAATAAAATCAGGAAAATTCATACGTAATAAGATTCATTTACTTGCTGGTGATTGGGTAGAGATATCAATGCGAGAAAATACAAGCATAATTTTTGGAAGACAACCATCTTTACATAAATATAATGTTATAGCATCATCTGTAAAAACAGCAGCTGGGTTTACAATAACAATACCTCCGGGTATAGCAAATTCACAAAATGCTGATTTTGATGGAGATGAACAATGGTTGATGTTAGAACAAAATCCAAAATCTGTAATTGAACAAAGTATTTTGATGTACCCTACGACCATATTGAAACATGACATACATGGAGCAGCTGTATTTGGTTCTATACAAGATGAAATTGTTGCTGCGTATTCGTTATATAAGGAACAAATGTTATCTTCATTCGAAGTATCAAATATATTGGGAAAATATGGATTATCATTTACATACGATAAAGATACATACAATGGTAAGGAAATATTTGAATATCTTATTTCGGCAAAAATAAGCTTTCCAGGAGTATTAGATGATGGTAAATTAACCATTGACGTGATGGATAATAACTTTGTTGTATCTATGAGACAATTGTCATTAGCTGGATTAATAGCTGACTATTCCTCTAATATCGAGGGTGCACAGTTTATAGATAAGCTATCATACGTTTTAAAACGATACCTAACTATTTACGGTTTTAGTGTTACGTTTAGAGATTTGATACCAAATTCTCAATTCATAGATCATCTTCATGCACTTAATATAGATAAATTAGAAATCATAAAAACCGCATATAAGAGATATTTAGATGATGTAGAATCTAAGAAAATATTACCTATGTTAGAAAATGACGAAGCAGATGCTATAGAGACATTATTTTCTAATCTAACGAATCTTAATATAAATGAGATTAATACATATATGCAAGAAACTATTCAAATTAACCCAGACAACAACCTATTAAAGATGGCACAGGCTGGATACAAAGTTAACTCTACAGAACTTATGTATATTTTAGGTATGTACGGACAACAAAGAGTTAATGGTGAGATACCAGAAACACGAGTACTTGGCAGAATATTACCGTATTACTATCCATACTCAAAGGATCCAGAGGGTAGAGGGTACATAATAAATTCATTGATGCAAGGACTTACAGGATCTCAATATTATTATGCTATGTTGGTAGCTAGATATCAATCAACAGATATAGTATGTGAAACATCAAGAACAGGTACTTTAGCCAGGAAAGTTATCAAAAAAATGGAGGATATTATAGTTGACGGATATGGCCAGGTAGTATATGGAAATGTACTGCTTAAATATGCAGCAAATTACACAAAGATAGCAGGACAACATTGTAAGCCTATAGAATTGATATTTCCACATGAATCATTAACATGGTATCTTGAAATAAGTTCTTTATGGAATGAAATACGTAGAGGATTTATATATTCACAAAGACAAAAACTTATCAGAAAAACATTGGCACCATTTAATTTCTTGGTTTTTGCTGTACCAGCTAAAGATGACGAAATTCCAATCTCATCAAAAGATTTATATGATACAATACAGAACGTTATTGAAGATATTAGAGAGACTTATTATTTTAATATTTGTGATATTAAGTTCATTGAGTATGTATTGTTGACTCACTTAAACCCATCAAGAATAAAAATAACTCATAAAACAATAGAGATAATTATCAAAAAACTATATGAAAAACTTAATTATACGTTGGGAGGGGGTACTCCAATTGGTATTATAGCTGCACAAGTGTTAAGTGAAAAATTTACACAACATGCTCTTTCTAGTTTCCACACAACAGAAAAAAGTGGTGGAGTTATGAGAAAACTAGGATTTAATGAGTTTAATAATCTTACAAATTTGAGTAAGAATAAAGCGGAAATAATTACATTAATTTCGGATGATATTGATAAACTTCAAACACTAAAAACAAATTTTGAGTTTGTATGTCTAGGAGAGCTATTACCAGATATAACCATTCAAAATGATACAGAACACTATACAATCACGATAACAATAAACAGATTGTATATTAAACGGTTGGGTCTAACAGAACTGATAGTGGAATATATGTTAGATAGATTCATATCATTTAATGTTCTAGTTCGTGAATGGGGAATGGACATGGATATAGATGACGAACATACAATAAAATTTATTATATATATAAATTTTGTAGAACCGCATATATATAATATGAACAAATTTATGATGATTTTACCAGGTGCTGTTAGTAAAGGTAAGATAAGTAAATTTAAGATTCCAATTTCCACATTTAACTCATATTATGATTTTGACAAAACAAAAAAAATGTATAGAATTTCAGTAGAACTAATGGGATTAAAAGAATTAGGCAATTTTGACTTAGAGAATGTTAACGTAATACCTGGAGTTTGGAATACATACGAAGTGTTTGGTATTGAGGCATCACAAAGCTACTTATGCGAGGCATTGCTGAGTACGTATGGAGATGGATTTAATTATCTATATAAAGCATGCGATTTATTATCTAGTTTGTTATGTTCTAGTTATGAGCCAGAATCTGTCAATAAGTTTAAGTTTTGGTCAACTAGCGCATTAAAAAGAGCTACATTTGGTGATAATAAGGCTCTACTGAATGCTGCATTACACAAAAAATCAGAGCCCGTTAATGATAATAGTAGTTGTCATTTCTTTAGCAAAGTCCCTAAAATTGGTACTGGATATTACACGTATTACATGGACTTAGCATTACTATCTAGATTGCAACGAAAGTTGTCTACAAAAGTCGCTGATAAGAAGATAGAAGAGCTAGAGATACAAGCAGAGGACTTTTAATTTTATTTGGTTATATAATATCTGATAAGTTGTTTCTTGAACGAATCGTTTTCTACAAATGCACCTCTTTTTTCTCTTAATCCATGAATTATATATAAGAAATATACAAACGGCGGTATATTAGCGTTTCTACGGGACAATAAATATGCTGCAATTATAACACCACTCCTATTTACACCAGCAACACAATGTACAAGTACTGGCATTTGACGATTTTCGCAGTTATTAAGAAAATTGACAATATCATCAAAATATTTCGTTACGTCAGTTACATTGTCGTCTAACAGCGGTATATGAATAACTGTTACTCCTGGTAATGTTGGTGTGTATGTTGTTGTTGTTAAATTGAGCATATACTTAAATGGAATTCCAGATTTATGAACATTTATAGCATTATCAAGATTACCTAAATACACATATTTTGTTATCTTTGTTATGTCTTGTGGTGCATGCAGTGAATATGATGAACTAGTAGATCTTAGTAATATATACTCATAAAGTTTTTTTTTATCCATTTATAGTGATACAAATGACAGACCATACTACTCTAACAGTGAATGGTGTTGACATAAACTATGTAAACACTCAAGAAACAAAGGGGATAAGAGTAGCAAATGCTTCTACAATTTGCTTCTTTACTTTGGTTTTGGCAATTAGTATGATTATACTATGGTTATACATATCTGATAATCAGGTTATTTCAGAGCTATCACGATACACACGAATAAAAAATGCAGTGAAGGGATGGAAGTCATTAGTATATACAAAGAGTAGTATTGAAAGTGATTACGGAAAACAATTGGTTGCTGATCGTCAAGATTTATTCGCGTTTCAATGTGTTGATTTTGGTGCATATTTTTTACCTATTAGAATAGATAGGGATACCTTCTTACCACAGGCTATACGTCGTGGTGAAGGAGATGGATGGAAGATTAATAAGGCAGATAAGATAGATAAGTCATCACAACAGTTTTGTGAATTTATAATATCACGATATTCTAATAATACCATTACATGTGGAAATGATATGATGAAGAAGATAGGGTATAGTGGTTATTTTGAACATGGTCATTGGTGCTCACAATATCATGGATTATTATCCTAAACAATTGCTGTAATTAACATTCCTCCTATGAACCATAGAATAGGAATATTAATATAGAATATCATCAGTAGGAAAATATACATTATGATAAATATATCAATAATATCTATATCAAATAATCCCATAATTGAAAACACTGGTGTTGTTGAAAAATAAACAATTTTAGGATACCACTTTGATAACCATAGACCCATTTTTTTCCAAAAACATCCTGTTGTATTCATTAATCGTGCTCTAACTCTATAATAAGGTTCATGGGTAACTATTACTGTAGAATCAGATAGTATATACCTTGTTACACCTAGTTCTTTTTCTAACCTTGAAATCTCAAGTGATAAACCAGCTGATGCACCTCCTGTACTGATAATCTTTTTGTATAAGTTTATCATAGTACTGACTCTAATTATGTAACTAGAAAGATTAAAATCGAGTCCTCCTAGATATCCATATATTGGAGGATTCTGAACTAATGGTGTTAATGAAGATAACGACTGTCCTATTGGTGATGAACTATCACCTAATTGTATAATATCTATATTGTTTGTGTTCATAGATAATATTAGAGGTTTCAATAATTCTGGGTTATTGAATGTATTATCGTCCTCTGTGATTATTACGAACCGATTATTCAAGTCTATAGCAGGATCATTATTGGATACATTTCTTTGATTTATCTTGTCTACTGTTTTTATGTAACTATTCCATAATGATATATGTTGAATCAATCGTTCCTTTGTTTCATTTGCGCATAATGACTTGCATGTGGGTGATATAAAATTAGGATAATCACTATTGTGTTCTATATCTGAATCTTTGACATGCCATTCAGTTATTTTTAGTGTATTATCGGCAGATTTAAATGTGTGATGGCGTGAAGTTATTTTTTGTTCTTGACTTGTATGATGTGAAAAGTTATGACCATTATTTATATGTTCTTTGATGATTTCATCAGTATCTGTACCATTGTTAGACTTTATATGTTTCAACGTTGGAAATACATCTGTGGTCTTTCTACCTACAAGTGTAATAACATATGCGTAATATGCTTCTTGCTTTGGATCATCTGCTAGGTTGTCTCTGATTATTGTTTGCACCATTTAGTTATTATAATTAATCATATATAACTCCTTTATCTTAGAAGAATTTTCGTTTATCCATTCAGATACATTGACATAACTTGCTAAATACAGATAGAATGCAAATTCTAAATCATATCTGTTTAATGAGTCATTAAAATATACAAATATATCACTTTTTGGAATTAGTGTACTTCTAAGTAAGTTATATCCATTAATTTTATATCTAACATGTTCTTTGCTAATTAATATTGGATTAAATGGAAAAGGATCTCCAAACTTAAAAACTATCATTTCGGTCTTTGAAAAATAATACTTTAGTACATTGGTAATAAATAAATTTTTTAATGGTATTATAACTTTTTTCTTTTCTATCTCTATTTTTAAATGTTCAGTAAATATCTCTAAATTAACAGCATTTGTATCGTATACTCGTATAAGTACTCTAGATTCTACCTCTATCAACTTTTTAAATTCTTGTTTGTTGTGTTCATTGTCTTCAATAATAGGAATTGGTTGAATAGGAATAATATTTTGTATGGGATGAGTCAAAATTAACTGTTTTGCAGATATGATAGCAGAATCAAAAAAAATTATATTTCTTTCCTTTATTGTTTCTGCTGTACTCTCTACATCATAAAATACAGGATCGGTATTTCGCTGTATCGATACTAATCTATGTAATTCAATTAGTATACGTGAATAATGAACATTTAATTCATCAGGCATTATAGATGTATATACATCTGTTAGCAGAATGATGGTATCGAGTGTCCCTTTATCTGTTATGTGAGTCTTAAGTAGAAAGTCATATATAATTGTTGAAATTGAATATTTTAATGTATTTTCTGTTACTTGTTTATTTTTTGTTTTCATGTATGTTATTATAAAGTCTGCGCTACTATTTAAGACTATTACCAATGCAACTATAAAATTTAGATTTAATACCTTTGCTTTATAAAAAAGTTCTGATGCAGAAACATGTATGTCAAATAAATTTGCAGTAAGACGTAAAAAGAATACGCCTTTTTTAATCTCAGTCATAAATTTTTTTTCATATTCGTGTCGTTTTGAATTAAGAGCTATTAGAAAATTTAGTATCAATCTATTAATATTATATTTCATACCCCATGTATATGATTTCATTATAGTATCAAACGACATTATAATATTAAAAATAAATCGTTGACTATGTACAAAATAACTATATGGTTCACTGAGGAATATAGATTTATTGAATGTTGATATAATGACATTCGATTTAACAACATCTGCAGCATCTGAATTAAATATTGGTATATTCATACCACATATAGAACAATACGCAACACCATCTTCATAGTATATGAACTCTGTAACGAAGTCATTTATTCTAGTAAAGTAATCAATGTCAATCTTCAATACTTCTGTTAATTTAATTTGGTGTTCACACGGAATCATTTCATATGTGATACCTGTTTCCCAATTATCATACTCAACGTATATCATAGTGTCATTGCTTTGTTGTCTAAAAGACCATGATTTCAAGTCTAGTATTTCCAAGAAAAAATCCTTCAGGTGATAACTAGATAGAAATAGGTAATTATAAATGTAATTTCCCTTTAATCTTGGAATCAATACACTACCCCAATCTACCAATGCTGTATTATGTTCTTCAGAAAATGAATTTTTGTATACTTTATTAGTCTCCTGTAGAAATACATATTTCACATCCAAATAATCTTTAATTACAATAGGTATGTCTATATCGTTTACTCTATAAGAATACACATAGCGAACGTTAAATTTCCGTTTGGAAATAGGTATACCTATATGCCTGCATAAGTATGCAAATTCAAGATACTTTTTAGAAAATCTCAATTGATCTAGATTTTTTGCCAGATATGACAGTAGGTCTTTCATGCTAAATGGTATTTCTCTAACTGTAGGAACCATTGTTTCATCAAACGATGAAACAATTGTACTTTGTCTATAGTTTATAGCAACATCGCTACTGGATTCATCATTTACTAGAATATTAACATTTCTTTGCCGTATATATAAATCTAACATATTGAAAAATAGATCATATATAGCATATGTCATGTCATCAGTTATACGTTCACCTACAGATAGACTAACACTGACATTCTCCTTTACTGTCTTTTCAAATTTATATCCTATATAAGAGAAAATAGATACTAGTGTTTGTATATCAGCAGATGGGTTTTGTTCTATTGTAGCATATAGCAATTTAATGTCTTCATCAGTAACAGATGATACGTTATAAAGGTTAACAACAAAAATGGTCTTATTACGAGATATGAAGTCTGTATATGATTTTGGCTCTATATTCTGATCATCTAAATAATTCTTTATCTTAGGTATTATATCTACCAGAATAGCTTCCTTTGAATCCATTTAAGAAATAACAACTCGTTTCTGTTATTATTAACAAAATTACATTAAACAATGAAAAAATATACTTAGATTTTAATAAGCTCAATTGAAATATCATAAGCATACATAAATTGATATGGCGTGGAGCGTAGCATCATCAGGTTCATCGTTTCAAACACTTGATGATTTACGTACACATCTGAAGGACTCATTATCTCTAAGTGCTGAAAATGATGGGTTAATAAATGAGGACTGTCTATTTCCAAAAGAAGAAATCACCAAAAAGAAGATATCAAAACATGTAGATAAAAAATCAAAGTCATCAATCAGAAGAACAACGAAATCCTCAAAACATAAGCATCGTACAGACAGTGACGAAGATACTGATAGAAGAACAAGACATACAAAGAGTAGCTGTACATTGGATGATGAACAAGATATATCTCAAAATGACGAAATAAACGATGACGATGTCATAAGATCTAATACAGACAATAATACGCCATGTATTCAAGATGAAGCTGAAGAAGAGTATGATGAAGAAGACGAAAACGAAAATGAATGTCTAGATCTACTTGCTACTGTCTCCGCAATCACCAAAGATCTACGAGCCATAAATGCAAGGGTTGCGTCAGTTTCCAGCGTATTGGCCGATCTGCAGTCTATGTCAATAACACGATCATATTCAAACCTCAATCGTTCAGTTCAAAAGCTTAACAATCTTACATTAATGGGAAAATCAACTACTGCTCGTAACAGACGGAAAGCAGCAAACAAAAAGTGATATACACCACGGTTATAAATGAGAGCTCTTTTTTTGAAGTCAGGAAAACTTTTCTTTGATAAAGAGCATACCAAAATAGTACCCATCAGTAATCCAGCATATGAAGTTATAAAAGCAATTCGTATACCACAAAATCTACACGATATTGTTGTATATGAACAAACGCTTGAAAATGCATCAAATGGGTTGATGTTTGTAGGTATAGACTCAAAGGGTAGAAAGCAATATTTTTATGGCAAGAATCATGTAAAATCTAGAAATGAAAAACGCAATAAGATATTTGTACAGGTTTTCCGTGTCATAAACAAAATACATGAATTCATAGATAAACATCTAAAATCCAAACATGGATATACAGATACAAAAACACAGTTAGCTGTCTTTATGCTCATGGAAACCAGCTTCTTTATTAGAATGGGTAAATTAAGATATCTAAAAGATAATGATACAGTTGGTTTAATGACATTACAAAATAAGCACATAATACAAGAAAGATCTAGATTAATAATTAGATTTGTAGGTAAGAAGTGTGTATCTCATGAGTTTATTGTCAGGAAATCAGATAGATTATATGCTCCATTAATGAATCTAGTAAATAAGGACTTACCTGATTCATTCATATTCAACAAACTAAATGAACGCAAAATATATGACTTTATAAATCAATTTGGAATACGTATAAAGGATTTACGTACATACGGTGTTAATTATACATTTTTGTACAATTTTTGGTCAAATGTACAGTCTTTGTCTCCACTACCCAGTACAAAAAAACTCATAAACATGTCACTTACGCAAACAGCTGACACAGTGGGGCATACTCCAGCGATGTCAAAAAATGCGTACATGGCAAAAACAATACTAGACATGGTAATCGATAATTCAATATTGGACATTATAAGGGAAAGCACATTTGACGATTTTTTGCTACATGTAGTTGAGTATGTAAATAACACTAACACTGTTTAAATGGATGAAAAACTTTCTCTACTTGCAGCCACTGTATTTGCTGGAGAATTTACTATAACAGATATGCTTGCACTAGAGTTATTCTTACATAACTCCAAAGTAATCTCAAGAAATGTATGTATAGATGATACAAGGAAGGTTATAATAGATTTTAATATGGGTTCATATAACTTATCTGACTACATAGGTAAACATCTAACTACACTCACCATCGATGACAGACGCAAATATGCAGCAGATATAGCAAGGGAGATCACACTCATCAATGTAATTCAAACAAATCCTAAGGAATATATTCAACAATCACCAACTCTAAAAAATGCCATCAAAGTATATAGAAATAATAAGCGTATAAAAAAAATAAAACAATTAATGAATAAATCCAAAGCAAAAGATATAGACTATACGTTTTTGAAGGATTCGTTATTTAGATAATGTAAAAAGGATATACCACTGTAAGTAAATAGACAACAATGGCCAAACAATACATCGACACACCAATATCTTGTTACATGGAAGAATTAATATCTAGCCTGTACGAATTACCCCCATATGACCATAAGAATGATACACACCATGAGCTAGAACTTGTATTCATAAAACCACCACTAGTAACACTTGCGAATATCTATAACATAGCAACATTAACAGATTCATATATACAGCTAACAGCCACAATGTTAACAAAGGAAGGTGTAAAGATCAGAACACGTATACCACTATCCAATATTCATGGATTAGATATAAAAAATACGCAACTGATAGACAATCTAACCAATATAATATGGGAAAAAAAATCAGTAATTTTACAAAAAGAATTCGCTAAAGGCATGTGTATATTAAGACACTCTATAGAGGAAAGACACGTATTCTCTGACTTCAAAAACTATAGTTCATCGATAAAGTTAGAGATGGTAAACAGAATACGCGTCAATATACGCAATATTATGGCTGAGTATAAGATAAAATACTTTATTGGATCGGGATCACAAGCAAAAAGCTCTCTGTTACATGCACTCAATCATCCAAAATCAAAACCTAACATGACAATGGAAATAGAGATATTATCAACAGAATCATATCGTCCACGACGGGATGAAATATCAGATGAGTTATCAAAATTAATGAGACTAATATTTATGGGGCAACCAAACAACGTCTTTTTGTATAGCCCATATCCGAAGATGATTCCAAATACAATAATGTTAAAAAAACAAGATATTACTACACTCGACCTAGATGAGCTATATATAGTTGGTAAGACAGATGGAGTTCAAGTAAATATAGTCATAGAACATACCAATATATATTGCTTCTTTAATCACCTCGGATATGGTATTCGATACGTATGTAACGTAAAAAAACATACAACAATAGAATTAGTAGGTGAAGCAGTGAAAAATCCGGATGAAAATATATGGACAATATATGTGATAAAGGTTATCAGTCCTTGTTTATCAAGTAGATTAGATGAATTAGACTATGTGTCAAAGGAGTTACCGAAGGGAACATGTGATAGAATTCATTTTAAAACAAAACAATACCATGGACCATTTGTAACACATACAGAGCTAGTAGAATCATTAGTTGACATAATGAATAAGCAACCAGAAGGTGTAATAGCATTCTATAATAAAGGACAAAAGTCATCAACTGATTATAAAATAAAGAAAGAGAATACGATAGATATAACTATAAATATAATATTTAGGTATATGTCTAGCGAACCCATTATTCACGGCGATGGTTGTACATTCATAGAATTCAAAACATTTACTAATGATAGGGGGTATCCCAAGGAGTTTGGTGCAGGGAAGATATTACTATCAAGTAATGTTAAATATCTCAATAATATCTATTGCATTTTATTCTCTGGATATTGTGACAATATAGGAATAAAAACTATCATAGTTCCAATAAAGTTTGTAGGTGAATGTCTGCATGACGGAACATTACAAAAACCTCGCATGAAGAAGACAATGCAATACGCAACAGACTCAAATTATTATGGTAACCAAAATAATGTCGTATTGAGCCATATACAAGATCAAAAATTAACCATCAAAGATATATTTGATCTAGAGAAATTATCAGTCGTGGGGAAAGCGATAGATGATTCATCAAGACTCAATCAACACACCACATATTTCACCAAGAAACGCATACGCGGGCCACTAGGTATATTAACCAACTACGTAAAGACATTGCAAATATCACTATATTGTTCAAAGACATTTATGGATGATACATCTAGAAGAACGGTTCTCGGTATAGATTTTGGAAATGGTGCAGATTTTGAGAAATACTTTTATGGAGAGATATCACTCATGGTAGCAACAGATCCCGACCCAAAGGCTATAGAGACTGGAATGGATAGATATAACAGATTGAATGCTGGAGTAAAATCAAAGTACTATAGGTTACATTACATACAAGAAACAATAAGGTCGAAGACATTCATCCAAAGTATTCGACAAGTACTGTATTTTGGCAAAGCTAATATAGTTGATTGGCAATTATCAATTCATTATTCGTTTCATCCAAGACATTATTCCACTATCATGAAAAATCTATCAGAATTAACGGCTTCTGGTGGAAAAGTATTAATAACAACTATGGATGGTGATTATTTAAGTACATTAACAGATAAAAAGGTATTTATCATACACAAAGATTTACCATCAAGTGAAAATTTTATGTCGATAGAAAAGATAAGTGATGAACAAGTATTGGTATATAGCCCTACAACAATGGTTAGACCAATGGCTGAATATATTATTAGAAAAGAAACAATTACGAGAGTATTTGGAGAGTACGGATTTGAACTTATAGACTATGTTAGATTTTCAACAGTCATTAATAGAAGCAGAAGCTTCATAGAGGGCATATCTAAGATCGAGAGTCGCCCGTCAACAAAAAATTTCTTTGAATTAAACAAGAATGCATTAAGTGCTTGTGGATCATTAGATGTTTATGATTTATTGCATTATTATGTTGTGTATGTCTTTTCTAAGAGATAAGTAATACCACGGCATATTATGTTGTTCATCATTAGTTCTAAACGCATTCATTAGTATAATGAGTGCTCTCTTAATATCTTCAGGTGTTATACAATCACTCGTTGTGTCAATATCATTATTTACATCTCTTAATATTAGAGTCCTGTCAGGTTGTAGCATAGGTATGGAATCAAGCACTTCTTCACTTGGAAATAATGCCATAAGTAGATTTTTATTATTTCTGAAAACATATTTGGCTATTTTATATATACTTGTATTATCAAATCTTGCTACAGTATTATATATATATATAGTATTTGGTAGGCCGTCACTCCCTCTATTCACAACTATAAATTTAGCGTTTAATAGTTCCTTTATATCTGAAGGAAAGAGTATCCTACATTTGTCAATTTGTTTAGTTAATATATCTAACGGTGTACCCATGGACATTTATACAACAAGAGATAATATCTATCCTACAAATTCAGAATATACATGTAATGAATACTTTATCTTGTTAGGAAATCATTCTACGTTTTTAAAAAATAAATTATCGTCAGTAAAATCAAGACCGGCGTTTTTTACGAAGTTACTTATACACAGCACAATAGATGGTAATCTATATACAAAGATATTACAATCAAGCATATTTGTAAGAGATAGATACGTTACACCATCTGAGTTTGTATATGCTGGGTATCCAATTTTATGGGCTGTTGGTATACCAAATGAAATAGACATACTCCAACGATACGATGCGATATCAATATATGTGGTAATATATAGAGACTATAGATGCGATGGTTGGCGATATATAGTTTGTATTCAGTGTCCTGATGAATATACACCACCAACTAACATAATGTTTGATGATATGAAGGTTAAATATATGGATACATTTTTATCATGTCCTTATATAGCGCTACATGCATATCCATTACAATACAATGAAAGAAGTACATTGTTTATGAATGCTATATTAAGATACTCAGTAAACTCTATCATATTCAAGGTCAATATGTCTAAGCTATATAAATTAATACAGAAAATAATACCCATAAATGATAAAAGCTGCAAATATACAGCATTCATAAATCATAATGATTCAACAAATTCCAAACTTGCTCTAATTAATTACGATCGTAATTCAATCAATGCATTTGAATACGCTTGGTTCTGTGGACAACTTACGATATTAAACTTAGAAAATGAAAAAATAATTGATGTACATAGACGTGTACATACATTGCTTTAACATATGAAGGAAGTTTCAATACCTGTAACACCATTCAAAATAATCTATCATGAGGATTGGGATCCCATAATTTCACAGATAGTTGATAATTATATTGAGATAGCACCATGGGTAACAAAACATGAAACATCTCCTCCACCAGATAAGTTTTTTGTTCAGTTACAAGAACCATTGAAAAATAAAAGATTGTGTATATGTGGAATAGATCCATATCCTCAAGGCGCAACAGGCGTACCATTTGAGTCACGTGACTTTTCAAAGAAAACTATTAGGGTGTTTGCAGAGGCCGTATCAAGATATACAGGAATAACAGAATACAATAGGTACGATATAGCATCTATTCCGGGTGTATTAGCGTGGAATATGTACCTAAGTTGCAAGGTAGGTGTTACAAAAAGCCACGCAGCACATTGGGATAACTTATCACGGATACTATTACAATATATCACTAAATTCATAAGTGTACTTTATTGTCTTGGTAAGGTTGACTTTTGTAATATCAAATCAAAATTAAATTCTCCAGTCACGTTAGTTATTGGTTATCATCCAGCTGCTAGAAACGGTCAATTTCTAAGAGAACATACATTGGAAATAATAAATGTATTATTAAAATTAAATGGAAAGCTACCAATAGATTGGTCTAAAGGATTTATAAAATAAATAAATACTTTTTATTGCATGAGATTATTTTTAATGAAATTTTAATTGGGGGGTCTAAATGGCAACTTCCGTTGTCAATGACATAATATTTGTTCAAAAACGATTGGGTGTACCAGCTATTAAACGTAGAGATGAAGACCCACAATACGTAGAGGCGTTTACATGTGATGAGTTAGAAGAATATATAAAGATACATCCCACATGTAGTTTATTTGAAACACTGAGAAATGAGGATGAGTTCTCCATTGTTCGTGTGTTCCTAGATATTGATCTTGATTCTAGAATGAGTGAGTGTGACTTCATTCATGCATTAAAAGATTTAATTACAACATATTCTAGATTTGTTGTAAAGTTTGTGCGTGATAATTGTACGTGTTCTAATCCAGATAGTATAATTAAATTCATGTTATCAAATTTTTCAATAACAGAATCTACCAATACAGATAAAACAAGTTCACATATAGTATTTCCTAATGTTTATACTACTATGGATACATTAATATTTATGAAGCGATCTCTGTTGTACTTAATTAGGACATCAACAAATCCATTAATTAGATCAATAGATCCAGCAATATACAGGAAGGGAGCAACATTACGTGTCGTAGGTACCAGAAAATCAAAAGACTGCAAATATATTCATAAAAAAAGGTATCCACACGTAGATATATCTAACTACCTGTTTACATATGTAAACATGGATGTAGATAGTTGTTATTTTGAATTAGCTAGATCAAACGATAACACAGATACAATGAATAAGGTTTGGGAACCTAACTTCATACCATTTGCAGATGCAATGCGAAAGGTTAGAAAGGTTATAATTAATAACATAGTAAACTTCAACGAGATCACGGAAGAAAATTTTATAGCTATCCCGTTGATAATAGACTATACATCTGCGTGTATGTTATGTAAGAAAAAAGTCCATAAACACCACCACCAATTAGCAATAAGTGGTGATTCACTTAGGATATATAAGCTTGGAAATCCATATAGCTGTAAAGTAAAGGTAATATCACTGGAAGGTAATAGGTTATTTTCTGCTGCTCAACAGATATTTAGTCGGAACGTAGTTCAATTAACGGATAGAGGAGAACACATAGTCTGGTTGCAAAATGCATGGAGGAGTAACGACGAATCATTACTTACAAAGTTAATACTTAATATGAGGGACAGTTTGCCAGAGTATGGTATCGATGTACTATGTCCTAGAAAACGCAAGGTGATAGAATGTAACTTACGTGATATGTTGGTAGAATCCATAGATACAGATTACTATCCAGATAAGCTACCGTTTAATAATGGTGTATTAGACTTAAGCAATGACAAGTTTTGTGTGGGTGATGAGGCTAAGAAATTTATGTGTACTGTATCTACTGGTTATAATATTTGCAATGATAATCGTGATAAATTATTATTACAAGATAAAATAAGTGAGTTATATAAAATATTAGATGATATACAACCAAAAACATCTGAGAATGCACAAAATAGAGAGTTGTTTGAACGAGTACTTTCAAGTTGTTTGTGCGGTATAACTAAGCCGTGTTTGGTTTTCTTCTATGGAGATACAGCGACTGGAAAATCAACCACAAAAAACTTGCTTAAGTCTGTAATGGGTTCGTTATTGATAGAGACTGGACAAAACATACTTACTGAGGCAATGGATAAGGGTCCAAACCCATTTGTAGGTAACATGCATCTAAAGAGAGTTGTGTTTTGTAGTGAGCTTCCTGATTTTGCGTGCAACGGTTCAAAGAGAATCAGATCTGATAATATAAAAAAATTGACTGATCATTGCGTTGTCGGTAGGATGTGTTTTTCGAATAAAATAAACATACGTAACCATGCAACTATTGTTATAGATACAAATTATGCTCCTGTGTTTGATAGAGTTGACAATGCTATCATGCGACGTATAGCGTTAGTAAAATTTCGTACTCACTTTTCTACTCCAGCAGGTAGGCTAGCAGCTGAAAATAATTCATCATATGATAAGGTAAAACCGTTAGATGAAGGTCTAGAAATGAAAATACGGCAACATTATTTTAGATTTGCGTTTTTACAGGTACTAATAGGTTGGTTCCAAACTTATCATAGTCCTATTTTAAAGTTAGAACCCACACCAGAAGCTATTCCAGATTTTGCATTTCACAGAAAAGTAAGTTCGTTGATAGTATCAAGTTCCGTATCACACTTAAGCTATATAGAATATCTAGCAAAATTAGGATATATGGTATTGGATGGTGAAATTGGTTTGATGTTATCTTTGTTTCAACAGCGTTTACAAAAATACTTTAATGTGAAAATTTATGGTTCAGATATAGAAAGTTTTATCAATAGAAATAAAAAATTCAATAGTATGGGTGAAGAGTATTTAGCATTTATATTTATAGAAGACTTACCACATAAATGAACGTAGGAATAATTAGGTTATTTGGTAAACATATAGATAGTATACCAAACATATTACCTCATCAACTAGCAACATTAGATTTCTTGGTTCGTACAGTATTAGAAGAAAATAATAGCGTGCTACTGTTTCATATAATGGGATCTGGAAAGACCATTATATCTTTGCTGTTTGCATTAGTAGCATCAAGAACGAAAAAAGTTTACATATTGGTACCCAATATGAACATTATGAAAATATTCACGTATAGTTTGGATGTAGCGATTAATTTATTTAATGGAGATTTTATAGCTGAAAATATTTTTATTTATTCAACAACTAGCTTTTATTCATTTAATTGTACAGACAATGTAATAAACTATAATGGATTGCATAGATATACAAACTCTATTTTTATTATTGATGAGGCGCATAATATTTTCGGTAATAATACGGGTGATTTAATGACTGTTATCAAAAATAAAAACCAGGTACCGTTTCTGTTGCTTACTGCATCACCTATTACTAATACACCAAAAACTCTATCCAATATAATCAGTTTGATGTCTAATGAAGAGATAGATTTTGGTGATATAGTAATACAAGGTAAGAAGGTTTTTCAAATATTGCTTAACGAGCGTGGGGTTGATGTACTACGAAAAATTCTCAAAGGACGTATTTCGTATTATGAAATGCCAGATTCAGATATGCCAAAGGTTGTGTATCATGGGAGAAAATTCTTGGATACACAGGTAGTATACTGTCATATGTCTAAAATACAAGAAAAAGATTACATAAATGTTAGAAAACTATGCAATAATGAAATGTTTGAAAAAAATATGAATAATGTGTCTTTAGCTGTATTAGGTCCATTAAATCTTATAAACAACTTAGATGTTTTATTTCAAGTACAAGATAAAGATTTGTATCCAAACCTGAAAATAAATAATGGTGTGTTATATGGAGACGAATTAGTAACATTAAATATCAGTTCAAAGTTTAAATATTTTATGTCAAAAATAAATACAACAGCAGGAAAACATTTTATATACTTTGCAAATTCAACGTATGGAGGATTAGTAATAAAGTATATAATGTTAAGTAATGGATATATAGAATACACAGGCTCATCAGAATCAAGACAAAATAAAGGTAAAAAGACATTTGCTATAGTTACTAGCAAATTGAAGTCATCATTGGAAGAATTACTGCATAAATATAATTCTCCATTAAATGATGATGGTAGTCAGATAATGTTCTTATTTTCATCTAATATTATGTCTGAATCATATACGTTAAAGGAGGTTCGTCATATATGGTTTATGACTATTCCAGATACGTTTTCACAATATAATCAAATATTGGGTCGTGCACTGAGAAAATTTTCGTATGCGGATATATCATTACCAGTTAACGTTTATTTATTGGCAGCCGTATATTCTGATTTTGAAGATGATATTGTGTCACTTGATAACTACAGCTTAGATGAAATAAATACTCTTCCATTCGATATAAAGAAACTATTATACTTGAAGTTCAAAACAAAGGAAACAACTAGAATATATTCGATTTTGAAGGATATATCAAAGGAATATAATTCTTTACCACACGTAGAGATAACGAATATAGTGTTAGGGGAGATTATAAGACAGTTCTTTTATCACAAAACAAGAGTATCTATAACTGACGATAAACTTAGAAGTTCGTTGAGAACTATTCTAAGAAATGATACGCATGTAGATTCATTTATATCAGAAATCATGGAGAAGCATTTCTTTGTAACAAACAAAGTTTTTAATAAATCTCTTTTATATAAACATAAAACAGACATAATAACTGTTCCATTTAGATTGTCTCATGAACCATTTGCATGGGCAATTAACTTTAGGAAAGAATATAATACTGTAACTTAATATAAAAAGATGAATAATCACTTATAAATATTGCTCAATATAATCATGTCTACATTTAATAAGAAGATGTATTTACCAATTACACTAGATTATTATGATTTAACATTAGATATGTGGAATAATATTAAACAAAAAGTTATGGATACATATCTTTATAAGGAATCTAGTGGAATAATGGCAATAAAAATTACAGTATGTGATAACAAAGAACTACCGCTAGGTGAAATAATAAATAACCAAGTTTTAATACAAGTTCCATGCGATGTAATATATAAATATTATAAGATGGGAGATATTGTTAGTGGAATATTAACAATTACAGATGAATCAGATGTTAAAGTGCTGTGTGGAGATTTAACGTGTGTGTTAGCCACAGGATCAGGAACGATATCATTCAGTGATTCAATGTATTGTTTTGTTAGAAACGGAACAATTTATCCAAATGGCAGTAAAGTCACTGCAATATTAAAGGAAGCTAGACCAGGTACAAATTCTAACTTTATTTTCTTAGCAACACTTTTAGACAATGTAAGTGACACTGATTCGTAACTGTCTACGTATTAATTTTTATTGTCAAAATGAAAACATACTAGTAAATAGCGCAACAATGGATGTTGTAACATTTGATACGATTCGTGAATATGTAACGATAAAAGTTGCAAATACTATTCCGGATATAAAAGGTACAAGATTCTTCGCGATATGTGTCACAAAGGATAATGTTCCCATAGTAGCTAGTAGGCGGTCATCGTTCGCGTTCCAAGAACTGATGTCAAGAATAACAACCAACAATATTTTACATGTACCTAAGAACTTATTACAGTTTATGTACGAAAACGAATTACGTGAAATAGCAGGTAGAACTATCGGTACTCCAGTGAACACATACAGTAAGTTCAAGGAAATAATAATGATGGGTGGCAAAGCAAACAAAACAGAATCACCAAGTTCATGTTTACGTAGAGAAATAAAGGAAGAAAGTGATAATTCATTGACTGTTAGTTATATATGTGATACATATCTTTATGTTACTATATTTGACAAACTAATAAAAAAAAAATTTGAATGCTATTGTACGTTGTGTTACGTGGATCAGACATTAAATGATATTGTTAATGCTAAAATATTTAACATAGAGGTCAAAGAGCTATGTCCGTTAACTAAGTGTATTGATAATGATAAGTTTGAGTATCTTTATTATATTTATAACACACTCTGTAAATGATGAACAAAAAAAGTATTGATGTAGGTAAATATTTATCTAAGCATAATAGAAAGCTTGCAAAAACATATATATTCACGGACGAAGAACAACGCATATATATAACTGCATTCGTAAATCAGCACCTGTATAATAATAAACGAGTATCTTTGTGTGTAATATTATCAACATTAGATGGAAAATTTCTAGCGTGTATGCGTAAAAATACGTTTCTATTCACAGAAATACTACAATTAGGTAATAAAAATAGAATCAAAAGATTGTTAGAAAAGTATTCTAAGTTTTTGTTACCAGGAGAATTAGAAAAATTAGAGTACATATATAATACGCGATTCAAATGTGTTGACTCTGGACATGCAAAGGGAAACGTTATATTTCCGGGGGGGACACCAAAACCTGGAGAATCAACAACGATATGTATCTCACGAGAATTAAAGGAAGAGACTAACGTTGATGCAAAACACGTAATTTTAGATACTAGATTTTTTTTGCATGTTCATATAGATGATCTACTTACAGGTAAAGATTTTGATGCCATATTATTTTTGGGTGATGTTGATCTACATAGCAATGAGATATTACAGAAGTTCTGTGCAAACGAAGAGGTTGCATCGCTTGCATTTTTGGATCCTATAGACAAAGGTATAGCCTGTGAACTTGTAAGATACGCACTTTCTGTTAGACAATTAAATTGCTGGGGTACAAATGGTAATGCATATGTCCAATTAACGTAAATCTGGAAATATGTATACCAATTTGCCATTGTGAATACGTATTACTGGATTGATTGGCATATTCAGTAAGTAATTTCCGTCCTTATCGTACACTTTACCATCTACTGTTTTAAATCCCTTATATAACGTGACTAATGTAACTGATCTTGCGTACCATATATTTTCGCCTTGTATTAACTTATCTATCTTATCCTTTGCTGATATATTTATTGGCCTTGATATCAATGATATCCATGCGGATTCATTATCTACTGGTGCAAATGCTGTGTACTTATTATATATCCATTCTATTGATGCATGTTTTAGAATTCTAAGCAATTGAGTAAACTCACGAGCTTTATTTTGTATTATCTCCAACAAATCTTCATCTACTGTAGGTATTCCTGATTCTGTACGTGCAATAACGAAGTATACATTTACATATCTACGGTCTGGAGGGTTCAATACGTGGCTATTCAATCTAATAGCTCTACCAACTATCTGCCTTAAAGATGCCTCGTTCCATGTAACATCCAATATAAAAATATCGTTTATAGAATAAAAACTTAGTCCTTCTCCACCACTTAATGAAAATACACAAACTTTTATTCTGTTTCCATTTGTATTGTTTTCTGAATTAAAATCAATAACCGATTTCATACGTGTATCTTTTGTTCTAGATGAAAATTCTATATATGTTATACCAAAAACATGGAAATACAATAATAGAATTACAATACCAGAAAAATTTACAAAGGGTTCAAATACCAAACACTTACCACATGATGCTAATATTCGTAAACACACCTCTGTATATTTACAGCTATGATTTCTAAGTTCTGTGTACAATGATATATCAGATGCGGAAAATGTTCCATCGGGGTATATGCCCGCCTTGAATTTTGTAATTGCATCATTGGAAAATTTTCTTCCATATAATGAATTTTCAAAGTCATTAACTAATGTTGCTATTATACTGTTGTATTCTTCTATTGATTTTCCTTTTTTCTCTGGTATGTCATCAAAGGCAAACATAGTAGCCATACGACGATGTATCTTAAAAACAGCTGTCTTAGATTTGACCTCTAAAAGTTTTGCACGATTATATATTGTTTCCTGATGTCGTGACATTGTAACATATAACATATGTACTGTTTTTTTAGCAAACGTACTAGAGGCTTCTACGTTCTCGAATATAGATGCTTCGTTGTGTACCAAATATGAACATACACAACCTAATTTAGAAACAATTTCCTCTTCATCTATTATATGACCGTTTTCAAATAATGAAATGTGTTGTAAGATACCTGGCCGTAATAAATTTATCAACATTGTAAACTCTCTTGATGTATTTACTAGTGGAGTAGCTGATAAACATAATAATTTATGATTATGCTGTGCGATGTTTTTTACCAAATAATTATATACACGTTTTGTTGGTCTTGTAATTCCACTTTCTTTTGTTAGAGACATGGATATAAAATTATGGCATTCATCAATTATCACAAATATCCTATGGCGAGAACTTATTGTCTTAATATTTGTAAAGAACCGATTATGGAAGTTAGGGTCATCATAGTTGATAAATATGCAGTGAGGTATTATTTCGGGTGCATACTGTAGTATTGTATTTTTCCATGGGTCATCGATGAGTGATTTTTTTACCAATATCATAATTGTCCATGTTGTGTAAACATCTGTTAAATGTTTCAAAATGAATACGGTGGTTATCGTTTTACCAACACCGGTCTCGTGAAACAAGAGTAATGAATGCATATTATCTAGGCCTAAAAAAACCCGTGCTACGAATAATTGATAATCTTTCAAGCGTATTGTATTATCAACACTGATAATTTCTGATTCTATTGTCTTTGTTCGTCTAAGAGCATAATCTATGTATGCAGCATATGAATTCATTTGGAAGCTAAAAATTATTTTTAACTTACCGCATATAACTACATAAGTAGTTTGTGTAGCTTTCGTTGGCTTTCGTTTTCGATGCTCTTAGTATTGGATGTCATGCTCTCATAGAGTAGCGAATGAACAACATATAATGCTTCATATACTTGAGTAGAAAATTGTAGAAATGTATCTATGAATTCATTTTCTACAGGATCATCAAATAGTTTAAAGTGCACAGCGTGTGATTCTTTCCATGTAGATGACCTTATTGTGTTTTTTATGTGTAACAGAAACATATTTATATTATCCATGCATGGATGTTCAGCTACCATTACAAATGTATCCTTTAACCAACTATCATTTACGCACTTAAATAATCTAACTGTTTTAAACAAGCTGCAGTAAACACGTAATGTATCAACAACAGTTCTACCAAACATAGTAGGTAACTTAATGATAACATATTTTTCTGATGATAAGTCAAACAATGGTCTAAATACTGCAAATGTAATGAGTTTGTAATCGCTTATATATAAATTATTCTCTGTTAAGAAGTTATTTGATCTTATCAATCCTCTTTCTTTTTTAAATAACTTATTCTTAGCGCTCAAGTCAGCAACTATTGCTTCTGCCTTTATACTCTTTCCATGAGTCTTCACAGAGCTTATATTGAGTGCTTTATATATTTGTTCTAAGTCTGTCTCCGATGTATTAATGTCGTGTGTAAATAGGCTCAATAACTCTGTTGGTAATCTATTGAGATCATTTATTTTGGATAATTGTAAGAAGTAGTTAGCGCCGTACATTAAACATGGTAACTGATTATACCCTAGTTCTATATTTAGTTTCGGAAGTTGTTCATAAAACGGTAGATGTATACTAACACCATCGCGTATACGATTTTTGATGATATCAATAGCAACATCCATTTATATTAATATATCATATTTCATTATTGACAATCTTGACTATCCTTGTTTACCTTAATAGCACGAACACCTCCATCATATATAATCTTATATAGTTCAGAACAAATTACTACAAGTTGCTTAGATACATAGTATATGGGATTATTTACATCAAGTGCAGAAAACACAACACGAACCATCAATTTATCTTTTCCCCTAGATGGATTTGAATTTAATGTAGTTGGTCTAAAGAATGTTTGTGGTGTAAAATTAAACAACAATGTTCGTATCCCCTTTACTTGCTTTAAGAGTTCTCCATATATTTTTGATACTGGAGTTGTTTCTGTATATAAAACATCATTTCCAAATCTTACTTCCATTCTAGATATTACATCTATTTTGTTCTTAAAGTCTATTCCCTTTATAAATGGATCATTTACATAGAGATCTTTGTATTTTGATGCATCTGACCTATTATCGCCATTATATACATTTCGTTGACAGCTCCATACACTGACAGGTATTGATGCATCAGCAATTGTGATATTATGTGATACATTCGTAAATATGATTCTATTTGTAGATTCGCTATATGTACCAGTGATAACATAGAACTTTTTGGATAAATTGTATATAACAGCATTTTTTCTGGTACCAAATATTAATATGTTGGTATGATAATATACATTATGATCCTCTGGTACATTGTCTATCTTTACTACAACATCAGCATCCTGAATCGTCACGATTCCTGTCTCTGTAACATCAACGATTTCTGCAGTATCTGGAAATTTTGTAGGAACTGATACACTTACCGTAACTAGATCTTCTAATAGTCTTTCAACAAATGAATTTATATAATCTCTTTCTGATTGTAAAAATCCTGGATATGATATAAATCTATTATCTGTATTGCCGTAACATGGTTTTACATAAATACGCAATGCTGTTGATGCATGCACATCTGTAATAACAGATGTTGTCTGATTTATTTGGCCAATATTTTTACGGGTTATCTCTATAAATGATGTCTTTGTTTGTATATTTCTTACCATATATCCTACAAATGTTAGCTCTGTAACGTAAACAAAATTTTTAACGAACGTATCGATATCAAATATAGAGTCATATACAACAACATCTGCTATTGAATTGAATGTTATCATTACAGTAATTTTTGAATTATGTAACTTAAGGCTACTAAATGTATTTTCAACGTCAAATGGAGTTTGTATATATACATATACTGATGTTGCCTCTTTTACTGTGTCATTTTGTGTCATTCCAGTTGATATATCATTGAGTTCCCTTGAATACCCTGATAATTCCAATGCTGACTGATTATTACTGCACATATCGAAGAGTTCCTCTCCAGATATTTCCCACAATGTACCATGATCTGATGTGATTGTAACGTGTTTTATTAGCTTATATCCAACATATGGAATATATCCAAATTTGCCCATCCCTTTTACTTCAGGAAGATCAATGTTAAGTACAAGTTTATTAATTGCAGTAATGTAATGATCACGTATCTCGAAGATACTTGTCTGAAATTCAGAACAATCCTTATTCGTGATTCCTTGCATTGTTATATATTGTGGCATGTATAATGTTGGTTGATGTTCATCAACTCCAAAGACATTTGCCCGTTTTATACCATCATCTGCGCTCAATAATGAAATCACTGTATTATTCATGACTATTTAAGTTATAAAAAAACTATAAGTCAAGACTACGTAAAGACATCTGTATAGTCTTGTTTTTTTCGTCAAAAAAACAATTTCCATAAATATCATCTCGTGATCGCAATGAATTTATTATTGATATAACTTTATTTGGATCTTTATAACAAACTAGTGGTAATATGGCTATCCTCGGTTCTTCCCGAAGCGCTACGTGTGCTTTGATCATACACGCAAATGAATCTTTGCAAATATGTGAACAAAAGACACCAATGTCTCCACCCAATAATGTTTCTATTGTAAGTGATGTAGATGTTAGATACTGATGACAAAACCAACATATATTTCCACATGAACTAACATCTAATTTATCATTGTTTATAATCCTATAATATAATGGTAAAACGGATCCTATTGAATCCTGTATTGTCGTACGTATAGCTGATTTCGGAGTACTAATGGTAACAGTTGGTAAACTAATACGTTTGGCCATTTATCACATTTTTTATTTTTCAAGTGTGTTAATCATAAATCTAATGAGCATGTGGTAAACATATTATCGTTAAATACATATTTGTGTCCAAAATCTAATACGTGTATTGTTTTTTTGCGATCTTTCATGTATGTAATGAAATTTTCCCATACTAGTTGATTGCTGTTATTCTTTGCATAATTCTTTACCGTTTGTGGTTTTAAGTTGCTTGTAACAGATGTTATATTGAATATCTTATCTAAGAAGAAGGAATAATTTATTGTCTTTGATGGCGTATTTTCTTGACAAAAAAATACTAGATATTTAAATATCTCAATTATTTCATTGATTTTTTCAGTTGATAGATTTAGCTTTTCATTCTTTACATGATTTATAATTTCGAATACTAACTTATAGTCCTTTTTATTTATTTTAGAGTTTGCTTTTAGAAAGCTAGATACAAAGTTAGCATCAATATCCTTTGCATCTATGCTGTGTTCATCCATCAATAATTTTAGTTCGTCGATAATCTCTCCTGAACATTGATGTGATAATAAACGACGCAACACGTTTCGTAAATGTATTAACTTATTAGATACATGAAAATTTGATCGCTTAGATGATCTAGAACTTTGTGTGAACACAGTATCGCAAAAAATACATACATCAAAACCCTCCTCTATTGTAACTCCGTTATGTTTACATACTTTACACAGCTTTAGATTCATGACAATACTCTAGAAATTTCCTCGTCTAGTATTTTGATATTAATAGTTTTATTCTTGCAAAATGACAAAAAATCTTTTAATGTTTTTAATCTATTAGGTTGAGATTTTAATAACATAGCGATATTATTACTATCTTCATTTATGAACTTAGTTAATATAATAGAACAATTAGTGCACCGCTTAGGTGGATCAAGACTTACGGTATACTTTGTGTACCAGTCCATTTATATCAATAAAATGTCTTAGAACCAGAATGCATCTCCGATGCTACGAGAGGATATATACGGACCGTAGTCTTGTGCATAAACTAATACACAACATTGTCTGGAAATCATAGTCATTGCCTCTTCTATACCTAGTAGATCATCCTCAAAAACAGCCGTATTATTCATTAGCTGCGCTTGCTTTGCGGAAACCAACGATGCACCATCTCCTCTCATCCATTCATATAGATTGGATTCATCATCGTTACCAACTTCCTGTCTGTAAAGATGTTTTATAGCTCTCATCATTCTAGCTTCACGAGATTGTTTACTCAATATAGAAAGTGGATCATACATCCATGGGCCGTGCTCTGTGAATACAATAGCATAATGTCCTGTAAGAAAGCTATCACCGCCTATCGCGGAACATGTCTCAAACGCATTATCTCCTGTTCTATAACAAACTGCAGATTTTAACCTATACGGTATTCCGTTCATTATCAATTCTTGTGATACGTTTATTGGAGTATCACTAATCATTGATCTATATCCTGTATAATATTCTCCCATGGTAGATCGCGTTGTTCTACGTTCTATTAGAAATATCATTGCTCCATTAACAATAATAGGAGGTTGTGGTAATCTATCGATCATTTGTTGTTGTGCACATAATGTAGGAAATGTTTCAATACTACATCCAGTAGGTCTATAACTTATATTTGGAGGTGCAAACATGACACGACCACTTCCTCCATCATATGCCAATGAGAACACGTTCTTTGTATTTATGTCTATTGGTGCTGTTGACGTCGTTATCATTCTCATTGTATCTATTACTACATATGGTGTCGATTGAAGCATTAAATCACAACCTGTTCCCTTTGTTACGGATACTAGTACTGGCTTAAAGCCAACGATTGCTAATATTGATGCAAGTGTTTGTTCTTCATCACTCATAACAGTAGAACAACCCGTATGAATTATCTTCATTAGGTGTTGATCAAGTGATTCATCGTCAGTGCAATGAAATATGCCCATTCGTAGGTTCATTATTGTTTTCCTAATCATGGCATGTAAATTTGCTCGTTGCACTTCTGTTGAAATAACATCGTTAATTCCAGAAATTATAATAGGGCTATCTTCTGTTAACCTATTAACCAACAACATATAATTCTCTGGTTGTACACGCCTATATTCGAATAATTGATGAAGTAATGAAAATGTATCACCATTTATAAATGTATTTTCTAATGCCGCTATTTTACTGCCAAATAATGCTACCAAGATCGGATTTATATAACCTGTTGAGTTATGTGACTTAAAGCAAAATAATAGATCATTAGAACTTGACATGTCAACAAAATGTGACGATTGAAACCGTGATGTAGTTATCAAAGACTGATAATTGGATGGTTCATAAACTTGTTCCATTTCACGTATTTGTTGTGTGATTTTGGAATTAGCTCTAGAATATATTAGTAACAATGGATGTCCTGTCTTAACTGATAAATTTGCATTTGTTAATGAACTTTTTACATGTCCCATTAACTCAAATAATTCTGTTCGGTCTCTCCTAGCTATATTGAGTCTATCCATTATCGATAACATATCATGTATAGTAAAGTTATTAATATTGCATTTGTTATGACGTATATATGATGCTATCTTATCACCGTCTTTTCTAAGCCGTAACATCCATTCATGAGTTGATGCTATTTCATCAATAGGAATGGTTGCCATGTCATTGTTTGTCGGCTGTGATGGTCTACATGCATCATCTTTTTTTCTTTCTATGTTTTGTTTCCTTGGTTTGATTTTTGGCCTTGGTGCACCACCTGCTATGTGTGTATCGCTTGCTATATATGATAACATATTACATACAGAACATGACAATGCAGAATCAGCTACATGTATATGCCTATCGTTTACAAGTGACAAGTATTGATTATTATAAGGTTGTTCCAGATTAATTTTTGAATTTAAAAAAACATCTATATCGAGACAATCAGAGTTGCTGCAGTCCATTTATATTCTTAGTTTTTGTTATAACCTATACTAATATATTCTTAGCTGAAGTCATCATCCTCGTTGCCAATATTACCAGGCACGGATTCTTTTGGTAATAAATCAGGATTTATACTCCTCATCTTATTTAGGAGTGCTGCTTGAAGATTCGTTATATCAACAGATGTTATCTTAGATGCTACTGATACATCCTTCATAGCATCAGTTAAATCCTTAACTGATTGTGTTGACACAGGAGTGAGTGGCTTTATTACATTAGTGCCTGGTGCTTCTACCGTATCCGAATGAACGACTGGTGACGATGTTTTTTGTTTTATTGATGTTTGTATAGAATCTAACCCATCATGTGGTGGAGGTGGTGTAGGGCATACAATGTCTGTGTTTGTGCCTTTTGTTGATTTATCGGTTGTTATACCCGGCAGGAACCGTGAATCAGAATATGATGGTAATGGTGGTAATACAGGAACTCCAGTTGACTGTTGTGGACATTGCATACAATATTTATCTCTGAGTAATGTCTGATAATATCGTTCTGTTGCATTGTACGGAATATCATGTTGTATTACATCACTAGAATTGATATGTTGTATTGGTTGTGTGGTAGAATTAATAGTGTACAAAGGTGATGAGGGATCCAATTGTTGTGTGTGTTCCTTTTTTAATGCTGTAGCAAACCGAGTTCTAAGATCCATTTAAATTGTTTTAAATTGTCAAAATTGAAAGACGATAAGTATATTTAAAATGGCAGCGTCACTGGATGATGACATTGATATATCTGAAGAATCAGATAGCGATTATGAGGATGATAATATTCTACATGATGATACTGACATAGATAAATCTTTAGATGCGGCTAGTGATATATTAACAGATAAATGTTCAATTAAAGTTGAATCATCAGATATTGTAGACATACAGAGCGTTGCAAGCCCTCAAGACTGCGGACAGAGGATGATTGATATAAAGAGGAGGTATACACGACGCATGAGTTTAATAGAGTTAACTGGCATAATTGCAGAAAGTGTTAATTCCATCCAACGTGGTAGAATACCGTTGGTTACAAATCTATCCAGCAATACAGCAAGGGAAAATCTACTGCATGTTGTTGTTAGGGAAATCGAAGAAGGAAACTGTCCTATAGTTGTTAAGAAGAATGGTGAATATCTGTCTACTGCTGACTTTGATGAGTCTGCATTGCACCATCACTTATCATACATAACAAAGATATGGAAACAGCAGTCTAGATATTAGTTGTTAATTTTGAGAAAAAATTCTGTTTGGCTGAAGAAATCAGAGTTTCTATATCTACCAACTTATCATTGATACATACATTATGTTTTACAATAATCTGTTGTAACGTGCAGATTATATCTTTTTCTCGTGTAATGTATTCTGTTTCTATCAATGATCTATACATGGTTTTATTGTTAGAGATATATCCTATCAATGATTGTAGATTCTTTATACCCTTAGATTTTATATCATCTACAGATACCTTTGTTTTTAATGATTCCAATACATCAGTCAGTATTTGTCTTACATCTTCGTTATCTCGAAGTTGATCATGAATTAGTATGTATAATTTTGAGACTGCTGTAATAAATTTATTTGGATTCAAACTGCTATTGTTTTGAAACAATAATACATTAGCTAAAACCTTTTTGAGGAATAGGGTATATTTATTCTGATCAATTGGTATATCCATGGTAATATCAGATACACACTGTATTCCATAAATTAATCCTTCAGTAGATATAGTTAATAATTGACGGTATTCATCTAATTTATCTTTGTTTGCTACTAAATCTGAGTCAAAAACAGCTACAAGTTTTAATAGATAATTTTTATCTGAAAGAATTTTATTGATTGTTTTTACTATAAAAACAAAGTGAGATTGTAGCAAATTATAAATTTTACCTTCTCCTGATAGTGAACGCATACTAGCGATTATCTCTAATATTTTCTTTGAATCAGCTACAATATCTGCAGTTTCCTGTCGTATATTATTATACATGTTATTTAAAGATATTACTGTTTGTGTTACTGTTAACATGTCCTTAAATAAGCATACAAATACATCACGCATATCATCAGTTAATTTATTATATACCGACTTTACTACAGCATCTGATCTCATAAACCAAAATGAAAATACTTGATAGTTACAATGTCTCATTAATCTTAGTACCTGTTCATTGGTTATGTCTTGACTAATACAACATACCTTCTTTTCTAATATTGGTACTATAGACATGAGTGTAGTAACATCAACTTCAAAATCTGGAGAATCAGTTTGTTGACCAGTTTCCTTTTCCAAATAAGTCTTACTAATACTGTAAAATTCATCATATAACTCTCTAAGCTTGTCCATTTTGATTGTATTCCTTTTATGTGATTTCGTAGTTGTTTAATTCATATCACTACGCTTTTGAGGATAGAATTTCTCCAATTTCTTTTTTACATACTGTACATCAGTTTCTGGTGTTATATTGAACTGCATTATTATGTTAATCATCCATGTCTTCATGAAGTATTCTAGTGATTCAGTGACCACATATTTAAATAATGTAGAAAAATATTTAGCTATAGGACCCGACACTTGTACATTATCTGTAAATGTTATGTACTGTGATGATAAGTTTTCTGTGAATCGTTTACCATCAACATAGAATCCATCCGTAGTTAGTGTAAGACCAGAATCTGATTTTATTATATCTCCATTTGTTACACATGGATATAATGATTTCAGTGGATTCTTATTTGATTCTATGAATAAAATCTTATCATTGTCTATATCCTTGCGTATAAATAAAACATTATGTACTATTTCTTGTACTACTATACGTATTTTATTGCCAATATCAGAAAAATTCATCGGATAATATACAATATCACCAACTATGAGAATATTTTTATCTGTATTAACGTAGCGTATTATATCAGATATTGTTCTTAACCTTATTATTCCTTCTCCTGCATAGTGTACAACATAATACCCTGTAGTAGATCTTAATCGTTTATTGTCAGTTTCAAAATCAGCCTGATATCCCTCATTAAAAAATTTATCAAATAAAATAGGCAAAAATGATATTTTAGATTCAGTTACTACTTTGCCAAAATTAAGAACGTATGGATTGATAGTTGTTCTATCAATTTCCTTATCATACACACATGACGAAAATGTCTCTGTGTGTGATTGATCCTTTAAAAAACAACAGGGTATACAAATCTTTTGTAGACGATGAAATATGGACAAAAATCCGATGTTATTATACTTAGCCAGTGGATCTATACATGAAAATATCACTCCATTTGAATTTATAAATGCATCTCTAGTAGCAGATCTATAAAAATTATTGCTAACTTTTATCATATCACTATACAGTGATTGTATTATAGTTGGTTTTCTGTTTTTATTCTTGCTGTTCTGACAAATTCGTGACCAATAAACCGTTTCTATCTTTGTAAAATCAGTAGATTGTTGAACACTATTAAACATGCGGTTTATAGCTATGACAAGAAATACAAAATATCGTTCTATATTAGGTATATGATTCTTAACCTTTATTGATATATGATTCTTTGCTAATATTATAGATATGCGTTTATCTACAGATAATAATATGTTATTTGTAGCCGTTTCTATAAATATAAAGCTAGTTTCTATGGCGAGCTTTATCTTGGAGGTTATCGGAGTTGATAGGTATACTGTGTAAGTTATATCTCCTTTTATACGTTCCATTTGCGGATCTAAGTCGGCAACCAATTCAGTAAATAAGCTAATATTGTTTACTGTAATCGTATTTCCATCACTAGATAACGCTACAACGTTATCATCATTCCAAACTGTTAAATTTAAAGATTCTCCGTTTAATATGAATTTATTTCCTGTTAGATTAATGAAATGTTCATCTGTTTTTGATAATAATATTTTTATACTCATTTTTTGATCTTGTGCTTTTTTCATTATCTGTCGAAGTCCTGTACTTCGCAAATTCGTTCTAAATATGTTATTAAACTTAGATTCTACAGTCATATTAAGATCCAGGTTTATAAATTCCTCCAACATTCTTGTTTCAAATTTTAATATGTATGGATTTATTTCCTCACTAGATCCAAATTCTGGAACAGGAGTATCCTTTGCACGCGCTACCCATACAACTAAGAAATTACACGCGTCTATATAAGTATTGTATAACAATCCATCAATTTTTATCAAAGTTTTTTTTTGTGTTGGTGTAAATGGATTGAAAATGGTATTATCTACGTAACTATATTCCAAATTATTCTTATGTGAATAGATTATGATATCTTCATCCAATTGTAATAAATCCTGTATGTATCCCTTTAATTGCCTAATACGCATTGTTAATAATATGTGCCGTTTCATCAGGGTAGGTGTATGTATATCTAAATGATGTTTTAAAAAATAATATATCATTGATTTCTCATCAATTTCATTATATGGAGACAAATAAAGAGCGCGTTCAATGGATTGTCCTGAACCAACCAATAGCACCAATTGTGGACTTACTGTATATAACATTATTTATAATTTTGTAAAGTGAAATTATATTTAAACGTTTAGTGTTATGTTATAAAGTTTTTTGTAACGATGTTTGAATCTGTACCAGATTATCAATTAGAAGCAACTGTTGAATTAGGTGATATTAACGTAGAAACAACAAAATCAAGAACTAGAGAAAGTACAGGTTATATATCTAGGGGGCGTAGATTATTCCCTCAAAAAACAAAAAATGAGGAACGTATGTTATCACTTGGTTTCTTTCTACAGAGGCTTAGTTTTTTAGGACATCAGGAGGTTATGTATCTCTTTAAATGTGTAGATTCTATACAAAATGTATCTATAACCAAGAAAAATAATATAATTATTTCCCCTTATATTATTGTTATTACAATGGCAGCAAAAGGATATAAATTTACAGAATCAGTACTAGAATTATTATTGCCAGAATTATATAATGAACGAAGTAAAAGATTCAAATTCACACAACAGATACGGAGTGTACAAGAAAAGTTAGGATATACACAAAATGATTACTATACATACACGTTTGAGGATTACTATTCAATGATAGTGTTGATGATAAGAGAAAGGTCAGATGGTATATTTGATATACGTAATGAAAGTGTAATAGTAGCATCTCTAGCAGAAGAAACGTATAGGTTTTATTTTATACAGCTTAAGTCAAATTCAGTTCAATGGAGTATAAGCACAGGTTCGTTAATTAACCAACTAGTAAATACTGTTCTTTACGTAACATTATACATGCTAGAACGGTCACTTGTAGAAGATAGTGAATTGATTTGTAAATTAACCATAGAAACACCATTACCGTATAAAATGTTAATACAACATATAAAACAGTTTTCTAAATTAATTAATGAAATGAAGCGATTATCTTCCTTTAATATAAATAAAAAAGATACAGAAACATTATCTAGTTTTTACGAACTCCTATAAATATATTGGCTATGTCTTATCCACTTGCTTGAGTTTTTTATGCTCTTCCTTAGGTGGGTCTTGAAAGGCATATAATAATGTTAACCCCAAAATTAGGTACATCAACATACTTATTATAATACGTATCATTACATATCCAAAAGAATTTGATCGTAGCTTGTGTTCACAAAAATACATAAATAGGTGACGAGTTAATTCAATAGCTCCATTAGCAACTTGAAATAATGCTAATCCACCAATCGATTTTATCACAGTTACATAACATGACATTTATTCTACATCAAAAGTAATAGAATCTGGATTGATCATGTTGAGATTTTTTTTCATCTGATCGAAATATGTCTTACTGATATCAGTATAATAGTTTGTTAATCTTGCTATTTTGGGTCGTACAACATCATATGCCTTCTTGAGTTCCTCTGTTCCTATTTCAGTATCCGATATATATTTACCACTTCGTCTCAGTATGTACATTATTGCTCGTGTAGTTTCCAATGCTATCAATTCTAGATATAATTCTCTAGATAGCTCCGTATAGAGCTTGAACTTATATAGAATTCCCTCCTTAACATCATCACTGATAGGAACCTTAAAAATACTCTCAATTCCATATATCGCTTTAGCTAATTGTTTGAACAATGTAGCAATACCACACGTAGATTGCCGTAAAGTATCCAGTTGTCTTCCAGCTAACGATGTCACCGTATTTAGCGCCTGCGACGCAACAGCTCCATGATCCTTTATATAATGATCCTTTAAAGCATTATTTATTACTTCAACTATATCACTTGTTGATCTACCGTCATCTTCACCTTCATTTATTGTATCCAACACATCACCTATAGTAACTGATTTATTTGAACCACCACCTACTTGTATATATCTATCAATTAAGCTTAATGGCATAATCTGTACAACATTTTCACCGTTAAGTTGATTTGTTTGCATTAGATGGGATAAATTATGTTTAAAGGCAATAGTTTCTGGCATAAAAAAATCAGTATCAAGAAGCTCATCAATAGTATTTGCTGACATAATACCTCTAATGTTTATCCTTTCTAGTATAGGTATTTGTTCTATTAGATCTATTACGGTGTCTGTCTCTTCAGTAGGTACAGTATTATTAGCACATATGTTACCCCCTGAAAATATGTTAAATATATTAGGGTATATTCTACTTGCTTGTGAGCATGATCTACTAATTCTACTTATATTATAGCTATGGCTATCTCTTAAATCACCAACAGAAACCATAAATTGCAATAACTCATGTGCTGATGCCATTATTTTTTCTGCTTCTTCCTTAGTACAACTTGCCTTTATTAATGTATTAGCTATGTGTGCTTTGTTAACACGAGGGCTAATTGTAACAGTTACATGCTTATGACTACTAATGATATGCTTCTTAAATGTTACTTTATATCCCATCGCAGAAAACAATAATGCAACAAATTCTTTATAACTTTCCTTTTTAATAGGATGAGGCGGACCAGTACTCTCTATTTTTAGTCCCGCATATGCCATTAATACCTCCTTTAACGCTATATCTGGAGATTTATTAGCCATTAGTCTTAAATATTGAAAGAATCTCATGAATCCAGCTTCGTCTAAACCAATATGATTTATGTTACATGTACTGCGTTTTGGAAAATCCTTGTAAGACATAGAATTAATATTTTGTAGGATGTCTGATAGTATCTGAGGTACTGTTTTTCCAGCTATTGTACGTACCAATAAACATACTCGTGTTGGTACATATCCTGATGTCAAAATGTTATTAAGTAAAGAACAATATGTAACTCCATTATGTTCGTATAATCCAAATATATAACATGTAGCACCTATAAATAACATCTCAGAAATCGTCATATTCTTATACTCAGTATATGGTATACCATCCCAAAACAAAGATGGTTTAGTAGCGATTAGTTTATGTACACCTGTCTTTTCACTTCGGGATATCATATTTAGTAATGTGATATAATATGTAGGCAAACCAGATATATCTATAAATTCAACACCTGGAATAGTAATAATATTTGTGATAACTTGACCAGTAGATAATCTAACACGCATATTAAAATTATTAGCTATATGAACTCCTGGAGCATGTATCTTGAATGTTGTAATGTGTCTTTGAAAATGAAGGGATGCTACAAAGTTAAGTATATCTTGGGTACCTATAATAACGCTATTACCGTTATATGTGAGATCACGTAACATGTATCTAGTATTAAAGTATTGAAAAAACATTATTAGGTATCTGTATGGCATGGTAGCTAAGTCAGTATTCACAACTGGATTTTGATTTATTGTAATATTGTAGTCTTGAGATATTTTTTCTATGCCGTAATCACGATCAAATGCTAGTCGCGATGCAGGAGATAATAGTGCTCTGATCTCTAATAAGTTATGTACATCCTTTGCTAACATAACACCATCAACTAATCTAGCTCTAAAACCTGTGTCTGTTCCTATAACATCTGAATATAATAAATTTAGAAGGTATGTATTACTAAACGATAGATTTGGCATCGGGATTGGTGACATTATTGGTATTGAATTTAATGATTCTACGTACCCTCCAACTATTCTAGCATGTCCCTCACAACTTGTAACCCTAATTTTTATAAGATCCTTTGTAAATACTGGTAGATCATTATAAGTATGTGTATCTATGATAGGGTTGGATCGTTCACTTAAAGTAACAGGAACTTGTGTTTTCTCTATTATGCCAGGTTTTACAGTTGCACTAAATAAAGACTGTGATGATGTGTAATCTAATAGGTATGAGATACCAATCTTTTGTACTGACATATCATACTCTATTGGATCTACCAATGTTTCAAGACTTTGTGAAAAGAGTACATCAAATGGATGAATATACGTATGCTTGTATCTCTCATCTATGGTATGATCTAAACATAGTGTTGGTAACACTGTGGATATTACTTTATACATATATTCTACATCTTCAAGTTGGTCAAGAGTAATGATGTTGTTTAAAGACATCATTTATTTAGTATTAAATGACGACAGTCCCTGTAACTGATATACCAAGTGAGTATATAGCAACAACGTTTTCAGAGGATAATTATCCTTCTAATAAAAATTATGAATTAACTGCTGGTCAATTGTCTATTATGCGTACAGTACATGATACATTGCTAAAGGGTAGAATACGATCAGAGTCTGTATCATCAGATGATGATGCTAGTCCCACACCATGTTCAGACATGGAAGAAGAGAATGATAATATTATTGCGCCGCCAAATAATTCTATGGCAATAACTATACCCTCTACGTCAACAATTGCCAAAACAATGCCAAAACCTATTACGACTCAACAAGAGACGGCAATAAGATCTATTAATATACTAAAGCCAGTTTCTAGTAGTAATGAACAATATATATTTGCATCAGAACAAAAGAGGTTTAACATCACTACTGTTTCGGAATTAGATACGGTCATAGAAAATGAACCCGTTGATAGATTTTCACACATACAGTCAATACATCATACGACTCCTTCATTAGGATCTGTATTTGATGATAATAAGCGTGTTAAGCTATTAGAACAGGAAGTTAAACAACTACGTAAACAACAATCAGGTTCTCCATCAAATTTAGAAAATTTTACAAAAATACTGTTCGGCAAAACACCACTGAAAGCTACTGAAGTAAATAAGCGTATGGTGATAGTAAATTATGCCAATCTTAATGATGTAACTCTAAATATAGAGGATTTGAATGATTGTTCCGATGAAGAAATAGAGCGCATGTTTAAAACTATAAAGCAGTATAATGAAGTTAGAAAACGTAAGATAATCGTCACAAATATGATAATAATAAGTATCACTATATTTGAACAGATACTTGTTAGGTTAGGATTCGAAGATATCAAGGGATTAAGTTCTGATGTTACTAGTGAAATAATAGATATTGAAATAGGTGATGATTGTGAAGTTATCGCAAATAAGATAGGATTTGGAAGTAATCCCGTATTTAATATAATGCTTTTTATAGTAAAGTTATTTGTAAAGAAAATGAAAATCATTTAACACATTCCTGCATCTGTACAATCATCTACATTATCTTGATTATGCATTGCAATAGTCTGCCTCCGTTTGTGTTTGATAGATGTATTTTTATTCCGTCTCCCTGCGTTTACAGTATCTATACCTAACAAGTCATGGTCTAATTCACCAACTGTACCCTTAACCTCCAGTTTTCCATCTTTGACAGTCCCAAACACTATTTTGCCACCGTTTGTAACAGCTTGCATCATTGTATTATCAGAATCTATAGCTCTACGCTGCCTTCTAGGTGCTCCCATTTTTGTATTTCTACCTTTAGTTCTAGATGCATTACGTTTCGATATTGATGCATCATATGTATTACTACCACCTACGATTGTATCTGCATTATTTACTGTATCTGTTGAATCTGTAACTGATAATTGCTGTACGGATTGTATACCAGATTGGTCCCCACCGATATGTGCAAGCAACGAAGTAAGCTGAGGCGCTAGTTTTTTAAGAGTAACTATATAGTCCTCATAGCTGCTTCTAGCTGTCTTGTCTGCCATTTAAGGGATGAAAGTTATTAATTACTTTTGTTCAACTATTGTTTGATTTTGCGTCACGAGATTTGCAATAGCCTTTACTTGATCATTAGTTAGTTTGTCATTAAATTGTTCTTTATGTATGTTACTTGGAATTATTTTCGGTTTTTCTTCAATCATAGATCTTTTATATATACAGTATATTATGTATACAACGATAATGATGCATATAACTGTAACCAAAAAATCAGCTGTCCCCATTTAGTTTACATTAAGTTCGATATCACTCACGTTACGCATATGCCCTCCTTGCACAACTCCCACGGGTGACGAACATAGTCGACCATATCCCACAAACATTGTTAATCCAACTAATACAACGCATGCCAATACAAAGCTTGTAATCGATAGTGCACGCCACAGGTAATTATCTGTCTTTGTTTTTGAAAATTCAATAAATGCAAATACGCTAGCTAATCCTAATAATGCAACACCAGCAAACAAGGTACCAGAGTAATATGTCCTTATTGTTTGAATAATGTCCATTTAACTTGCGTAAAAAATTTATATCATCGAATGTATAAAATGGAACATAAACCAGATAAATACAACTGTTTGTATTGTGAATACTATGTCTAATTTTGTTTGTGAGTTCAATAAAATATTAAATATAACAGTAACAAAAAAAATACCAAGAATTATCGAAGGTTCATAATTTGTTATCATTTATATACAAGGGTAACATCCAAGTTGTTTATCAAATAATATATAGATATCTCCCATCCAAGATTTAGAACGTAAATACACACATGTTTTTATCAATTGTGTAGATGTAGGGTTTATCAAGACTACTGTTGATAATTTTGCTACGTCAAAATTATCATCATAAAAATATACATTTTTGTTTGTTTCGGTAATCGTATTACCATTTCTAAAAAATAATCTCAATGGCCATGGTGTACCTTTTTTATGAATGATTATAGTGTTATCATCTACTAACATTTATAATATTTGTTTTAATTCTACTATGTGAATATATACATATAAAGTAAATAATTATAGAAACAAATAACATCGTTAATGGTATAGAAAATAGTATATGTGGAATGTTTGATTTATTAATTGTATTGTTTATTCCTGGGTCTTTATCTCCCATAACAGGAATACCTCTAGAACAATCTGATACTATATCGACCGTTGATTTACTCATAGATAACGAATCAATGCTAACGGTACAACCCACATACTTACATCGTGTACGCTGAACATCTTGATTAAATAGTAACCATTTTCTATCTCTTGTAATGTCTGTGCATTCATGTCTCCAACACACACGAGGTCCTAAGAATCTATTACTTTTATCAACTATATCAAATATAGGAGGTCTAACACACCAGCAATTCATATTACCTGTATGAGTTTTACAGTACTGCAATATAGAATTATCTCCAAATGCAAAGTTATCGGGACGTACAATGGAAATAAACTCTGAACAGTACCTTGAATCTAAGTTACTAGCACATATTTTGGAATATGTACTCATAGCAACCTTTCCTTTATTTCTTAGCCATTGTAGGCAATTTGTATTGTAAGGATACATATTGCAGAACGTTGCCATAACGCCATCACAGTCATTCGTAGTATACTCATTAGAAAGTCTCTTCGGACAATCCTTCGTTGGATTTGTACAGCACCTCTTGAATATGTTATCAGTAGCTTGTACATCATCCCTTACAAATTTACATTTGTATCCGTTACGTATGTATGGCTTCGCTAACGACGGTATTGGATCTGTGTAATTTATAACCGATCCTGGTCTAAAAGAAAATGAGATGCATGGATCTCCCTTTACATGTACAAATTTTTTAGCTACATCCGTGCTCAAATATGATGCACAATATCCAGGATCCATGTTATCTAATAAACAAAATCGTGGATTTATTTCCAATACACTTGAATCTGTGAATGTTTCACTTTCCTCAGAGAACGGAATATCATATGATGTAAAGGGATTAACTAGATCAATTATCATATCGTATTCTCCAGGCTTAAACGTATGTGATATATATATATCAGATATTACTTGTCCCATTTATTAACCATGACCTATGTTCTACGTATCTGAGAAACTAGCACTAAATGTATGTTTACGATCCTTCTTTGTCATTGGACATGTACTACCAGGTACGGGAAATGATGAATATGATAGCCTAAAGGTGTACATAACAAATAGAACAGCCAATACAATGTATGAAACTACAGTAACGTGATAAGAACATGTTACGTGAGTTAGAATTATTGCCAATATGGACATAATAGCGCAGATAATTGCCAATCCTAGAGTTTTGGTTAGTGTAGGATAGATTATCTGCATAGACAGACAGTATCCGATTACTAAGCATGGTAATGGGAGGACAATGGCTGATAGACCTATTAGGAATATTCCTATAAGAGGAGTAGATGTTATGGCTAATACAAACATAATAATACCAAGTAATACCCTGATATCTTCATATTGTAATATATTATACGGTGCTAGAGGTGAAATTATCTTTCCATCAATAATGGAAGAAGGATCATCACGAGGTAAAAACGACTGCTGTTCATCCTCAGTAAAGAGTTCGTCATCCAAAACCCCTGCTCCACCTTCGAATTCACCATATGGATTATAATAACTAAAATAACCCATTTATATATAAAAAAATGTTTGGTTATATAAGTATGACCTATAAACTTTACACTTACATAAAAAAATTAGCAGGTTATCAACCTGTTAATTTGTTCACATCATCTGGAGAATTCGTAGAGGTATTTCCGAACTCTACATTTAAATTCTTGGTACCTGCTGGATTATTCTCTTCATCTGATGTAGCATTACGTGATTTGAACTATCCAAAACCAACCAATGATATGCGTAATCTGAAGGATGTAGTTCTCCCATCATTATATGCACAACAAAAAATTGTGATAGACAAGGTTTCAGAAGCAGTAGCAAAAAAGAAATCTGAAAATAGACCAATATATATTACATTGCATTTAGCGTGTGGTTTTGGAAAGACAGTAACTGCATGTTATATCATTGCAAAGGAAAAAGTAAAGACTGTAATATGTGTACCAAACAAGATGTTAATACCTCAGTGGAAATCTGCTATAGAAGCAATGAACATTAGTTTTATAATATCCATAAACGGTGTTAAAAGTTTATTACAAGAATTACGATATCAAGATGCGAATATATTAGTTGTAGTTAGTCGCCATTTTGTTAATGATGAATTCTGTAAACTAGTATATAAAAAATATGATATGTTAATATTGGATGAATCTCATTTGTATAATCTGATGAATAATTCATCAATGACTAGATATCTAGCAATGTATCCACCGCCAATATGTTATTTTTTAACAGCAACACCAAGAGCAGCTAATAGGATATATTGTAATGATATAATAACCGTTGAAAAGAAATCAGTATTAAAAAAAACAATAAAAGTAATAGATAATTTTTTAGAATCTTACACAACTACCAAAATACGTATGTTGTCAAGAAGATTAGATTCACCTGCTAACAAATATCATATATACACAGAAAAGATATTATACGAAGATATTCATAGAAATGAATTAATCGTTAATACGATATCTGATGATTTTGAAACAAACAAAATAAATAGAGTAATGGTAATTGTAAAACTCCGTGTTCATATGTTAATGTTATATAATGAATTGTATTCTAAGTTTGGAGAATATGTTATATTAGGAGATTCAAGAGATAAACAAATACCTAATACCGTACGTGAATTAAGATACAAAAATAAGTTTATCTTTGTATCCACATTAAATTACTCTGGAACAGGGCTAGATTTACCAAGTTTAGATACATTAGTCGTGGTATCTATAATAATGAATAGCATGTATATAGAGCAATTACTAGGAAGAGTATGTAGGGAAACAGATGATATACACAGAAAAGTTTATGTATTTCCATCTACATCAATACTTTGTATTCGTTCTATCATAGGTATGTTCACGCAACGTCTAATTACACTAGCAACACAGAGTTTGGGATTTAGTATGGAATCACAATCCCAAACAGCAAAGGAGGAAAAAACTCTTAATTTAACCTTTAATTATAAAATGCGCTGAGTGGACGTAGTTCAGATCCACATGCAGAACATGATAATACGCTTCCAGAACCAGCTAGTCGCAATGTATCTAGAGAAATATTTGTGATATCAGATACACGTACAAGTTTTGAATGACACGTTGAACATGTAGGGCAATCATCATCCTTTATTGTAATCTTGGGTTTTCTCTTCTTTCGTTTATTACCACTAGATATTGGAGATTTTTCTAAAGAATTTTTTTGCATTTATGTAGCAAAAAATAATTCAGCGTAGGCCTTCATACATGTATTTCGCAGAGTTTTTCTAGCAATATCACTATCACATTGTATTATGTTTTTAATATCTGATTTTTTTATTTCTTTGCATGTAAGTGGGGCTTTATTGTCTCCTGTTAATATAGCAGCTGCTACACCTGTTGATGGAGAAAAGGAGTATGTAACCAAGTGGTTATTAACACATAATATACCGTTATTGCCAACTTGTAAGAAATCCAAAAATGCCTTATGTTCCTTTTCCAATTTCATAGAAATTTTTGGTATCATAATATTAAAAATGAGAATAAAATAACATAGAATTAAAAAAAGTACAAACATGACTTCGTTAGCTAATTTAACTAATTTAAAAGAATTATTACGACTAAAAAACTGTCTACATCTAGCAGATAAAAAAGCTATAGAAAAATATAATTACTTGGTTGATATAGCACTTTCAACATATTGGACATTAAATATAGAATATGTAACATCTTCATGTACATCAATAGACCAATATTATACAAGTATAAAGGATGAATTTACATTATCAACAGGACTATATACATTTATACGGTTTCACTTTGGAAACACATACGTTTTTGCTAAGGGTACAATGTTAGATATTAGTACAGGAGAATCACAACCTATTAGTTGTGATCTTCAGAGTCAATGCGAGTATATGTTAAAAATGGATCCGATGTGCATATTGCGATTTTCTGTGTTTTATGAAAGTTGGATTTTGGAGGATGTCATAACTACAATGTACGACATATCATACATGTTAGATGTTGCAAAGAAAAATAACATGCTAGTAACATCTTATATGAGGATTAACGTTACATGTTCTAGACAATTTGATATGTATGATTTTCTTGCTATATCCAAAGTATTATCCGACATGACATTATTAGAGGTTAAGACTAGACACAAAATGTCAACTATATGTTGTGTAAATGATAGTACATATAATTATCGTAATATAATAGACTTTTACAAAACAACACATATGAAAGTACATTCATTTGATATAATAAGAGTGGGTACCAATATATATTTACCAATCTTAAGAACGGTATCTGGAAAGAAAATATTTCCAAGAGATGCATTACACATTGTTAAGTCCAAGGCCATGCCAGGAGTTTATGTAAATGTAGTATACGCTAGAGAAGGAATATTATTATCAGATACAATATACAATTATGACGAATCAAAGGGTGATACACTACGTAGATTATTAAAAACGTTCGGTGATGATATGTTTATAAATGGAAGATATTTATCTAAGATAGAAAATATAAATACATCGCTATTGTCATCAAAGTTATCATTGCCGCAATGTACTACATTAAGTAAATTGTACAAGGTTGCAAGAAATAATAAAGAACTAAAAAAGCTGGTAGCTGAAAAGTCACCAATGGTACTTACAAGAGAGTGTTTATCCTATCCGGAAAATGCAGTGACCTTGTTAGTCAATAATATGCGATTTGAAATAGAGAATGGTAAGATAAAAAGCTATGAATTAGAGAATACAGAGTGTCTTGATGATCCAACAATATCCACTATATACTGCAATTTTGCTCAGTTTGTTGCGGTATTCAATTTACTTTCTTCCATCATAGAAAATGATTAGGAAGAATACTACATATAACAATAAATTAATAGTATCTGCATTTGATATAGGGGTTAAGAATCCTGCTCGTACTGTACTCGAGATACATAATAATAAAGTAAGGATATTGGATATTACAAAATTAGATTGGAGTTCAAACTGGGAACAAACAATAGCTAGGGATATAACAACGTATATATCCGATATAGTACTAGTAGAGCGACAAGCAAGATCATCACCATATATTAAATTTGTATATTTTATTAAAGGACTATTATATAATTTCCCATCTAAGGTATATTGTGTGTCTCCTATAATGAAGGGTAGTACATATAGATATAGGAAACATAGATCTGTAAAACTGTTTTTGTCATGGTTACAGATATTTGGTATATATGATCAAAATATTAGCAAAAAAAAACTAGATGATGTTGCTGATAGCTTCAATATGGCAATGCGATACATACTGACAAAATGAAATATAACTTTCAAGTCAAATAAGATAAACCTATAAGTCAGTAAATATTGATAATAGCAATAAAATATGGAAGAATTGTTTTACTTTTTACATTCAATAGAGAATACGTTTGTAAGAACATTATTTAATTTCCATCTAACAAATTCAGAGAAAATAGGAGATGTTTATGGATCATTACAACAAAAAATATCAGAAACAGACATATTTTCAGATATCGTAAGCGATGAACATCTTATGTTATTAAAAAAAATTGTGTATTGTGACATTAACATAACAAAACATTTAATTAATCATGCAGCATATGATAATTATAAATCCAAGCCAGTCAATAAACGCATAGATAAATTCTTTGATGTCAATACAAAACACGATAATCGCAGTAATAGAACAGCTGATATTTTCTGTAGGGAAAATTCATCATTGGTATCATATATAAAAACTACAAGTAAGAAACATAAAATTGACTACGGAGAGATAAAGAAAACAATAAATAATGCAGCTGGATGCACTCCTGGATATTTCTCTGGCAGGAAAGGGGACGAATATCTCAGTACGCTGGTAAAAGCAGACAAGAAGAACCCATGGATAAAGTCCATATCTAAACATCTGAAAATAGATATATCAAATGATGCCATAATTACAAGAGGAAAAAGCTCTATATTACAAACTATTGAATTCGTATTCGTTAATCGTACATGTGTTAAGATCTTCAAGGATTCTACACTTCATTTTATATTATCTAAGGATAAAACTGAAACCGGATGCATTGGAATAATTAACAAATTGTTCGGTACGTATAGTACATTATTTACGTTGTTTGGCAAAATAACTTCAAACGATGATTTTCTACATTGGGCATCTATATCACAAAATATAACTACTGCAACAACATTTAAAGAAAAAATGATGCTAATTCATGAGAATAATATTTATGGTATTCACAATTTTAAAGTAGGAATGTTCAATTTATCGTACATACAACCTATAGCATACACCGTATTTCCATCAATGTTAACGGATAGCAATAAAATAAAGATATTTAAAGGAAAAAAGCTTAATCTTGTAGCTATACGGTCATTAGAAGAGTGCAAGCAGAGCATAGAGCAAGCACAACAATTATTAGAGATAATGAAGCAAAAAGCACAGCTGTTAGATAGTATAAATGTCAATACTGCTTTAATTGAAACACTGAAGAAAATATTGATATAAAAATAAGAAAAAAACCAAAATAATAATTACAAGTAAAAAATGGATCAGCAACTTGGATATAAGTTTTTATTGCCAGACCCTAAAGTGGGGGTATATTATAGGCCATTACATTTTCAATACGAGTCATATGCTAACTTTATACAATATAGGCTTAAGGAAATTTTGTCTGTTAATAGAACATTATTGTCATTCAAAAATGGCACAGAACAGATAATACTGAATATAGATAATGTATGTGTGAAACCACCAGATTTTTCACCAATAGTTGCAAGTATTAAAGGAAAGAGTTATGATGCATTAGTGACATTTACAGTTAATATACTCAAGCAAGTCATGACTAAGGATAAAATTGTAACAGTGAAGATAAGTAGTTATGAAGGCAATGACTCGCATCTAATAAAGGTTCCAATGTTGATAGGTTATGGAAATAAGAACGCATTAGATACAGAAAAATTTGTAGCACCAAATGTGATAGGTGGTGTATTTCTAAACAAGCAGTCGATAGAAAAGGTGGGTATCAATCTCATAGAGAAAATAACCACATGGCCAAAATTTAAACCCATAAAAGCAAACATGTTTTCATTTTCTTTTTCATCAGTATCACCAACTTATACATTACCAACAAGATATAGACATTACAAGATTACGATGGACATCTCGCAATTAGAAAACTGTTCTATATCGTCAGCAAAAACACTTATAACAGTTAATGTCATACTGCTAGTACAGTACTTAAGTAATGTTACATTGGACTTCATATTAAATAATTTGATGTTTGATATGCCAACAGAAACAACATATTTATCACGTGCATTGGTTGAAAGTACAAAAATCATAACTAATAGTGAAGACTTCAATCTTACTTCCTATATACATGATTTGATAGAATCGGAACGTATAAAACAAAAATCCTCATTAAAACACGAAGAATTTAAATATGAGATGTTTAGTAATTTTTTGCCACATATGCAAAATAGTGCGGATCAACTGAAGGGTCTGTACTTATTATCTTTATTAAGAAAATTTGTATTCTGTGTTTTCTTTACAGAGAGATATCCCGATAGAGATTCCATGGTATGTCATAGAGTACTCACATGTGGTAAATATTTCGAAATATTAGCTAATGATGAACTTGAAACGTATATATCGAACATTAAAACTGATATAATGAATAATCATAAAAATAGGGGTGTATGCGCTGTTAATATACATGTCCTAACGACACCTGGATTTAATCAAGCATTTGCATCACTATTAAGTGGTAAGTTTAAGAAGACAGATGGCAGCTTTAGAACACATCCTCATTATTCATGGTTACAAAATCTATCCATACCACGAAGTATAGGATACTATCCTGATCAGGTACGTATATCGAAGATGTTCTCTGTTCGTAAGTACCATCCTAGTCAATATGCATTCTTTTGTCCATCTGATGTACCAGAACGTGGAACGCATGTTGGTTTAGTCTCACAATTATCAGTATTATCATCGATCACAAATATAAAAACACTTGATTATGTAACATTGGAAAATAAAATACGTGAATATATATTATCATACCCAGTAGATGATATTAGTTACTTTGAAACAGGAATCCCCATCACAATAGAAAATGCATTGGTTGCGTCAATTAATCCATGTATAGCAGAACAGTTTGTAATCGATTTTAGACGTAGAAAGCGATTGGGATATTTTAATAATAGGGAAATTGGCATTACACTAGTTAGAGATAACATCAATGAAATTCGTATAAACATAGGTAGTGGTCGAGTCGTAAGGCCATTCTTGGTGGTAGATGATGGTATTCTAATCATGGACGCTGTTCGTGCAGAATTGGAATCTAAGATAGAATTGATGACATTCTCTGATATTCAATCTGTTTTTCCACATGTTTTAGAGATGATAGATATAGAAGAATTCACATTTAGTAATGTGTGTGAATCTGTACAGATCTTTCGGAAATTACCTGTAGATGAAAAAAAGAGGTATCAGTTTTGTGAATTTCCTGCAGAGTTTCGTGATGGATATGTTGCATCTACATTGGTTGGTATAAATCATAATTCATGTCCTAGAGCTATATTGGGTTGTGCACAGACAAAACAAGCAATTTCCATTTTAAGTTCAGATCTTAGAAATAAATTTGATAATGGAATTCATTTATTATTTCCAGAACATCCGATCGTGATTAGCAAAGCTGTTGAATCATCTAAGATAGCAGCTAATTGTTTTGGACATCATGTTATTATAGCCCTCATGTCGTACAAGGGCATAAATCAAGAGGATGGAATAATAGTTAAGAAGCAATTTGTGGATCGTGGTGGATTGGATATTGTCACTGCAAAGAAACATCAAGCAGAAATACCATTAGAAAACTTTAATAATAGAGAACGAGTTAAGTCTACTGCATATTCAAAATTAGATAAAAATGGATTAGTTAAGTTAAACGCATTTCTAGAAACTGGTGATGCTATAGCAAGGAACATTTCATCTAGAACATTAGAAGATGAATTTGTATCGGATAATCAAATTAGTTTCGATATTGCTGATAGATATACTGATATATATAATTCTCGTGTGGAAAGAGTACATGTAGATTTAACAGATAAAGTAAAGGTTCGTGTACTCACTATGAAGGAAAGAAGGCCTACACTGGGTGATAAATTTACTAGTAGAACGAGTCAAAAAGGAACAATAGCAACAATAGTAGATGAACATGATCTACCATATACAGAGGATGGTCTCCGACCCGATATAATAGTAAATTCAACATCGATATTCTCACGGAAAACAGTTTCGATGTTAATAGAGGTTATTTTGACATCCGCATATGCTGCAAAGCCATATAATAATGATGGAAGGAATAGACCCATATGTTTCCCTAGTAGTAATGAAACAGATATACATACATATGTTGATTTTGCACGAAAATGCCATACACATTTTAATCCTGACATTGATTCAAATACATTGGATAAAAAGATATTTTGTGAACAAACACTATATGATCCTGAAACAAATATGCCATATAAAGCAGACGTATTCATGGGTCCGTTATATTATCTTAGATTACGTCACTTAACAAAAGATAAGGCTACTGTGCGGTGTCGTGGTAAAAAGACAAAACTTATAAGACAAGCAAACGAGGGTAGGAGACGAGGTGGAGGAATAAAATTTGGAGAAATGGAGCGAGATTGCGTAATCGCACATGGTGCAGCAAATACAATACAAGAGATACTCAAGGATTCAGAGGAAGATATACAAGATGTATACGTTTGTGATAACTGCGGTGATATAGCAGCCCATATAGGTACGTCATATTCATGCTTACGCTGCACAAAATTAAATTTATCTACATTATTGGTAAAGGTAGATACTACACATGTATCTAAGGTATTTTTAACACAAATGAACGCCAGGGGGATTAAAATTAAGATGGAGTTCGAGAATAAAGAGCCTGTATTTTATAAACCTCTAGAAAAGATCGATTTGAATCCAAGGACGTCCCTATGGAATAAGGATAAATAAACTAAACAATAACAGGTGGTGATGGAAATCTTATTTGTTCAGACTGTATATCGATAACTATGGATATTGATGAGGGAACTGGAAAGCTAGGTTTAGTATCGTGTTCTGATTCTGGAGTTTGCTCTTCTTCAGTATCGTGTTCTGATTCTGGAGTTTGCTCTTCTTCAGTATCGTGTTCTGATTCTGGAGTTTGTTCTTCTTCAGTATCGTGTTCTGGTTCTGGAGTTGATTTTTCGTTGTATATGTCAATATCATTAATATAACTATAGTCTGGTATTGCTTCCTTCAATGTAATTGGATATTGATGATTATATACACTTGGTGACAATAGCACAGCTTTATTTCTATATGGATCATGTGTGCTTAAACCATCTAAAATAAGAATAGCAAATGTTTCTGTATCATCAAAAATAACATCATTTTTTATTCCTTTAGGATATGTTTCTAACTTAAGTTTCATATATGTATACGTGTTATTTTTAATATCATATTCATTTATAAACGCAATTGCATCTACATGTTTACTCTTTGAGATATTATCAGATGTTGTATATCCTAGTGCATCCATGAATAATTCAGGAAGAGAGATATCGCTGTAGATGCTAACATTATTGTATGTTATAGATACTACATTGTCTTTTGATGTACTTTCACATGTGTTTACTTTCGATAACATATTAAAAAACTCATCATAAAAATCTATATGTGTCCTTTTAGCGGATAATGATAAGATGTCTAAAATATCATCAGCAGATAGTCTAGTAGCTATGATTGCAGGTAGTCCTATGAACATCCTTGAACATTTATGATGTTCATTGATATCGTAAAGCACATTGATATAATCTTTAAGATGCGTGAGTATGTTATCTGAACCCATTGTAATTATATAGGCTATACTGATCGTACAATATAGTATATAAAATCCAACACTAGTGATTTGTACATATAGAGGGGTATCATGATTAACACTGGTAGATAATTTATCTAAGAATCGCTTTATTGTATCATCTTTTACCAATTCATCATGTAATCTTGTAATAAACTCGGTATCGTACAGTTTTCTATAGATGAATTTTATTAGTTTTCGTATTTTACGGTCTATGAATGACGATTCATTCAGAGCATCCTCATGTTTGGATTTAATCATGACAGCGAAATACCTCATGATACTTGCCTCGTCTGAAATATTTGCTTTTCCCATTTAACTACCTTAAATTTAATATTTCAATATGATACCATCCACAAGGGAATATGACGGCCATACTTATAACACATCTTGGGATGTTTCCATAATTCACTATCCTTGATACTGGGAAATGTGTTGTTTATGGAATGCTTGGGTACGGATACACTTGGCTGTCTACATGTATGATGATCTACTTTCTGTGACGTCATGATCATGTATTGTCGCATTGTTTCTATATGTTCCTCTAATTTTTTTGCTGCATTATTTTCTCGATGACACATATCTTTTAGATGTCTTATCAGTGGAATATAGCCAGATATTTTGGCATTTAACAAATCTAATCTACGTATTGCTTCATTGTTACACTTTGGTGGTTCAACAATACAATTATATGAATAGTTACATGGCATGTTATTGCTGCAATTATTGATATTGATGTTGTTATTGTTATAATTTGTAGGAACCATAATGGGTGGACCTATATATATATCATTTATGATATCATCATATTTGTGTGGAGAATCTTCAAATTGGAAGTGTTCTAATGTATCGGGTGTAATCAATAAACTTTTATATCCATACGTATTGGATGAATTATTTGAGCCATTATTAAGTATCTTTACAGAACCACAATCATTATAATAATCTAGTTGATTGTTACATGGTAACGAAACTATTGAACCCTGATCATCTGGACATAAATACGTATATGTATGTCCATTATTGCTATGTTGCGACAAATATAAAATTACAGTATAGTGTCCTATCTTTGTAATATTATCACTGATATGATAACATAATCCATCTAACACAAATTCAGGTACGCTTACCGTAAATGTTGATTTAAAACCTCCGTAGCTGAATGTAACACAATTAGTATGAAAATGATTTGTTATTTTATTATCTACAAGATACTTAATGAAATATAATGGTCCTTTTGACCATGTATCCTTAAACTTATCTCTTGTAAATGGTATTCTAACTTCATGCTGTACTTTTTCTGTATCAACATTATACCACCAATACATAGGTAATCCTAAAACAATATTATTATTTTCGTTTGCATATCCCACTGAACATAATTGCCACAACACATTGACACAAGCTCTCGTCATTAATGAAATGAATTCATCCTTTGAAATTTTCTCATCTTTGTTTTCAAATACCTGAACTTTTTCAATACGTCCATCTTTGGTTGTTTCTGTATCTACTCTCATTATCGCCATGATAAAGTACACAAGAAATTCACCCATTGTTCTTATTTTACCATACGTTTCTATTTCATCATAATGCTTTTTAAAGTATTCGTTGTTAAATGTAACAAAATTAACATAATATGGATTAGTGTGTATATATTTAGGTAATAATAGTGTTAGTGGTGCATGTGGATCAGTAAATGACTCTGAATTAGCTATTGGCGCATATCGTATGAAATCTCTTATTACATTTCTAAATGCCTTCTTTTGAATACGTGTAAACGGTGTTTGCTTATCGATTACAGTATTCCACGAGTCATTCACAATCTTATAGAAATGCAATACGCTTCTCATGCGCTTATCATCTAAACTCCAAAGGGAATGAGGATCTATATCCACCATTTATTGACTTGGTTTTATTGAAATATTGATTTTTATGTAACTATTTAATAGAAAAATTATCTGTATCTACTATACCCTGTTTGGACATCTATTTTTGTTGTTAAATTTAGAATAGATGACCGTAACGTGCTGGCGTGTGTCTCCAGTCTGCGCATTCTATCCTCTGCTTCACTACAGCATCTTATGAGTTCAGTATGTGTGTCTAGCAAGTCATTGACTGTCTTTTCTAACATGGAAATCCTATCCTCTGGAGTCATGCTACTTTCTGTAGAAATATGCGTTCTATTGCCTCCAAAGAAATTGTTATCGTCATCATCAGAATCATTATTTTTATTATCACTTTTTGGATACATATTGGGAATTCCTATATCTTCATCTGCCATTACAAAAATACTATTTAAAGTATAGATTTTAAAAATTTACAATCATCACTACCCTCGTTTGGTGGCAAACACGGATTGAATATGTCCGTGAATATTCTGTTGGTAAACGTATACAGTATACATTCATCTTTTGATGTGAAGTATTTGATTGTATTTCTATCATCCGATAAAAATCCAAATATTGATACAGATAAATATAGCTGATTGCGTTTTTCGCAGCGCCATTTTTGTTTTACATCATATACATTATCATTTGGATCATATACTCGACGATCAGTCCGTGAACCACCTGTCGATTTTGAATATTCTAATGCTGCATTTTCTAGATTGAATTCTTTGATATTATCATAATTTTCATATATAGAATATGATTGTATCAATATTACACAAACAGAGACCGTTGCGATTATAATGCATATTATTGATATTACATCCATTTACACTAGCCTACGAATCATTGCAAATGCATCACGCAATGCGGCAATAAACACATCAGTATCTAGCTGTTGCATATTTATTTTATGAAAGCTTTCCAGTCTAACATTGCCACCAAAAAAGTTAATTATACTCATTGTAATCAAATCTGAGACGTATATCATGCCAGATGCCGTGTTATATGATGAAATGCTATTATTGATATCATCAATATTAGTATCTGTTTTTATTTTGTGGTTATGAATGTCTGACAATAATATAGCTTCTAAAAAATCAATGATAGTCATAAAATGTTGCCTTGTATCTATCCATGGATATGTCTCTATATGAAATGTTAATCTTCCAGCTGGTGCAATCACGATGAAAGGCGAGCACCATATTGGTTCATCCGTGAGTGCGGGCTTTGTATTTTCATATTCTCTATTAAATGTTTCTATATCTAAGAATGTTAGATTGGAAATTAGATTGTCGTTTATATCTGTACCAGAGCTGAAGGCTATGATTTCTATATTTTGTATATTATTGTGTCTAAAATCCTGAAATGAATGTAATAATGTTTCCTTTAGTTGCACGGGCTTATCCACTTTGGTTAATTTGTTGTCTGTTATGATATAGTATGTAAAATCATGCATTGTTATTATGTTTATTGACTGTGATTGTTCAAACTTTAGATGCACGCAAAATGTAGATTGTCGTGTTAGTATGGTATCTGTATATTTATAAAACACCTTTCTAGTTGGCATATGCTCAATTGATGTACGCCATTCTTCATGTATAGAGGTTGTATCATTTTTAAGAACAATAACAACACTCAACGCTGGCCATTTCACGTGATCATGAAATCCATGTCTTATCAGTGTTGCTAGTGAAGGTGGAATGTCAACCATCAATGATATTTCTTTCCGATACATTGCTTTTATTAACCTTAGTTTTTTTTGCTTTTTTATTTAACTCAAAAAGTTTTACATTTATATGGTTAAGTAAATCATGAATCATTGAAGCAGTTAGTCCAAGTTCATTATCATTGCATTGTGCTATACGTTTAAGTAAGTGATTCAATGCTGCTTCATTTATATCATCTTCCATTTAAATATTAATAAACAATCTAAAAAAGATAATTCGACTAGGTTGTAACTATTAATCAGCAATAAACAATATTACAAACATATATCAATGTAATCTATTGCTCATCGTCGCTTATATCTGAGCAATCGGAATAATATCCCTCGTCGGTTCTAGCGATAGTACAGATAGCTCTCGATATAAACAATCCATGAAACCTAGTATATATAATACGAGAATGGATATCAATCAATCTCCTACAGACATTCAGGATGTCCAATACCTCCAAGAACCCCATTTAACTGAGGAAGATATATTAAATACGCTACTATTCTTAGAAAAATCAAGATTTGAAATACCCGATATATTAGATAACTTATATGGTTCAGTTACCATAGATAATAATACATTACACATATACAAGCCACATCAAGCATCAACAAGAAGATTCCTAACTAGCTGTGGTATCTTCCATGATGATGTTATAGTATTAGGAAAAGCAACAATTAAGCTCGAGAAATTATTTCTTTTTTATATGGATTTGGCATATTACGGTGTTACAGAACATGGCACTCTTTATAAATTAGGGAGAAGTTGTAAACATCTATCGTTGAACAATCGTGTATTTATAAAACGATATGATGATATAGAAGCTATATAATTGTAACATTTTCTGTATGTACATTCTTTGTAATATCATGCAATTTATCCTTCATATGTGAAAACTGGCTAAGCAGTATCTTAGGATTTAGCTCTCGAGACAATACCACATCATCTGCCTTATCATAACATATTCGCTGCTCTCCGTTGCAGAATACAGAGTCCTCTATTATGTGTACACGTCTATCGGTGGTTGCTGTACGAATTATGCACATTGCCCTAAGCAATTGTTTTTTGCTTCCCTTAATAGACATAGATCTAAGCATATTTTCAATATCCGATTCAGAAACATTACAACAACATAGGTGTGTTATACTTGCTCTGCCATTAACAGGAACATGCTTATATGTTTGACATAGCAATATAACTGAAATATTTATGTGTCTGCCATAATTTAATAATCCCAATAATGTTTTCGATTTTGTTTGCATATCACCCATATCATCCAGAATTATTAAAAATTTATGTTGTGATGACTTCATCAATGCATATTTTTCAATCTTTGATTTAGTAGTTGATAGTATATATTCTAGTTCCTCGGGGCTCGTAACCTTTTGAATGTGATCCGGCCACACATAGCCATCATATGCTGAATTGTATACAGGTAAAAATAATAATATATGTTTGTAACCCTTAACTAATGTTGAAAATAAAGACAGTAGGTATGCAGTTTTTCCAGAGCCAGATCCACCCACTAGAGCCATTCTAAACGGTGCGGTTAGTAAGCTAGCTCTACAAAATGTTTTTTCTTGAATACGATCCATTATTTACAGTTATCTAAATTACATCAACAAAAATATATAAATATAAGTCTACAAAAGTACAGCGGTAACATAACTGACCATTAATTTTTGATATGGCAACAGAATTGATAACAAATACTGGAGACGAGGAGCTATCGTTTATAAGCTCAAATGCAACAAAGATAAAATCAAAAAAATTTATGTCTACACTTACATTACTTCTTAGATTAGGATTAATTACATGTTTGATCATATTGATGGTATTAGTTGGTTATCTAGCTATAGAATTATCTGAATGTAAAAAAACATCAGAAGTATGTTTGAGTGCACTACGTATTCCATTGGATGCTTCGGCTAATTACCCTACACCCTCATATACACCACATACGATAACAAACCATAACACTGATAATATTACATCTACCAGTAAGCAATGCCACGGGATACAACTTGCAAATGGATGCTATACACTACATGCTACTCCAACCACACTACAAAATGCAATCACACTTTGTAATAATAACAATGGAACGTTACCAGACAAAGATACATGTAATAAGAATAAGTGGATCTCTCCATACTTAGATGGGACATGGAGTAATGATGGTGAAGTTTTCAGTTCAGATTGTAGTACTATAAAACTTGTCACATTATATGGTAATAATATAGCTACAATACAAATGAAAAGATACTTTTGTGTGATAAAGAACTAAGTTTTTCTTCAAATAAAATTAGCGCTTGGGTTATTCTTTTATGCATATAAATGGTTGCTCTATCATTTAATCGCCAAAGCAAACAGAGACTTAAAAAGTGCGTTAATCCAGTTGCGGCATGCGTTACACTAGTCTCTGTGTTATCAAGTGTGGGTGCCATAATCAAATACACTGATTTATTAATTAAGGAAGCATGTGATCAGCATTGGGTATCAGTTGATGGGTTATGTTATTATAACACATATATGGATGGCAATAATACGGATGCTAGAGATATATGCAAAAAATATAATGCTGATATATTCACGTTGCTATCTAAACATTATGCATATGCATTATATATGCTCAATCTAGGTTCAGAAACAGTATGGATAGATACATATAAAATATCTACAGCAGTAGATGCAGATAACATACTTCAAGTTATAAAAACAGCTACAACAGATAAAACAGATAAAACCAATATTAATGATTGTGCCACAATAAAGAATATTGCTGTAAGCTCATACCCATGTAATAGTACCGCTAAAATCGTCTGCATAAAATCGTTTTCTTAACAAAAATGAACAAACAGTACGTCATCTCAATTGCATGTCGCTATGAATACTGCAGGAAATATATTAACATCATTAGGACAAATATGCTGGCATGGCAATGTTTGTTCTCAAAGAATGTGTCATGACTTAAACATAAAGGAAATACGTTACATGATTGGGGATTATTTTTATACCCCATTAGATATTGTACCTATTACGCCGCACGAACTTAAATCTCTCGCGAATTGCTATATTTCAGCACATGGATATTTGATGCATTGTAGTGATTTTTCACGTACTGAGTTACCAATTACAATAATTCACAAAGCATATAAGACAACCAATTCGATAATAGTTTGTTGTGATAATTATAATAAATTAAACATATCAGGGCGTTGTGGGAAATTTCAAGTGTTGGATTTCAAAACCATAGTGCGTGATTTACAAATTGATGTTTTAGAAGTATATGATAATGCTAATTACAATATATTATTATCACCATCTAAGGATTATTTAAATGATCTCGTTTCAAAATGCAGTATTTGTCTCGCATCTGAAAGTTGGATAATCGTCAGCACGAATGCATGATTTTATAGATCATCTAGATACCATGAATTTATTTTTTATCATGTATAAAAAACAATATAAATTGAACATTAAATGCACTAAACTACAGCCAGTACAATGACTTCAGTCGTATTTGCATTTGTAACAGTTGGTGTAACAGCATGTTTGGTATCTATATATATATCAATAATGATACGTTCATACATAAAATGGCTACATAATTACATGTGTGTAAAAGAACCCAAAAATACATCAAACATGCCGATTCAACTAAATACATATAACTTGCAAGTAGATTATTCTCCTCCTATGGTTAGAGATCATCTACATAGTGGAAGTAGTGACAGCACTGAATGGGATAGTGACAGCGAAAGTGAATATGGTGCAATATATGCAAACTCTACAAGACTATCTGGAAGAAAAATTACGAGTGGAGGCAAAATAATCAGTATTTCGCCACATTGTGCACCCATGATCACTCAAGAAGATGAGTGTATGGATGTAAGTACAGATATAGATGCAATAGAAAGCGATCAACAAATAATCGATACAGCATTTGATTTTGTTGATAAGTTAACAGAAAATGATGTCGAAGGATATGTATATGAAAATGTGTATGGAACTACAAAATTAAACGAAATGACGCAAAGCTTACACGGAATTCCCACACTTCATATGCAAAACACAAATTACAAGGACGTTATAAATGAATTGCATCGTGAACACAATACAAATGAAGTTGACAATGATTTTTCTGTATATGATATTCCAAGTAATGAATAATGAAGTATTTTTATAAAGTTGAATAATTATGTGCATACTATTAGAACTATAAAAATGCCTCAGTTCAAGGTAGTATCCTATTTTCCATTTGCAGTATTCAAAAAGCATCTAATGATAAATTTTACAAATGGAATACCGATTCCCAATCATAATTATAAATCAGGAAAAACAGGTAAACAATTTGAAATATACAAAGACTGTAGCGGATTGCTATGTGAAATATCCAAACACTTCTTGGGAGGCATTTCATCACTTATCAATAATATAGTTTATCAAAGATTTTATGTAGGTGAGGGTTACCAGATGGATTCTGTTACTAATGATATGACATCAAAGGTTATAATATGTACAAGAGCATCTGCGCCAGAAAATACACTGGTGATAAGATCAACAACCTCATGTGAATCTGCAACGTTGGAGTTATTTGCAGGAATGGTGATAGTATTATCAAATACAGCATATTATGAAGTTTCCACAGTTTCTGGTGGTTCTGTGGTACTTGCAATACTATCGGTTAGTGTTCCTGAATTGGAGGGAAAACATATCATAGATACGTTAAATAATGTAATGTATCTAACTTCTCCACGTATCATGAAACATAAGCTTAATTATATTACTGTATCGTTTAGAAGATTGAAGGATGCTGTAACAAAACAAGTCGTTTGTGAACAATATTGCCTAGATGGACAGTGGTATACTATACTGTACATTACACCAAATCATAAGCGGTGTTTGTCATCATTATGTATTGGTACCACATCACTGGAACCTGTTGTTGGTACAAAAACCTATAATGAAATACATGAGAAAATTTTGCAACTCATACCTCCATATAATATCTGTACCGTAAAGAAATGTGTATATTCTAATAGATATGGTCTTCGTGTAGGTAATGAAGAAATATTATATTGTATGTTTAAATTAGACAACGGATATGTAGAAAAAAATCAATGAAAAATAACCATAACATAGCAATACGCTATATGATACAACAGCGTATGTATTTGTACAGTTGTAATGGCTTGGGTGTTGGTACGCACATTCTTTGCTAATCTTAAACAACGTGTTACAAATTGTATTTCTGTTGAATCTGATGATACTTACCATCAAATACTTATATCTAATTTAATTGATGAGTATGATATCATTACACAAAATATAGATGGGTATTTAAATGACAGTGAGATACCTAATAGATTACATAAGATACTTTCCGATACGCGTAAAAATGTATGTTTTCGTCGACAGCAATTATTGGATCTCTGTAAACGGAAAGGGTCATGTACTGATAAATATGTTGATGATATTGTAAATCAGGATGTAGATGATATATCATCTACATGTAGTAATGACTTAGATGGTGATGAGGTGACAACATACTTTGGTACAAAATTGATGCTCAAAAAGGCTGAATACAGTTCCGATGATAGTTCGAGTACAAGTACAACATCATCAATAGGTTCGATGTTGTTTTATACTGATAGTGACTCTTCTGATGATAACGATGATATATTTGAACATACTCTAAGGAAACAGTTCAAGTCATCAAACAAAGGTGGCGATGGGTCTGTAAAGAGCTTCTCATGGAATTTTTTCTCTGTGTTGAGGGATTAATCTACGTATTAACCAATAATTGAACAATAAATAACATATAAGAGATTAATAATGGCGTTCTCGTGTTTTCGTAGACTTGTTTTTATGTGTAGTAAAGTAGAGACAGATAGCGCATCATCCCTTACAGAGGATGTAATAAATATGAGTAATTGTATTAATCAGGAGGTTTGTTACAGAACTAGACGAGATAACTCACAAAGAAAAAAAACAGATTCTCTTCTTTTGACTAGATCAAAGCTGGCTATACAAATAAAATGACATATCTTAAATTATTTAAGACTTTAGTAGTTTTTTTCATAGTTTTATTGTTACTCTTAAGTCCAGTTATACATTGAATAACATTAATGTAGTTTTAAAACTGTTTATAAAAAATAAACAATACTGATAAAGTTGATGTATTTGTAAATTAAGTACTATAAAACAATACTCAACTAATGATGCTTATAGTATGACTTTCATACACGAAAATGATATACATAATACAGATAAAATATCAGAACAAAGTCAATATGATACAATGGATGTAGTCGAGTACGGTGTTATATTCCCAGAGTTATACAATAAATTAGATACAGACGCTAATGATTCTATAGATGATAATAATAAGCCTGCTGCAAAAGCCAATATACATGAAAACATTGACAATTACAATGAAACAGAAGACGAAAACACTAATGTTAAGTGCAGCGGCATAAAGAAGTTAAATGACAACGAATATATAGTAGCGATAGATATCTGTTCAAATGACGGTACTACAAATCAAACAAGTAGTATAAACGGGCTAGTATTATATTTTGCAGTGACTATTAATGGAAAGAATTAATCCTTGTTAGTTTTTTTAACTCATTTAATAAAATAATATCTAACTATTACCGAAATCGTTGATAACAGCTATCTATTAAGAACACGCTTATGGATAAAAGACCACAACACTATCAAATATAAAATTCTAAAATGCTCACATGTAAGTCCGGATCCTGTTATATCACAACAAGTTATTCTGGAGAATCTGTGGGACAATAAAATTTGCAATAATTGCGAATTTAGCGGCGAATACCCGTGATAAATCATAACAACCTATCAGGTTAGCAGAAAATTCATCATAATCTATACATATCCGTAGATTGCCTAAACTGAAACACTATTCATAAATAACCGTTTATTGCGATAACGCCAATAAATAACACACAATGGAATATGATTTTCCCACAAAGCATATGTCACCCGATGATATCAATACTCTTTTGGACGACGTAAAAGAAATAACAGACTCGATTGCGAACAATACAAGCAGAAACGAATTATTACATCGCATGTACGATATTAAAAAGACGACCCGTAGAACAGATAATAATCAGTCAACGCACTTGTCTACACTGGATATACAGTCAAAAATAGAGCAAACAGCGTGTGCATCTAACAATATCTCCGTTATGCCTTCGATACAAGCAGTGATAACCCAAGATTCAATATCTGCAAATACACCAATACCAATACCAGCTCCTCGCCGTCAACATGCGTCCAAACGTACCCAACAAACGTTACTATCTCCGTGGGAACCTATAACTCGTGTTAGGAGAATAAGAGATAGAAATGACATAGTCGTTATGGGTACTCCTGTTCATTACCTGGAAACATCACCAACGTGTAACAATATAGATGTACAAGGTGCTCATGATGCATATGAACGAGGTGTTCCAAAGCTGCTATGTGAAAAGGAGGGAAGAATTCACGCAAATAATATATCATTTGTCCCGTGCAAGTTCTTGCTCAGATGTAGCTTCGATGCCAATGAATATAACAGCGTTAAGTCTGTTAGACGGGTTGCTGCACAATGCGGATTATCTGATGTAAGTGTAGAGTACGAGGAATGTGGAGGCAATAGCAATTCCCTATTTGGACAGGGACGTGTGCATGTCGAAGTCAGAGCTACGGGTACTAGTTGGGTTTTGCCATTCTTACAGACACTTGAAGTAACGTTATCAGATGATGCTGTAGATGATAGAGCACCAGGACAGTTTAAGATGGTATACACGTGTGACTAAATATCTTATTTAGTCACACGGCATCTTTACGATGTATATTGTTATGCGTGGTATACTAACTTAAGTGATATTTTAAGTCTCAATATATCAGCGTATCTATGTCTCTAGTAGATAAAAATTGATTTTTTACCCTAACTATAAGTAGTGGTTGTTTACATTATTATCCATAACAATGGATAAGGAATGTGACAAATCAGTTTGGACAGTAACCATTCATTCTCATGATGGTGATATTGTTGGTGTGAAAAAGTACGGCAGAAAAGACACCGGTAAAAAATAATAGTTTTTTTTAAAGAGCAGATATTATGAAAAAAATCTGAAATATTATTCTTAATCTTTTTGTAGATTGTTTAGATATTTGCAAGTAACCTTGTTGCTGTGATGGATATAGCCGGCGACTGGGCTAAGGATGTCGAGAACGCTGATAACTCTGGATATGATTCAGGCAGCAACAGTAAAGAATCATGTTCGGAAAAAGAACCAGACAGCGTTGAAGAACGAGAACATATCACCGACGAAGCAAGCAGAGAATTACAACCAGATGTATCATCGAGCACCTCTAAGGACGATGGATATGAACTCTCTAGAGTACATAAAGAGATGCTAGAGACAGACAATGTATCATCATCAGACGATGTACGTAAACATAACAATATAAAACAAAATAGATATAGATCATCAAGATCTGATCTTTTACAGACATATAAATCACCAAGATTTAATAGTCCATTTCTGTCTGCTCTAGATGCTAGGTGCAGAGTTTACGTGAATCCTGGATCACGTAATATAACTGTTATGGGAATGCCTATTCATGTTGCAGAATTAGATACATGCTTTGGAAATAACTGTAACAATGCGGCACCAGATGCGTACTATCATACGGAATTGCCAAGGATTGATTGCGTACAAGAGGGATTTATATCTGCAAATAGTATTCGTTTTGAGCCATGTATGTTCATATTGCGCGGCAGTTTTACGTATTGGATAAAGCATGGATATCTGTGTGTGCAATCAGCCGCTGCCAAATTTGGCCTAACAAATGTGACAATATCCCATACTCAAAACATCAATCAACGAAAGTTACAAAATGGCAGTGGTACCATACATTTCGCTATACGCGCTAGTGGAACAGGGTGGGCTCTACAATTCTTGCAACACTTGGAGCTCTTGTTGATGCATTCAGATCCCCATCCAGTAAATCCCGGACAGTTTAAGATGACTTTTCCTGGAATCAGTATGAAATAGGCGTGTCTGTATGACGCTGTTTTTATGACGTGAATTACTCAAATTCACTGTTATATAGATGTTGGAATTACTAGTTTTTTTTCTCTATAAATATACTTGTAAAATATGTATTGTGATTAAATTAAA